GTGAAGTAGTGGTTGTTGATAACTGGAAAATTGGTCCATTGGATTATATTCAGGATGAAGAACCGTTTGCAGTTACAGGAACACCTGAAGCTCCGCATTTTGACTTTGATCGTTTGTCTAAAGAGATTAATACTATGTTTCAGAGTAAGCTTGATAAAGCTAAGGCTGATCATACCACTCTGACTACGGGCTACAATACGCAGCTTAAAGCAATACTTGAATCTTATAAAGGACAAGTTGCTTCGATTTTTCCAGAAATCAAAAATGCTTTAATAGCAGAGATCCAACGTGGGCATACAACGATTGTAATGCCGGATCAAAGGGAAGTTAGTATCCAAGAAATGGATCATCCCAAAATGGCTGATGTTGTTCAATCTTTACAATTGAATCATAAAGCTATGTTAGTAGGACCAGCTGGAACTGGTAAGACCTACATGGTTGCAGAAATTGCAGACCGTTTGAATTTACCTTTTTATAAATACTCTTGTTCAAGAGACTCTTCTGTTCATGATTTGCTTGGTTATAAACAACCACAATCAGAAACTTATTTGGAAACTGTCTTTTTGAAAGCTTATGAAGGTGGTGGTATCTTCTTAGTGGATGAATATGATGCTATGTCTGGTGATATGGCCCTGTTCTTTAATGGTGTAGCAGATAACTCTAAGTTTATCTCTATTCCTCATAGGGATGATAAGCCCATTGCTAAAAAGCATAAAGATTTTTATTTGATTATGTGTGGTAACACTTGGGGTAAAGGATCTGTAGAGTATTCTGGTAGAGACTTTCAAGATATGGCCTTGATGGATAGATTTAGATTCTGCCGTCATTTTATTGGCTATCACACAATCTTTGAAAAGCATGTCATGGCTAATAACTATGAATTTGCCATGTCATTAAGAGGAAGACTTGAGAAGTTTGGCAGTTACTTATCAACTAGAAATGTTGAGGATATTTCAAACTTAATCAGATGTCGTCAGACACGTGATCAGATTGTTGAAATGATTGCTCAAGATTTATTAAAGTCTGATCAACAGAGTTTGATGGGTGAAATGAGAGATTATACGATTAAGTATGAAACTGTAGGTTCTACAACTAATTTTGATACTCATGGCAGAACAACATCAGGACAAAAAAGAGCCACTCTTTAAGTACAAAACATTACCGAGTGGCTCAAGGTTCTTGAGGTTTTCTAGTCTAGAAGATATTTTCTATTATGATGATCGTGCAGTTAATCCACATGGATTGGGTATGGGATATGATGATTATCGAGAAGGAGCTATGCAGTATTTTCAAGAAAGATTAATCTTAACGCCAACAAAAATGGCGATAATTGAAAGAGCACAAAAGGAAGTGTCCATGGATCCAGAGTTTCTAGAATTAGTTTATAAAGGAAAGTCTCTTAAAAGACAATTCGAATTAAATCGATTCGTAGGAAATCTATCGATCCCGCATTACGCAATGCAAAATGAAAAGATATTCAAGAAAAGTGAACCTGGTGCTAAGAAGCAAACGCTTAATATGGCATTTCAGGTAGGAACTTTTGTTGGAGGAAACTATACAGAGTCTTTTGTTCGAATACTTAAGACTATTATGATGTGTCAGGCTATGAACATTAGTGTTAATATTGATATGTTTGATTCAGATACAAGGGCCATTAATAATGGAGCTTGTTATGTTGTAGCAAATGTTGCTCAATCTTGTGAGAAATTAAACATGAAAGCGGTGTTAGCAGCATCGCATTCAGAATTCTTTAGGATCACTCTTTTTAATGGCTATTCAGCCTCTGGTTGCCAGAAATCTATTGGAACATTTTTAGACCAAGATCGGATTATAAAGGATTTAGCTCCTATGTATGATGTCATTGGAGGTAATATGTTACCTAATTCTAGTGCTCAGGGTAATGACATGGTTGCAAAAATATTAAAAATTGGATTAAGGAGATGAGTATGATGGAAGAAGCCTCAGGGTTAAATGAATATGAGTATGTTTCTTTTGAAGAAATTGCTACAGTTCACTCTACGATAAATACGGAATGCACTCATGCTGAATTCATGGAAGAACATCCAGAAGCAGCTGAAAATCTTTTTCCAGTAATAGCTGAGGCGGAGAGCGTTGAAGTTGAAACTATTACTGATGATGAAGAAGACTGCGGCGAAGTGGATCCCACTGAAGCAGTATGGGATGTAATTATTGATAAAACCTACTTCGAACCTCAAAAGGGTGGAGGCAATGGTCAAGGAAGTTCTGATGATAGTGGCGACGGAGATTCTGATGGCTCAGCAGACTCAGATAATGAGGATATTGATTTAGATCCTGATGGACTAGATCCTGCCGAAGGTGGGAAGAATAGTACAGCGGGGGATAGAGAAGTAAAAGCTGTTGATTCTGAAAGAATTAATGTTGAAACAAAGAATCGGAATTGGTTCCTGTAACGAACTGCAGAAGTTATAAATTAAACTGCAGAGTTAAGAGTCTTTACTGGATTCGTCTAGTAAGTGGGTTAAACACCTGGATGTATGCTAACTCAGAGGTTCATACACGTCTAAATGCCAGAACAATTTCCTTATTGCTGGCTACGTTTGCATGGGTCAGGACACCGCATCGGCTGTTGACGGTTGTTGCTAGAGCTCTTTTCGTGATTGTTGGTCTTGCATTGCGCGAGTTGCCCAGCCTTCGACGAATATCTCATTCCCGGCAGTGATGTGTGTAGAAAAGCATCCGTTGGCTACGTTAGTAAATGTGGCAACCGAGAAATGGTGTAGATCTCTCGTTAAAACTTATCTCTTGTCTAGCTCTAACATTGATGAGCTCGTGCACAATGTGAAGTGTCCTTGTTTTCCACGTATTGTACGTCGGAGGTTTCGGGGTGGACAAATGAAACCTATTTTTTTTTAAATTATAACCTTATAATATGGGAAAGACAGAAGTCAGCCATAAAATGGATCCTATGGTCCTTGTTGATGCTGTATTAGATAATCAAGATAAGTCTGACTTTGAGATTATTCATGCAGTAGAAAGTTCTATTTCGCACCAATTTCCTTATAATCATGAAGCTGATAGTGTAGACGAAGCTTGCAATCGTATACCTGGTGGTGATGAGAGGGATAGTACATACATGGAAAAAGAGTATGATACACTGTCTGAAGAAATTGAAGCTTTAGAGTCAACGTTTACAAAGAGAGAGATGGCTATTATGTTAGGCCACTGTAAAAGAAAACTTGTTCGTATTAAACGAGCTGAGGAGAGCCTTGCCGAATTGATTGGATAACCTTAATAAAAACACAAATGCCGAATATTGGACCATTGATGATGCTCTTAGCAGCATCTCTTAGTAAAGAAGATATCTTAGACAAATTACGTGAAGACTTAGCAAAGTATGACGCATTGCCTACAGGAAAAGCAAAAGAAGAAGCATATGACTCCGTGGAAATGGATTGTGTGATTCTCATGACAAAGCGTGTAGCTCCTGATGCAGTAGCTGCAGCTAAAGTTGGGAAAGAAATGGATGAATTGGAAGCATTAAGAAGTGTTTCTCAATACAACAGCAATAACAACAACAACAAAAATTAATCATTAATTTTTATAAAGATGTTTGACAGCAAAAAAACAACGTTGTATCCACAACGTTCTGCATCTGCGCAGACTACTGCGAAATCGACGATGAAAACCACAAATCCTTTCTTAAGAGGAGGTCTTCATCAATCTGCAAAAACAACTGCTCTGGGTAACGGAGCTGTTAAGTTAACAACTACTGGCTCTAATTTTGTTGATCAATTTGGCAAAGTTAGTAATTATAAACAGCCCAGATCTTATGCTGACATTTGTGTTGACATGAGTACTCTCTGGGCACAAGACAAAAATCTGGCTTTAAGATTCACTTATTACCTACGTATGATCACTCGGACAATTCAGTTGGAAGATGGATCGAAGACCTCAACCACTCAACGTGGCCAAGGCTTAAAGCACGAAGGAATATACAGAATGATTTGGTTAGCTATCAACGCACCAGATACTTTCTGGAAGAATGTCAGCTTATTCATATCTGTCGGCTCATGGAAAGACATCATTCAAATGCTGTCTTTTGATTTGCAGCATCACGGCTGGAACGGCCGGGTGTTAGATTGGAACAAATTTGGTCAGTTAATTCTGGCTGGTTTAGAGAATCCAAGCACTTGTGAATTGGTAAAGAAGTTTCTTCCTCAAATTAAGGCAGGCTCAGCTTGTCATACTGTTGAAGCGGAAGCTGATTCAGCTATTGCAAAATGGGTATGTTCTTTACTTTATGGTGTAAAGGAAGATGAAACAGGTACTACGTACAAAAAGTACCGGAAACTTAAATCTTCAGGAACAGCACACAGTTGGCAGCAATTGATCTCGCAAGGAAACTTTCTTGCAATTGATTTCAATTCGGTACATGGACGCGCTCTTTCTCAAATGGTTTCCGGGAAATTCCTCAAGAATCATGAACTTGAGGCAAAGTATGAAGAATTCATTGCGGCTAAACCAGTGTTGAAATTCACTGGTTATCCCTATGAACTGTTTGCTCCACTTGGTGATTTAGCACGTACCAACGTGCCTAGCGCCAGGTATCAAGTTGATACAATCAACAAGCAATTCATGCAGCTTGTTGAAGTTGGAAAGAAAGGTCTGAAACCTGGTGAAAATGGCTTTATTGGCGTAATCGATACATCCGGTTCGATGCAGTCAAAGGCAATTGGCGCAAAAGCTTCGGCTTATGTATGTGCCAAGTCTATGGCGTTGTACTTTTCTTATCTCTTAGAAGGTAAATTCAGTAAAGCTTATCTTGAGTTTTCTGGAGAAACCGTCTTAAAGGTGTGGGAAGGCAACACTCCATTGGAACAGTATGCTAACGCAAACCGTTCCTTTAATGGAAACACTAACTTTCTTTCCGTAGCTAAACACTTCGGTGACATTCTCAAGGAAGGCGTAGCTGAATCAGAATTTCCTACTGGCATCCTTTGTATGACAGATGGTTGTTTTGATCCTACGTATGTGTACAATTGCGGGGTTCGTCAAGAAGGAAACTTTAAGGCTCTCTTGTTAGCATTGCGTCAGCAAGGCTTCAGTGATCAATTTGTGGACAATTTCCGTGTTGTTCTTTGGGATATTCCTAATGGACATTATGGAGCTTCACAGACTGCATTTGAAGAATTTGCTGACTGTCCCAATCTCTTCCACTTATCTGGATTTGATGGAGCAGTACTCGGCTTCCTAACGGGTGTGGAGCATCAAGCTTCTATCCCGAAAACATCAGATGAGCTCTTCCTAGCAGCAATGGATCAGGAAGTACTCAATCTATTAGAGGTGTAAATCTCTGATGTAGGTGAAAATCCTACTTAGTGGCGTCAGCAAATCCCAAAAAATTATGACAAGTCCGATCTAAAGGATTATTCACTTGGGATCCAAGCACAAGCTTGGGCAAAAACTTCAATTTCACTCAGTCAATCTAAGACGGTTGGCTACCTCCCTCGCCACTAGTAAATAGACTAAAGGAGAATAACCTGGATGGACAGGTAAAAGGCTGAGTGAGATTGATTTTATAAGCACTGAGGACAATGGCGAACCTTAGGAAGAAACAGCCAATAAACCAAAACCAAATTAAGCTTTATGGCAACATTAAGTGCGATACTCGCCTTCTGGTGGGTACTTCCAGCATTGCTGGGTCTTGTGATTTTATCTAAGTTTTTTGTGAACGTTGGTGCTACTGAAATGGCAACGATTGAAAAGCGATTCATTGGCAAGGAAATGGCTGATGGTCGTACTGTAGCCTTACCGGGGGAAGTTGGTGTACAAGCCAAAATCCTTGGATCAGGATTACATTTTCTGATTCCTTTTATTCAAATTGCGCGAAAGTACAAATATTTGGTCATTAATGATGATCAAATAGGTCTGGTTGCCGCTATTACAGGGAAATCAATTCCACAAGGACAGTTTATGGCTGCTGATGTGGCGTGTAACACTTTTCAGGATGGCGAAGCTTTCCTACGTAATGGTGGAGAAAAAGGACCACAAGTTGCCATCATTCCTCCCGGACAGCACAGAATCAATCCGTATCTGTTTACAGTACAGGTAGTTTCAGCTGTTCATGTTGCTCAAAATCAAATCGCAACTGTTGAAGCTGTTGCCGGCGCATCTATTGCTCCAGGTCGTATCATGGCTAAATCTGTGGAATGTAACCTGTTCCAAGATGGTGTGAAGTTTCTAACCAATGGCGGCCAAAAAGGTCCTCAGGTGGAAACATTGACTCCTGGTATGTATCGTATCAACACTTACTTGTTCAAAGTAAATGTTTGTCCGGTCACAGTAGTTCCTGGTGGTAAGATCTGTATGGTTACTGCCGTAGATGGAGTGCAAATTCCTGACGGCAGACTATTGGCTGACAAAGTTCAAAATCATTCAAACTTTGAAAAAGGTGAAGAATTTTTGAAGAACGGTGGTCAAAAAGGTCGCCAAATTCAAGCATTGATGCCGGGTGTGTATCGTATCAATCCAAATCTGTTCCAAGTCAGTCAACCTGAAGATTGGACAATGATTGCTGCTGATGAAGTTGGTGTTGTTACTATTTTGGAAGGTAAGCCTATTACTGAAGCCGGTAAAATTGCTGCCGATGAAGTTCCTCTGGAAGTTCATCAGAATTTCCAAGATACTGACGCATTTCTTCAGGCTGGTGGTCAGAAAGGTTTGCAGATTCCTGTACTCAGGGCTGGTAACTACGCCATCAATCCCTGGTTTGCCCGCGTCAAAAAGCAAAAGATGGTCGATGTCGAAATTGGTGAGTGTGCTGTAGTAACCAACTTTGTTGGTGATGAAGGCGAAGACACTTCCGATTCTGCTGTTAATGCCAAGATTGTTGAAAACGGTAAAAGAGGTATCTGGAAAGATCCTCTGGGCCCTGGCAAGCATGCCCTCAATTTGGACATTTGCAAAGTGGATATCGTTCCCACAACACAAATCCTGCTCAGTTGGGCAAACGATGAGTCTAGTGCTCATAAGTTTGACTCCAACTTGAAGACTATTACTTTGAGAACCGCTGATGCTTTCAATGTGAATATGGACGTTCGCGTTATCATTCATATCGCTATGGCTGATGCACCCAAAGTGATTGCCAATTTGGGATCTGTTACCAACATGATCTCTCAGGTTCTGGAACCGGCCATTAGCTCGCATTTCAGAAATGCTGCTCAATCCGTGGAAGCTTTGGAACTCTACACCAAGCGTGCAGAGTTGCAAGAAAAGGCCAAACTTCACATCTGTGACGTACTCAGAGTGCATCATATTGAATCGAAAGATACAATGATCGCTGATGTGGTTCTTCCAATCGAATTGACAAAGCCGGTAACTGACAGACAGATTGCTGCTCAGGAAAAGAAAACCTTTGAAACTCAGAAAGATGCTCAGAAAGAGCGTCAACAATTGGCAAATGCAACGGCTCAAGCCGATATGCAGCCGGAAGTTGTTAAATCTGAAAGAGGGGTTGAAATCTCCAAGAACTTCGCCAACTCGAAGATTCAAGAAGCAACTGGTGCTGCTGAAGGAACCAAAATCAAAGCAAATGCTGATGCAACCAACGAAGTTACCATTGCTACGGCAAAAGCAACTGCAATCAAATTGACTGCATCTGCCAGCGCTGAACAAGTCAGTAAAGTAGGTACTGCAGAAGCTGCTGTTATCCTTGCAAAAGGTCAATCAACAGCTGAAGCATACAAGCTTTCTGTACAAGCCATGGGTACCGACTACGCCAAACTGAAGATGATCGAATCGATCGTTGAAGGTAAAATCAAATTGATTCCGGAAAACATCATCATCAGTGGTGGTGGCAACGGAGACAATGGCGGTTCATTAGTCGAAAACTTTCTCGGTCTTTCAATGATCGAAAAACTCACCGGCAAGAAGTTCAACTCAGTCATGGCAGAAGAAGCCAAAACCGAAGCTTAATAAGCTTCAAAATAAAAAAGGAGAAACTGTCGAAAGATAGTTTCTCCCTTTCATAAGCTCAGAGACAGCAAAACCAAATCAAAACTACAAAAAATCCAATTTAATTTTTAAGTAAAAAGATCTGAGCTGTTTCCAACCTCTCCCTATATTCTGAAAGCGTCCGAATCACCACTATTCGATAACTATTGCAAGAAGCCAATCTTTTCAAGAGAGGGCGCAAATGTTTCATTGATGAAGTACGGTGTATTACTGGAAGAAGCAGGAGGCGAGTATGGAGAAGAAGGCTTTATCTATCAAGAACTGGTAGAGATTGAGCCGTACGACGAAATGTATCCCGTACTAGGATCATGGGTTATTGGAGGAGAATCATGTGGCATTGGTATTAGAGAGACATTCTCTCGAATTACTAATAACATGTCATATTTTGTTCCTCATGTTATTGAATAAAAGCGGGGGCCCTGAAAGCGGGCCCAAATTTTTACTAATAACTTTTTAAGACGGCGTGTGAAATGCATATTTTTATACCGTATATTCCTAATGAGCAACCAACTATGACAAGACAAGAACAACTTTTGATTAAAAGTGTGGCAGATCAGTTAGAGAAAAGTACTCGTACTGATTGGACACAAGGCGACTTAAGTGCTTGGTCTGCTTGGGCATATCGTATGCGTGATACTATTCGTAGTACTATGCCTACACTGCAGACCTTGATCTCTGATCAATATCAAGCAGCTCATCCTACCCCTTCTCCTGATTATCTATTAGCCGCAAGAGCACAAGCTCAAACTCAAGCAGACCTTGAAAGAGCTCGAGGTAATATTCAGATTCCTCGACAGATTCCTCCTAATTATGGAGTTATTCCTGACGCATACACCAAAGATCCTACACAGGTTGAAATGGTGCCAAGAAAGAGACCTACACTTGAAGATCTCTAAAAAAATTAAAGCTCCTAACAGCAAATCCAAAGTAAATCTTTAATCCGCCCAGTGGGCAGAATAACTACAAACAAATGGAGCTTGATAAGAACACATGCAGCAAATCCAAACCCAAAATTTAAATTTGTAAATTAAAACGAGATCTTAGTAACGCAAGATCGCTCTATGGCCGAGGCACAAGTGTGGAATTTCGGAGTGTTCTGTTTATTTTTTTTACCTTAAATCATTTTTATATGATGACAGCTATTTTCTTTGGCATTGCCTTTGGTTTCCTTGCCTATGAGTTTTATAAACTCTTTCATCTAAAGACAATTATTTATTTAAATCAAGGAATTAAGAGTGTGGCTAATGAGTTGCCGGACAAAGATAATTATAAAGAAGATATGAAGAGTATAAGGAGCCTTGCTCTTATTAACTTTTACTATTGGATTTGGTTACTTCTTGGTCTTATTACAAGCCAGGCTATATTATTTGGCCCTTTAATCATTTTTGAACTCTTTCATAAGGGAAAGAAGGTTACTTTATTTCTTGATGGAGTCTTTTCTATTTTGGCAATTACTTTTATTTTACTGAATCACTTTTACTTACACTTATTTTGAAAACATGGCTACTGTAACTGTTAATGGTCAATCCTATTCAGGTAAAAATATTACAGTTAACGGCAACACAGTTGTTGTTGATGGTGTTACTGCTTCTGTTACTACACGTGTTCTTAAGATTGAAATTGTTGGAGACATTGAGTCTCTATCATGTGAGTCTTGCGACTCTCTTCATATTAAAGGAAACGTGAAACAACTCTCAACTATGTCAGGGGATGTAGATATTGAGGGTGATGTTATATCTGTAACTACAGCATCAGGAGATGTTACCTGTAAAAACATAAATGGTCCTGTTAAGACTATATCTGGCGATATTACATGTCGCAATATGACAGGAGACATGCATTTGTAATTTCTTTTTCTAAACATAAGTTTTACTTAAAAGTTTTTCAAAATGGCTGAACCCACACTAGAACAACTGCAAAGCGGTTCGTTCTACACCTCTGTTATCAGAGGTAACAAACAAATCAAAGCTGACAGAGGTCAACAACTTCTGGAAGATGGTGAGATGTCCTTCCGTCGTAAGATCGAAGACAAAGGTCGCGAGGTTACACGACTCAAACGCACTCTTGTCAACATGCTGGATTTATCTCCAGAAAACATGATGACTCTCAAAATGGCAGATGACTTCAATCCTGATGAATTTGCTAACCGGTATTGTTCTATTTCTGTAGACGTCAGAAATGAGGTTCTTAAGCTCAATGAGTACAAGAAAGCTTACAATCGTCTATATGGCGGCACTTACGAAATGGAGGCCGTTGACTAATGGGCCACGGTTCGTATTCTACCGAATCCAGGTCTTTAAGATCTGAAGCATTGGGTTATCAAACCAAATCTGCAAACGAAATTTTCTCGAACAAATTTGATCCTTTGATGAATCCCAATGGTGTTGGCATTCGTGAGTCTCGCGACTCCGAAGACCATCCAAATTCTGTTCCAATTATATTTGCTTTAGATGTTACCGGTTCTATGGGTATGATTCCTCATCACTTAGTGAAAGAGGGATTGCCTGTTATGATGTCCGGCATTATTGAAGCAGGTGTTTTGGATCCTCAAGTAATGTTTTTAGGAATAGGTGATCATGAATGTGATTATGCCCCACTGCAGATCTCACAATTTGAATCCAATGACGAGTTACTCGACAAATGGTTAACCAAAGTGTGGATCGAGAGAGGGGGCGGTACTAATGAAGGCGAAAGCTATTCGTTGGCTCACTACTTTGCAGCATTCCACACGTCTTTGGACTGTTTTGAAAAGCGTGGTAAAAAGGGATTTCTCTTCACAGTTGGTGATGAACCAACTCTGCGGAATTATCCAGCTCGCAAACTGAGCGCTATCACTGGAAATGGTCAAGAACAAACGTATTCTGATGCCGAACTTTTAGCGGAAGCTCAAAAGAAGTACCATGTCTATCATTTACATATGAGACAAGGTGCTAATGGTCGTCATCAGCCTACTATGGATGGCTGGAAACAATTGTTGGGAAGTAATCTTATTCTTGTCGATGACAAAACTAAGATTCCCGCAATTATTGCACAAATCGTTTCATCGGTTGAGGCTCAATCTGTTAATCAGGGGATTGAAGCTTATAACAACCGCCCACAACCTGTACTTGAGCCAGAGGGCCCAAGACCCACTTCATCAGACATGATGCTTTAATTTTTCTAATCATATTGTTAACCCCCTAAAAGATTACAACTATGGGAATGGATCAAGGCACTTATAGTGCAAAGACATGGGAACAGGTTGCTGAAAACTTGGAAACCAAGCCATCAGCTGAAACCGATCTTCCTATCGCAACAGCTGAAGCTGCTGCACCTGCTGAAGAAGTTGAGCCGACAGTTACTGAATAGTCTTAATGGCTAACAAAGCTGTCATAGGCTTAGGCTTTGGAGATGAGGGCAAAGGATTAGTGACAAACTACCTTTGCCTTCAGAATCCAAAAGCTTTGGTTGTCAGATATTCTGGTGGCCAACAAGCCGGACATACCGTTATCAAGGATGATATACGGCATGTATTTTCAAATTTTGGGTCTGGCACTCTAAACGGAAATCCTACCTATTGGTCGGAATTCTGCACTGTCGATCCAATTGGAGTTTATCAAGAACTCCAAGTACTTCTATCGAAGGGCATTAAACCCCTTCTTTACATTGATGCAATGTGTCCAGTGACTACACCTATGGAGAAACGCTTGAATCAAACTTTAGATATGGAGCACGGTACTTGCGGCTGTGGTGTGTGGAGAACACACCTCCGTGAACGAAATGGTGCTTCAATATTATTTGAAGATTTAGCTTTTCCAAGCGTTCTGGATATGAAACTCAAAGCGTTGAGCTCTACATACCCACCTGGAGTGTATGATGAACAAGAAATTTCTATATTTAAGTATTGCTGTAATATGCTACTTCAATCTAGTCATGTTCAAGGCATCTTTGGGATTCCTGAAGCAGAGGAGTACATCTTTGAAAGTTCGCAAGGACTTCTCTTAGATCCTGCTTTTGGTTTTTACCCGCACGTGACAGCATCATCCGTTGGCTCAGCCAACATCCTGAAATTTCCAATTGAAGTTCCTGAGTTTTATTTAGTTACAAGAGCCTACCAAACACGACATGGTAATGGCCCTATGACTAATGCTCAATTTCCGCTTAATATCACGCCTAACCCGGTAGAGACAAATGTATTTAACCAGTATCAGTTAGATTTTCGCACATCAGTGCTTGATCTCGAACTTTTGATGTATGGTGCCTCCAAGGATTTTGCCATTAGTACAAGCCCTGAAAATACTTTAGTAATTACGTGTCTGGACCAAATGAATTCTTTCTCTCTTAGTGATGATAACAAGGTTATCCACTTTGACAATGAAGAAAGCTTTGTTAATCACATCGCTAATCAAATGGTTACTCCTCACGTCTTACTGAGTCACAGCCCCCGGTCAGAGTGTATTACTCACTTCAAATAAAATTTCTTTAAGAATACATACAGCAACTCAAACTCTATATGGTTTAGAAAACAAACGTATTCTGATAAGGTCAATTACAGCAAATCAAACTGAAAAACAATGAAAAGGTTTCAACCAAACATTGACCTGCAATTCTTTATAATTATTAACATGAACATGGCACGAACTCATAATCATGAGGTAGATCGAGGCAACTATTATTGGTCTACACAAAATGGGAAGTCTTATTTGGTAAAGGATTTATCTGACACACATTTGATAAATATTATTAAATATGTTAAACAGAAAAATGATCCTAAAATGAAAGAATTAGTTGAATTCTTACAGACTGAACAAGTCTATAGAGGAAACAATGAGATCTCGATTCTAGATTATCCTATGACGGGTACGCCACAAGCCTATACTTTTCAAACATGCAAAAAACGGCGTTAACCTATGATGATATTCAATTAGTCCCTGAATACTCATCCGTAAAACACAGAAAAGATATTCGACTCTGGACAAAAGTATCTCGGAACTTTACTATAGGAATTCCTTTAGTAGCTTCTCCTATGAGTACTGTTTGTGGAAAAGAAATGGCCTATGCATTTGCTCATGCAGGTGGTGTAGGCTGTATTCATAGATTTTCTTCAATTGAAGAAGAGGCTAAATCTGTTAAAGACTTGATCTATAGCCTTAAAGTAAGTTCTTGGGCCCCTTTCACTGAGAAGACTCCAATTATGGCCGCTATTGGAGCCAATGGTGATTATCTTGAGTGTGCTCAAGAATTAATTAAAGCTGGAGCTAATATCCTTCTTATGGATGTGGCTCATGGTCATCATGAAAATGTGAAGCTTGCTATAGAAGAATTACGGAAACTTTCTGGTAAATTTGACATTATTGCTGGAAATATTGCAACAAGACGTGCTGCCCAAGACTTATGTGAATGGGGAGTTGATGGTCTGCGAGTTGGTATTGGTGGTGGTTCTTTATGTACTACTCGAATTAAAACTGGCTTTGGTATTCCCAACGTAACTTCTCTTGAAGATGTCTTGTCATTTGCTCGTGATTCTTGTAGTCCTCAAATACCTGTTATGGCTGATGGCGGAATTCGTTCATCAGGTGATATTGCTAAAGCACTTGCTTTAGGAGCTTCTACAGTAATGTTAGGCTCTTTAATTGCAGGATGTGAAGAAGCGCCTGGAAATTTGTACACCAATGAAAAGGGTGTATTGTGTAAACGATATAGTGGCTCTGCCTCTATGGAAACAAAAGGTGCTAGTGGATTACCTCTTCGTAATATTGAAGGTGTATCTAAAGGCATTCCTTACAAAGGTTTTGTTCACCACATTCTTGAGGATTTAGTTGATGGTATTAAATCAGCATTGTCATATGGTGGAGCTGAGAATCTGGAACAATTTCATCCAGATTATGTGGTTATTACAAACGCAGGTATGGCAGAAGCCCAACCTCATTTACTTGGCTAACATGAAAACAAATTCAGGTAATCCAATATGTCCACATGACTTGCAAGACTGTAACCATTTTGATATAGATGGTCATCTGGATTGTAAAGCATGTCCACGATACGCAGATGGCGTACGAGCTACTGGCGCAATGCCAGGAGCAGAACTTACTTATAACTTTTTTAAAGGCCTTTGGTACAAGATTTTCAAATGAATGCAACAATTACAGAACATCAACTCATTGCAAGCTTAATTAAACACCCTAGGAATGATTTTGAAACAGGATTTAATAGTGCTTTGATTTCTTTACTTCAACAACTTAACGGAATTGCTCCCGAAGTTAATGAAACTAATAATCAAAGTCCTCAGTTAAATCGTTTAGATCAGATACTAAGGGACTCTCTTACAGAGAGTGAATTCAATTCTCTTTATGCACAGAAAAGGGAAGAAATTTATTCTCTAGTTCAAAGCGGTGCAAAACTTGCCGCAGTTAAAACTTTAAAAGGGTATACTGGTATAGGATTAAAAGAAGCAAAAGATATTTGCGATTTAGTACAAGAGGAATTAAGTCGCAATGGAGATATCTTCTAAGATAAGAAATTATCAACTTACAACAATTTTACAATGAGTGATAAGCAATTGGCTATACTCAAAAAATATTTATCAGATGAAGATATTAAGGATATTGAGGGGAAAGGGCCACAAGCTGTTTCCAACTTTGTAAACTTAATCATTCAGCTGAAGCAGCCTAACCGTTGGAATAACTGGATAGGTGAGAGATTAGAAGATGATGATAGACCCGAAGTAATTGATTATGGAACACTAATCGCTTTGGATATCTATGATATCTTCACCTTTATTCAGTTTATAGCTGAGTAAAGGATCTACGGGGGTGTTTGGTTTTGACAGCATTGAGTAGGGTAGCAGAACACACTAGGAGGAGTCCAAAATACTCAAAACAACAAACGACAACAGAAATGTTATCAACTTCGTACCACGTGCATCTGTACGTGCATACAACCAAATGGCTGCGTAACAAAACGAACGGAGTCGGTCTTAGACTTTGTTAAAGAAATTAAGACAGTAGTTCTCGGACTTAAACCGAGTGGTGGAAGATGGCGGAGAAATTCGTTCCCATGTTTTGTTAGTTTTCTCAAAACTAAACAGAGAAAGTACTGCAAAGACTAAGTGTGTATATTTTGTTATTTTTCCTTTGTATGGACGGCGGTTTAAGATTTGGACCCCTTATGCAGTAATGTATATTGAAAATTGGATGAATTCAGGGAACACTAAACGAAGCAATTCGCATGTCAATCCTGAGCTAAGCAGAGAATACATTCTCTGAAAGTGCAACGACTACCTGAGAGATATAGTTCTCTTAATAACAGGAATAAGCGTCCGACATCCCTAAGGGATGATGATATAGTCTAATCTTCTAGGAAACTAGAAGTGAAAGTTGAGATTTGATTTAGAAACTCTTTAGTTTCTATATCTGACATCTCTTGTTTCATTAAGTTAATTGGAGTAGATACAAATTGTATGTTATCAATAATATAACCTTTGCTAGAGTCAATTCTATCTAAGGAAGCTCTTTGAGTTATATGAATAATATTTAAATTGTTATCTTCCGGCAAAATTAAAGTAATTCCAGAATATGGACAAATGCCATTTTGTTTCTCCCAAACTTCTTTTAAAACATCTAAAGTAATATTAATTTCTTTGTCCCTCCTTTTAACACATCTTAAAGTATATCTAAAAGAACTGAATTCATCTCTTCTATTTGGACGTATTTTATCTAAGTGTTCTTTTTGAGAATCTGACAATGTTTTTGATGCTCTATGTGAATTATTATAAGAAGTTGCACAACTTCGTGAACAAAAACACTTTCTATCTAACTCTTTATTTCTTTTCAATTCAGACGCAGGTTTTTCTGCTTCTTTTCCACAGCAATCACAAATAAATGTTGCTGATTTTCTTCCATCATTTTGTTTCATAGTAATATTTATTAATTAATAATTACAAAGATACAATAATATTTTGGAATAAATTGGATATGAAAAGTTAAAAGAAGTTAAAATGCGAATCCGCCCACCTCCACAATTAACTAATTCTATTATTTATGGCAGCAAGATCCTACAAAATTCCGGAACCACCGGCAGGTTATGAAGTTGATGAAGAGAACTCTACATTCTTTGAAATTAAGTATAAATTAAGCAATACAATGCCTAAAAATTACGCTTCATTATTTGACCTTACTGGCTATTATCTTAATTCTGACAGTGAAGTTAAAGGCCCAGTTACTTATACAGTTAGCTCAGCTCGTAGAAATATCTTTCCTGAACGAGAGGATTGTGATGCTGTATTAGCTTTAGCTCAATTAATGCAATTACGAGATGTTTATAATCAAGGTTGGGTTCCTGATTGGAATGACAATATTGAGAAGTTTGCAATTTGTAATGAATGTAATGAGATTAAGCCTATTACTACTGTTTGTCATAACAAGATTTTGACTTTTCAAACTCCTGAAATTAGAGCCGTATTTATGGACAATTTCATGGGTTATTTATGTATTGCTAAACGATTACTTTAAAAAATTAAACATGAAGAATTATCAAATTGAAGGCAAGGATGGGAAACTTTATTGGATCCATCGTGCTACCTCAGTTTCAGTCTTTCTGTTTGCAATAATTGAGGACAAAATGCATGTCTTAGTTGCAAAGAGAGGTTCTGGGGCTTCCGATCATCAAGGTCTGTGGAATTGTCCTTGTGGCTACTTAGATTTCGATGAAACTCTCGATCAGTGTGCAGCAAGAGAACTACGTGAAGAAACAACATTTGTTTTGGAACCTGAAGATCTTATGCCATTTGATGTTACTGATGATCCTGCCAATTTCAAACAAAATATTAGTCACAAGTTTTGTGCATTTTTGGATGAAGGTGTAGATCTAACTGTAGCCCCAGGTACTGAAGGAGAGCCTAATGAGGTTGAAGAAGTAAAGTGGATTCCAATTGAAGATGTCAACCAATATGAGTGGGCATTTAACCACGATGAATTTATTGGAAGATTATACGCAATTATGCAAAGATTATTTTAATGCATTGGAAATCATTCTGGCATCGGCCTATACAGTATTCGCAGGTGTATATCCGTAAGTCCTCGGAGAAACAATTAAGGACAGAAGTAAGCTCTTATGAAAAGAAGGCGCTTGTATTGTGTCGTCGATATATTCGTGATGAAAACACAAGACTTTCAATTTGTCCTAAGACGTGGAAACGTTTTGGAGTAAGTGAGAGTCCCAAGTTTAGATTCATTATTAAAATGGACGAACGCGGGTTTTCTATTGACTTATTTGGTAAAGAGGTAAGAAATATACCAATTTCTGAACATAGTTATATGAAACTTTTAAAAGTTTTTGATGCTCACGCATCTCAGCAGAGAGAAGAATTGGAGGCCATGATACGTGGTTCCGCTATTGATTCATTTGATTCTATGTACAATGAATACTTTAAAGAATATGAGAGTTTTGATATTTGATTTGGATTGCACAATCCTATATCACACCAATCGAAGTCCCTTTGACTGGAGTGACTTATCTGGAGACAAACCGATTCCGGCTGTCAAAGATTTATTGGCCACACTTGAATGTGATTATGAACTCATAATCATTACAGGAAGGCCAGAGTCAGTTCGTCCTCAAACCATTGAATGGTTAGAGACCAATGGCATTTTTTATGATCAATTGATTATGAAGGATGAAAACCCTTATGAAAAAGGCTCGGCTTTCAAAGAGCGTGCCTTAAAGAGTATTCCAGATTGGGAAACTCGAGTACTCATTGCATTTGATGATGATTTAGCTTGTGCAGAAATGTACAGGAATAACGGAATTATATCAATGCTTCCGATTAATTACAAATATCGGGATTTAGTAGAAATTAAAGACACGCAAACAACTTGGTTTAAATAGTAAGTTATGGAACACAGCATTGGAGAAACATTTGATTATTTAAACACTCTTTTAACTGTTGAGGCCCAGAATGGTTGTAATGGATGTTATTTTTTTATTGATCACACCTCTCTTAGATATTGCGTAAGTATGAGACACTTAATTGGAAATTGCTCGTATTTTGATCGAGCAGATCAAACTGGAGTAGTTTTTAAATCTAAATGGCTTTCCAGACCTATAGGAGAAGTATTTCAATTTGAAAATAAATTCTTAAAGGTTGTTCCAGATAGTACTCTTAGGTGTTTAAATTGCTACCTCCATCCGCTCCGAGACCCTCGAAGTGGTTGTAACAAGTACCGCGACGAAGTTGGAGCTTGTAGTCCAACATTCAGACCTGATAAGACATCTGTTTCTTTCGTAAACATTGCTAATCATGCGTGACTTTACTCGACCTCCTGGGGAAATGTTTAAATACGACTCCGTATTTCTTGTGGTTAAACATAAGAGGAGTTGTGTAGGATGTTGGTTTAATAACGGGAGTTTATGTTTACGCAATAAATTTATCACTGGAGGTTGCGGAAGTGACACTAGGGATGATGGAATAGCCGTTATTTTTATTATTGTACCCGATTCTCAAATACTTTTATAACATGGAAAGATTAGTTGGAGAAGTATATACACGTTATGATGAGGTTATATTAGTAGTTAAATCCGCATCTGCTGGGTGTGGAGGATGCTGTTTCGATGAAGCTGATTTTTGTCATAAGAACAGCGTGGTGGATGGATTCTGTTCTGCAGAACATCGACCAACCAATAATGATGAGGTAATATTTCTCAAAGTTGAAGATTCCACAATACAAATTTAATCATGGACACAGGATTATTGCTTACTATCAATCTAAAAGGACGTATTGGAGGTCCTTTGAAACACACAGACAAACAACTTGTCACCGTTGATGTTGCTCCATTGGGTAAACGCCATCCAGAATGGATAACCAGAAAAATTAAGCATACTGACCGAGTAGTTACTTCTTGCTCACGTAAGCTTCATATTTCTGAAGAAGTTGTCAATAGCTGGATACATTCCGATTGCCCGCATTGGGAAAGAGTTGGAGCATGGAAAAACATGAATGAAGAGCAAAGAATGCTCTCCTTTATCAAAAACTTTGATGAAGGTCATGGTGTGACTTTTGAATTGGTTTAATCACTTTTATTCTAATCATATGAAATTCATCATCCGCTTTTTCAGGTCATTGCGATTCGAACCTAACTATTCAAAGAAGTTGGGCGGAATCAAAAAAGCCTTTACAGAAGCCCTTACTGCAGCCGATACGTTGGATGCAAAAATGGCCGATACTATTAAAGGCAAAACCGAAGCCATGTCTAGGCTTCAAACTCAAATTGACATAGTAGCTACTGTGAAGGGACAGAACGAAAAGTTCCGCCTTAACTTAAGTAAGCTTCTAGGTGAGTCTGAGTAAGTTCACATACTTTAAAACTGGATTAAATATTAAATATTTTGAAAAATAGATATTTAGTATTTTTTCCAGTTTTATTGTTGTACTTTTGTAACCCTTTTGATTAGAAAATTTATAACATATCTATGAATCCATTTATAGAAAATACAGGAGTTATTCCATGTGGTTGTAGTGACATTGCTCACCATATCCTATATGTGAAGGATCCAGATGACCCCACTATCTATGTTTATATGCAACTTACAGATCAACCTTGGTATCGAAGACTCTGGAGGGGTATTAAATATATCTTTGGTTATAAATGTCGTTTTGGCATGTATGACGAAATAATTGTAAATGAAGATAATATCCACTATTTTCTAGAGTGGAATGAACATATTGTTCTTAAAACAACTGAACAAAAACCAGATGCTCCTATAGAGGAGTAATCTGAACAAAAAGTTTTAGCTAATTACTAGATTAGTTAATTGAAGATGGTGGGTTCATCTAGAGGCCTAGGATTTAAGATTTTCAATCTTACCACACGGATTCGAATTCCGTACCCACTACTAGTAGTTTAATCTATATTTTTCTTAATTTGAACTGTTTTATAATTTTATTTTTCGTACTTTTGTATATCAAAAAAAATATATTATGAGTAAGTACAAAAAAGAAGAATTAGAAAAGTTAATTTTTGAAGATAAATTACCATACGACACCATTGGAGAATTATATGGTGTTACTGGAGCCTCAATTCGTAAGGCAGCAAATAGATTAGGCATAGAATTACCTAAACGAAGAGAAATTAATCCAACTGAAACCTTTAATAAGGGTGTACGTAAAGTTGGAGAAATATGTTGTGAAAATTGTGGACAACCACTAAAGTCACATCAATTAAGATTTTGTAGTAGGCAGTGTAAAGCAGATTTTGAATATACATCGTTTATTCTACGTTGGCAAAATGGACAGGAAGAAGGTCTTTCTGGAAAAGATGGAATATCTGGTTATATTGAAAAATATGTAAGAATAAAACATAATAATAAATGTCAAAAATGTGGCTGGAATGCTGTAAATGAAAGTTCAGGTAAAGTTCCATTACATATTCATCATGTTGATGGAGATTCACATAATAATCAAGAAGACAATTTAGAACTATTATGTCCTAATTGTCATAGTTTAACCGATAATTATGGTAGTTTAAACAAAGAAAGTACAAGAACTTCTTTAAAAGAATTAAGAGAGGTGATTAAATCTCGTAACTTAGAAGAAGTAATTAAATAAATCGTGGGGTAGTAGTAGTTGGTAACTCGCTGTGCTCATAACTCAGAGATCGCCGGTTCGAGTCCGGCCCCCGCAACTAATAAAACGAATAGTAGGAAAGTTGATTAATCCGCTACATTTGGGATGTAGAAATCGAAGGTTTGAGTCCTTCCTATTCGACAATTGTTTTTTAATTAGATCCATTTTTTAAACCAGATTATGAAAAAACTTATTCAGAACAACACAACCTTCACTCTTGGAGAATTTACAGACATGCATGAAACACTTCCCGTTGGGAATTATGTTTTAAAGTTTGATGAACAAAAAGGAATCTTTTATCTTCAAGAACAAGAGCCTTTTGTGCTGCCTCCAAAGCTTTACGGAGACTTCTCTTTTATCGAAAGATGGAAGAAGTCTTATGTTGCTAATACGGGTAAAAACCTTGGTATTTTATTATCCGGTGTAAAAGGAACAGGTAAAACTATCTCTGCGCAGAAATTCTGCATAGAAATGGAAAAACCTGTAATCTTTATTACTGAGAATTACTCAGGTCCAGGATTTGAATCCTTTATCACAAGTTCTCTGTTCAATGATTGTATCATCTTTATTGATGAATATGAAAAGTTGTATCAAGAGGATCGCGATGAAGCTGAAAAGCTTTTGACTTTGATGGATGGTGTGTACAATACTCGCTTCATTTTCCTTTTGACAGTTAATGACCCTGATGCTATTTCTGACAAATTGAAGAATCGTTTGAATCGTGTGAAATACCACAAAGTCTTTGAAACATTGGAAAAATCTATTATTGACGGTATCGTTAATGATATGTTGGAAGATGAGCAGTTCAAAGATTCTATCTATGAATTCATTCTTCGCTTTGGATTCATTACTCCGGATATCTTGGTCACTTTGATTAAGGAAGTCAATTTCTTTAAAGAATCTGCTTTGGTCTGTGCTTCATACCTCAATTTGAGCTATGAAAGGGCTTATTACCAAATTAAGGTTGTTTACAAAGGCGAGCAACATTCTTGTGAATCTATGGAGTTAAATCCAATGGTTGATACATTCAGAATTAGCTTCTATGACGAAGTTCCGAAAGAGTTGACCAATACCTTGCCATATAAAATCAGGTTTAAAATGAGGGATTATCCATTTACTCGCACTGAATCTGGTTATACTTTTGAGTACAATTCAGATATTCAAATCCAGCTTTCTACACATCAAAGACGTGCATTAGTATTCTAAGTTATGGAAATCGCTGAAGAAGAAGTAAAGAAGTCTCTTGGTAATATAGCTAATATCAAGCTTGGCTTAACTGAGCCGATGAATATGAATTTTTCCTTGGAAACACTTCGTAATCTTACGCCCATGTGTGGAAAAAATGGTTCAGGAAAAACAATGGTCAATAAACTTATCTTCTTCTCATCTATGGTAACGCTGCTAATAATCATAGAGATAATTATCGAGCAATCTGTTCTAATTGTGATTCACAGTTAGATACATATAAATCTAAAAATAAAAATGGTGCACGAAGTTATTATAGATATAATAAAGAAAATGGTGGAATAATTGGAAATGCGCAGGAATAGCACGTAATTGGAAGCGTATCACTCTTCTAAAGTGATGACTTTATGTCCTTGGGGGTTCGATCCCCTCTTCCTGTACACTATAAATGGGCATATGGCCAAGTGGTAAGGCGTTTCTCTGCAAAAGAAATATGCGTCAGTCCGATTCTGACTATGCCCTCATATGCCGAAATAGCTCAGGTGGTTAGAGCGTTGGATTCATAACCCAGAGGTCACAAGTTCAAATCTTGTTTTCGGTACTAAATTTTTAACTATGAAATTTTCATTTGATTTTGATAGCACACTCTCAAGGAGATCTGTGCAACATATTGCTAAGTTACTTATTAAAGCTGGACACGAAGTTCACATTGTAACTAGTAGATATGAAGATACTGCTAAGTATGTTATGGCTGATTGTATTGGACAATGTCATGTTGACTTATTCAGAGTATCTGATCGTTTAGGTATTAAACGAGAAAATATTCATTTTATGAATATGAAAGATAAATATCATTTCTTTTTAGAGAATCCTGATTTTGTATTTCATTTAGATGATGATGTCAAAGAAATATTACTTATACAAGCTCAAACGGTTGTAATGGGAATATTATGTGATTATTCAGCTGAATGGAAAGATACAGTTGAGGAAGTATTTAAAAGACTTGAATTAGACCTGGCCCTTTAGTTCAATCGAATAGAACAGTAGACTACGGATCTGTAGATACGGGTTTGACTCCTGTAGGGGTCACAAAGAAAAAAGAATTTAGATTGAAGCAAACAGAACTTCAAGCCAATAACCCCTGATTCTTATTGGGATCAAGTTATAGCGAAGATGAAACCATATTTGCAGTATGGTTGGGTTTGTGTAAATATATGTTATATCCATACGGCTCTCAATTAGAGCATTGAACTCACTTGAAATTAATTCATATGAGGGATAGTATAATGTATTCACTGCAAGACTAAATTCTTCACGGGGTATTAGCTCAGTCGGCTAGAGCAATTGCTTTGCAAGCAATAGGTCAAGGGTTCAAGTCCCTTATGCTCCACAATACACGAATCAAAGAGATCATCACTGGCAATAAGTTTCCATGGTAGGTGCAACTTTTACAAACTAAATGCATTTAGTCCGATTCGTGTATTTCCAAGCATCTCCAAGATTTTCTGAGAATAATTGCAAATCGTATGTTGCATTGGGTTCAAATCCCTTCTTGGGGACATTACAGCACGTTGCTGTATTAAAAATCGTAAAATTATGAAGAAAACGTAGATTTTCTTTGCTCGAGGTTCTCCTTGTTGTTTTAAATTAGAAAACTTAGTAATAACAATTTAAATTAAAACACAATGAAAACTTTAAAAGGAGAAATAAAACAAATGTCAAAAGAACAAACGTTCTTAAAAGATCAAAGGAAGTCAGTGTATAATAAAAGTGAACGAGTAATGGAACCTTGGAAAGCTTCTTACAAACATAACTCAAATCGTGAAGATTTGCGTTTGATGTATGCAGCTTACGGTATCATGAGAGGAAGAACTTTTAGTCAAATTGAAAATACGCATCCAGAGGAGTCACATCCTTTGAGAGCATTTCAGAGAGATATTGACAAGTTAATTGAACAGTATGAACAAGAGGTTGTACATATTAGTGAGTAATTCTTTAGAGCCAATCTATGCCTGTGTACAGGGCGGACACGCAGTAGCACAGTGGTTGTTGGACAATAAGGATACTCAAACATGGGATAACAATTACTTGATATATTTGTCCGCAGATATCGAGAAATGGTTATTTAAACTAAACTGTAAACAATTACGCTATTCTGTATTTAGGGAACCCGATCTCGGGAATGTGCCTACAGCAATAGCCATTGAATCAGACGGAACATTGTTTCGTAATTTGAGATTAATGGGTGAATAACCCAAAAAGTAGTAACTCTGAATTGACAGGGTAAATAATAACGAGGTCGTGGGATATGTTACGTACAGTATGGCATATTAGGAAAAGGTAGATGAAACAAGAGCTGTAAGACACGTGGAATCTGGTAATTATTGTTTGGGGAAACCCTATTATTTTTTTTAAATGGTCTTTTAGCTCAGTGGCCCAGAGCGACGGCTTCTAGTCCCGTGCGTCGTGGGTTCGAATCCCATAGAGACCACAAGGTTTTCGTCCCTCCTCCTTTCCACAAGTGAGGGACACTATGCACTTTTAGCTCAGCTGGTTCAGAGCATATCCCTTACAAGGATGGGGTCGGGGGTTCGAATCCCTCAAGGTGTACAAATTTTATACTAAAGTTATGAAAAAGAAAGATTCTTTAGTCAAGTTTATATTTATGCATATTGCAATATATTTACTTGTAATTGGCTTGGTGTTATTCGCAGTTATTTATTTATTAAGTTTAAAGACATGAAGATTAACATGCTTTTATATTTAATTCCTATCTTTGGAATTGGATATTTAATTTACATGGCCAATAAATATGGGTGGACAACAAAGATACAGAATTCCTGGTGGATGATGTGGCCGTCTACTCTTTGGCATAGCGCAACGACTTGGTATCTAATGGTATCTATAGTCCTACAACAATTTAATCCACTATTGTGGATTCACTAACATAGTTAGTAACAATGCTCCTCTAGCTCAGTTGGTTTAGAGCAACAGACCTTTAATCTGTGGGTCCTGGGTTCAACTCCCAGGGGGAACACAAACTTAATTTAAAAACGATGGCAACATTAAAAGAACTTGTAAAAGATGGAAAGGCAACATTCAGTCATGCAATTGCTGGAGTATTGTATTACAGATTGGAAAGTCCAGTAGGTAATTATCAATTTCCAATTGACATGAATGATCGTGCGGATGTAGGTACGACTACATTTGTTGCTGAGTACAAGGCTATTACGCTTATGCGATATATTCGCAAAGCAATGGATAGTGAAAATTTAATTAAAATTTTGTAATATGACAGAATTAGAAAAATTTCAGTTAGTCAACACATGTAATACATGTAAAGAACTCGAAGATGCTATTATCTTGATTGGACAAGAGAATGATGGTATGCTTCAAGGACGTACTCATTCCTTTAATGCAGAGAGTATGGCAAAATGTGTGGAACCTATTGTTAATAATGCAATGTGGCCTAATTACTTAACTAGGTCTTATGGTATTAGACAACAAGCTTTGTATCTTAAGTATTACTTAAACTTGTAACAAAACGCGTACTTAGTCAAGTGGCCGACGACGGTGGTCTCCAAAACCATTAGGGCAACCTCACGTGGGTTCGAATCCTACAGTGCGTGCTTAAAGAATGAAAAGATGAATAGAGAAACTCACGGTTTTACCGATGAAATGTTAGAGCTATACAGAAAAGTATTTCCAGAGCAGAATGCTTCTGCAGAACAACTAGAATATTTTGCTTGGCCAGAACTATTTTGCAGTACATCAGGTCCTTATGGAGGAATCGGTGGTGCAGTAATGACAACATTTACTGTTGAAGCTTTTTATAATGGTGTATATGGAACTACACTATATGTATGTTTAAGTACTTATCAAAAAGGTACAACGAAATTTGAACCCTTTAAAGTCCTTTCTTCTGTATGGACACGCTTTACTTAACTATGAGAGAAATAATCCTACAACGAATTGAAGAGATGAAAGAACATGAAAGAGATTTTGCACCAAGTTCAATGAGGTGGCAAATGACTCTTATCAATGGAGTTCATATCTCTGTATGTGATTTTAGTAAGTTAACTGATGTAGAATTAGTAACTGCTTTTGAAAGAATTTGTCAACGTTATTATAGACAGTATTAAGATGAAATCAAAACACATTGAAGCAGGGCCTTGCCCTACTTGCGGTAAAAAATTGGATGGCTTGACCAATCCAGTAGATGATGACTTGGACCAACAACCAGGTGATGTTTCCATTTGTTTCCATTGTGGTACAATTTTAGTCTTTAATGAAAACTTAGAGCTTGTGCCTTGTTCAGATGAAAATTTAGAAGAGTTAGATGAAGATTCAAGAGTACTAATCTTTGCGATTAGGGAAGCAATTTTAGCCCAGAGAAATAATAGAACAGGTAATTAAAGAATCAGCAATTAATTTAATTGCAGAAGAAAGAAAACGTCAAATTGAGGTGGAAGGATGGACAGCTGAGCATGATGATGAATACATTCATGGAGAGTTGGTTACAGCAGCAGTTTGTTATGTTTTAGAAGATCATACTTTTGCTCAAGCCTTATGGCCTTGGGATCTTACATGGTGGAAACCCTCTCCAGATGACCGTATTAAAGAACTCAAAAAAGCAGCTGCTTTGATAGCTGCAGAAATTGATCGTTTAATTAGATTAGAAGATAAAAAATAATGAAAAAGACATTGCTCTGGCTAGATGATGCAAGGAATCCTCTTGAAGATGATTGGCTTGTATTTAGTCCTATTGGTAAAGATGTCCATGTAGAGTGGGTAATGACCCAAATGGAGTTCCAAGATTGGATTATGATTAACGGATTACCAGATGCTATATGTTTTGATCATGATTTAGGTACTGGAAATGGAGATGGTTATGAATGTGCAAAATTTTTATGTGAATACTGTTTTGTACACAAATTACCATTACCTTTGTATTCTTCACAATCAGCGAATGCTGTAGGACGTGAAAATATTGTTTCTTATCTTGAAAACTATAAGAAACATTGTGAACTACCTAAGCCGTCTGATGGTTAACTGACGGATGCCTGAGAGCACTGCTCTCGTACATTTTGATGCTTTTGAACTCTTAAAATAAAAGCACATGGCACGTTTACTTGTGTAACAACCGTAACCTTTAGAAAGTTACGGTTTACTTGGACTCTAAGCTAATCTGGTGAAAGCGTGTGCCTGAAGAGCACGAGAGTTCGGATCGAAACCGGAAGAGTCCACATGCCAAGTTTAATAGACAAATTTAACGATGATGAATTTAGATTATTAGTAGCAGAAAGTATTTCTATTACTGATATTGCTAAATCACTTGGGTACAAGTCTAAGGGAGGTGCTGTAACAGGTGTTATTAAAAAGAGAATAGATAAATTAAGCGTAAATACATCCCATTTCTCAAAATACTCTATAAAAAATACAGAGAATAGAAATAAACCTTTAGATGAAATATTAGTTGAAAATTCAACATATACTAACAATACATCACTAAAGAAAAGATTGTTATCAGAAGGACTAAAAACATATGCATGTGAAGTTTGCAATATATCTACTTGGTTAAGTAAACCATTATCTTTACAATTAGACCCTATGAATGGAATAAATACTGATAATAGGTTAGAAAATTTACGATTAATATGTCCTAATTGTCATTCACAAACAGAAACTTTTTCTGGTAGGAATGCATCACATAATTAATATAAAGTAGGTGGGTTCGATCCCGCATTTCCCACAAACACCTTTAATTGAATGAAAATGAAAAAAACTATTGTTAGTATTGTGTCTTGGTTTGTTCTTGTTCAGCTCTTGCGCTGAAAAGAAAACACTTAAAGACAGAAATGGAAAAGAATTTCTGGCTCGTCCTTATGGATTATTGAATCCTAGTGCTGAAGCCGATAGCGTAGTCTATGAAGCAAGTATGGGCACCATTCTTTGTAGTGTTGTGTTTGTAGAAACAATCTTTGCTCCGGTTTGGGGTTTGGGGTTTAGGTTGAGGGCTATACGAACCTGTGGGTTATAAAATACCTGATAAGGAAAAATAATGCTTAGTGGGGGAGCTTTGTATAGCCCCACATCTGGAAATGTGGCAGAGTGATCTATCGCGCTGCTCTTGAAAAGCAGAGGACCTACGGGTTCCGGGGGTTTGAATCCCTCCGTTTCCGCAAAATTAACTTAATCTATATTTTATGGCTTATAGCTATCATGAAAGAACAATATCTAACTTAGGATATACTATAGATAAAGAAGGTAATTGTTATAATTCTAAGGGTAAGTTACTTAAAGGAACTATAGCTAATACTGGTTATCGTGTTGTTAGCACAACAATTGATGGCAAAACTATAAAGATAGGATTACATAGATTTCAAGCATATCAGAAATATAATGATGAAATCTATAAAGAAGAAAATGAGGTAAGACATTTAAACGGTATTAGAAATGATAATTCATGAGATAATATTGAAATAGGTACTCATTCAGATAACATATTAGATATTCCTCAAGATATCAGAATTAGGGTTGCAAAAAATGCGTCTACGAAGTATGATCAAAAATTAGTTGATGAAATAAAACATGATAAAGAATTAGGCCCTTCTTATAATCAAATTATGGTTAAATATAATATTAGTAGTAAAGGGACAATTAGTTATATTATTAATCAACGATAAACTGGAGAAGACAACCTGTGGGGAATAGGGCTTGCCTGCTAAGCAATGCGCTCATTTACATGAGTTCGTGTCGGACACGAGTTTCTCCGCATATAGAAAGAAGGGAGTAACAACGCAAGTTGACTTTGAAAATCCAACCCGATAATATTGCTCTCTCTGTGAATTCTTTTAATCCACGTTTCTTTGTCAAGTAAATGGGAGTCATGCGCATTTAGCTCAGTTGGTTAGAGCACCACACTGATAATGTGGGGGTCCCAAGTTCAAGTCTTGGATTGCGCACAATTAAAACCTTAGATATGGGAACATTTATAGTTATTGGAATGTTTATGTTGTTTTTTATACTATTTTTTCGAGGTATGGAGAACATAGGTCGGTATAATCATGCCGAAGATAAAGCAATCGAAAAAGAATTAGAGGAGTTAAATAAATTAAAAATTAAAGAATAATGACGCTAGGAGAAATTCACCAGATAATGAGAGAAGCCGGCTTCACTTATTTTGATGGTTATAGTGGTACAGACGATAAGGTTTATATCACTTTTTCAAAAGGTTACAATGGACGAGGAGACGCGATTGAATTTCACTTTAATCCTGGTTCTATAACCATTAAAACCTACTATCAAGATGAAGATAGTAAAGACTACTTAGAGTACACTCATTATAATGCTTCAATCGCATTGAAGAATATATTGAATGCGCATAAGAGTAGTTAAATTCATCGGGCCTGTAGCTCAGTGGTAAGTAGCAACTGACTCATAATCAGGAGGTCGGGGGATCATTACCCTTCGGGCCCACAAATTTTAAAAATATGAAAGAAAAATTTACACCTTACGAATTAGCAATAAAGTTAAAAGAAGCTGGCTTTGATGAAGGAGTTTTTGCTTACTTCAATACAACATCTGACACGCCTTCTGAATTACAATTTCCAGAATATGGTGGCGAAGTTGATAATTGGAATCAAACGACACATATTGTTTCAGCTCCATTATGGCAGCAAGCAATAGATTGGATTAGAGAAAAACATAAATTAATGATAGATTCACCAAAACCAGACCAATGGAATCAGGATAGCTGGTCTGTTAGAATTGAGAGTATGGACAAAACGATTGTCCTTGAAGCATATGTTGATCAAGAATATTGGAGAATATATAGATGTCACAAATCATATCAAGAAGCAAGAGAACAATCTATTCTAAAAGCATTAGAACTAATTAATAAAGAATAATATGAGATACTTTTTAGGAACATCAATGTTTTTAATGATTTACTTCGGACAACCTCGATATCCTCAAAATCTCGTGGTTCATGTTGAAAATCATATTCTTATTTCCGAATAAGATATGCCTGTATAGCAAAGTGGCCAAACGCGTCTGACTGTAACTCAGATTCCTTACGGATTCAGAGGTTCAAATCCTTTTGCAGGCACAAACACTCAGAGGGTTAACTGAGTTATCAAAGAGTATCATAAAGTGAGTTATCTCTTTTACGATCAAAAAATAGCTATATTAGGACACATTTGAGAATTAAGTCGGGTTGTTCCCGCAGGTCGAATTACCTGGGTCAATTATTCAAATTAAAATGTGTAGCAAGAGTAATTAACTTGCTACACACACTTGCCCCTGTAGCTCAGTGGCCAGAGCGGCACTTTTGTAAAGTGCGGGCCGGCGGTTCGATCCCGTCCAGGGGCTCAATTAAATTTATAGATATGGAAAAGACAATTGAAGAAGTAAAGAAAGAATTACTTGATAATGTTATTATAACGACGCCAAGTAGAGCTTTCGCAGGAGGGCAGAGTTGTGGAATGGTGGATTGGTCAGTTAAACTTTATCAAGGGGATTTAGACATTACAATTTCTATTGGAAATTTCCATAGCATTCGTGAGAATAAAAGTTTGGCTATGACTTTAATGGAATTAGCTATTGATGAAGTAATTAAAGATTAATATGGATAATGATTTAAAAACCTCAGTTGAATGGCAAAGATTGTGTCCTTCTCCTAAAGTTATTGGCTTTGAGGGATGGAATGGTGAAGACCAATGGCAAAATGTTGAGATGTCTTATCTAGAATATCAACAAAGAGTGTTTCTAAGTACTTGTGCATTTATTAGTTTATCGCCATCAATAAGAGTTATTCCAGAGTATGGAACTCCAGGAGGTCTGGTATCAGGAACTGAATTATTAACACAAATTCTGGAAAGAGATGCTAGGACATCCCAAATAATGGCTAATACTGCTGTTATGAGCCCTCCAGATTTTCTAGGATTATTACACGATGTTCCAGCACCATCAAGAACAGATCCTCAAATTATTTCTAGTGCTGAGAGAAAAAGGATTAGAGAACAAATAGAAAGATTATGTGGGGACAGGGAATAAAAGGAGATTTTGATGTTCTTCAATTTTTGAAGGACGAGGGTTATTTAGTTGATGAAGAAGTCGATGAAATTGTAGATGACGATGAAAATGACGATTATTGGGAAAAATTATGGGACGTGAGTTCATAGAAAAACAATTTAGAAGTGAAGTTGAGATGCTTAAATTTATTCAAGATCCCAAAAGAGTTGCTAAAGTGAGAGAAAAGTATCCATCTGATAAATATGTATCAAGAATGGATTTTGATAAGAGACAGTTAATTATTACAGAGAAATAAGTAGATGCCTAAGTGGCGAAATTTGGTTATACGCGTATGCCTTAGGAGCATATGTCTTGCGACGTGTCGGTTCGAGTCCGACCTTGGGTACTTAAAACCTTATGATTATGAAAACAGTTATTGTAGAAAACACATTTTTAAAAAGACAGTATGATATTCCAGATGAAAAGCCTATTATAATGGACTTTGGTTGGGGTAATGGTTATGCTCTTATTCCAATTGATCATCCATTATTTGGACGACACTATGATGATATCAATGAACATATTGATATTCATGGTGGTCTTACTTTTAGTGCTTTTGTAAATGAAGGTTTGATTCAAAGCTTCGGGATTGATCCAGAATATGATGGTTACTGGTGTGTTGGTTTTGACACGTGTCATTATCAAGATACATTAGCAAGATGGCCAAAAGAAGCTGTTCAAATAGAAGCAGATGAGTTAGCTCGTCAATTAGAATTATTTGAGGTTGCTTGGAATAACAACTTATAAAAATTGCTCGAGGAGAAGCATATAGGATGAAAATCTCATCTCCCAACTCGCGGGAATAGCTCAATTGCTAGAGTGCCTCTCTTCCAAAGAGGAAGTTGTCGGTTGGAACCCGGTTTCCCGCACAATAAGGTTCAGAATTCAACACTGGAAAACTAATTAAATTTATTCCAGGTCTTAGCGTTTACGCAAGTAAGAATAAAAACAAAGCCTTATCTCCATGGTGTTTATAGTGTTAGCGGATAGCACGGAAGTTTGTGGAGCTTTTAGGTACAGTTCGAATCTGTATAGACACCCAATTAATTAAAAAAATATGGCATATATTTATTGTATTACAAATCAAATTAATCAAAAGAAATATGTAGGTAAATCTACTAGTTGTATTGAACAAAGATGAGCTGAGCATTGTAGAGATGCAAGAAAAGAAAGATGTGAGAAAAGACCTCTATATAATGCTATACAAAAATATGGAGTTGAAAGTTTTCAAATTGAACTATTAGGGAAATATTCTGAAATAGATTTAGATTTCTATGAAAATTATTGAATTTGTGAACTAGATACATATAAAAATGGTTATAATGCCACTTTAGGAGGAGACGGAGCTATATTATTTGATTATAAATTAATTGTAGATACTTATAATCAAACAAAATGTACTCGAAGGACTTCAGAAATAATTGGCTGCTGTCTTGATACTATAAGAAAAGTATTAACTTTATATAATATAAATTTTAATACTAAAGAAGTAGTTCAATTAAATGGAGAAATTATTATTAATTCATTTAAATCTATTACAGAAGCTTCTGAATGAATTTTTAATGAGGGCATATCTAAAGCTGCTTTAAGAAGCATATCTTCAAAAATTAGTGCAAATTGTAAAGGAAAAACAAAGTCAGCATTTAAAGATGAGTGAAGATATTTGGATTAATCCCATTAATCACCCAGTGTGCCAAGTAAAGCCTCTTATTGAGAAATACAATAACGTAACTTGTCTAGATAGTCTTAGTATGGTGCACCAACTAAGTAACAACGCTCTAGAAAACAAACAGGCTCAAGGGAGGTCTTTAGTGGTGAAAGCCATTCCCTACTACGGGGATATAGTTCATCGGCTAGAACGTTTGACTGTTAATCAAAGAAGAGTGGTTCGATTCCATTTATCCCCGCAAATAAATTGTCCTATAGTGTAGTGGTAACTACGTCAGTTTTTGGAGCTGAAATCCTAGGTTCGAATCCTGGTGGGACAACATTTAAAACAAATAATATGAAAGCAAAGTTTAAAGTTGGTGATAAAGTCATTATTAAAACTCTAGATTCTCAATATGGTAAGCAGAAAATGGCTGGAGAAATTGGACACATTGGAATAGTAAATTCGGTCTTTTTAGATACTTCGGATTCATCAATACATTGGTATCGTATGACTCCGACTGCTCCAGGACTCTGTTGGCCAGAGGATTGTTTGGAACTTGTTGAACCAGAACTTTCTACTTTTGAAGAATTAAGAAAAACTTCAGATATTACGTTTGTGTAATTTCTATCTATGCCATTCTAGAGGGGTGTAGGTCATTTACTCTTTGAGGATTATAAGGGCGGTTGTTCCGATAATGCATCAGTTTTTGTTAGCTTTTGTGATTAAAACAAGCTAAATATTGGGAGAACCTAGTTCTTCTGAACAAATGATAACTGCACTATGTCAGTTTATCTAAAGAATAGGAGACAGGTGTTTTCGGACACCTGTTCTTTAAAAATGCCCATGTGGTGAAATCGGTAAACACAGCAGACTTAAAATCTGCCGATCAGTAATGGTCTTAGGGGTTCAAGTCCCCTTTTGGGTACAGTAGGGATAAGCAAATATAAAGTAAATTTATTAAGATGCTTACGGGGGTTAGTGTTTAGTCGCTTATCCCTATTTTTTGGTGCGTTAGTTCAGTTGGTTAGAATGCTTGCCTGTCACGCAAGTGGTCACGGGTTCGAGCCCCGTACGCACCGCGAGGGAGTCCATATTGGGCTCCCTTTTTTATTAATTATTTTTTTTTAAATCACAGAGTTATGATTACATCTAAGCATTTGTTGTCGCTGAAAGATTTCCAAACAGTACTCGTAGAGTACCTTCGTAAAAAGGACAAATTTGTTCCTTACATCAAAGAAACTGAAATGGGACTCGTTCCTGAAATTGCCTACATGAAAGGCCAAATTTACGGTATTGTTGTTTCAATTGGCCCAGGTCTTATTGGCTGGGCACTATGTGACCGAAAGGACACATTTAGTAAAGAATATGGTATTCACCTGGCTTTACAACGCGCTCGCATTGCTACAAGTCTTTCCCTTCGTGAAAGACGCCGTTTCTACAGCAAAATTCCCACTTCCTTAGGCGAATTGTTCGATAAAATGGACGATCGCTCTGAAAAGTATTTCAAAATTGACGACGATTCTTCAGACGAATAAATTATGCTGACTATCAAAGACAAAGAGTTTGAGATGGTACAAGTAAAGGGCACTCCATTTTTTAATCTAAGCATTTTAACTCCTATCAATCTTGGTAAAGAGAATGAAAGGATGGAAATGAAATTACTAGGTTATGGATTGCCCTTTGAAACCTGTCTACAAACTATGGTAAGTATCAAACTTAGTCATAAGGAAGATACATGTACCGTGCTAGAATACATAAGTTTGTATAAAGCCACTGTAGAAGAGATATCAAAGCTAATTTCAGAAGAGGAAACACAACCTATCGAACCTGGCCTTACCGACACAGAACATGAAAACACTCACGATTGTTAGATCTATTGAACATGCCACATTAGTTGATTGTGGCTCAGTCCTTCTTAGAAAAGGGACAATTCTTGTAAAAAACAATGATAGTATTATTGGATTCATTATGTATAATGAAAGAGATGATACTTGGGAAATGTTTCTTAATGGAGAATTTGTAACTTCAACTGATGAATTTATCGAATTTTTTGAGCCGGAATATGCTCAATACACTTACCAATTATCTATTCAAAATTAAAAATTATGGCTATTAAATTATCCACACAACAAGTAGAAGCTCTTAGAAATAAGATCTATCAGGAACTTCATGCAGCAGTTGCTGCGCACAATGAAGCTGTTAAAGAATCAGCAGCGTATAAAGAATTTGAATTCCAAGATCCAGATTGTATTGCGTTAGTCAAAATGTCGCAAAGACGTCCGGAAGTTAAGGTACGTGATTTTGAATCTTTAATTCAAGATATCAAAATCGCAACTTTTGCATCACAGTTTAAAACATATCCTCAGAACTATGACATTCAAAATGCCATTATTTTAGCTACTATTGATGCAGCTGACCTAACGACATTAATTGAGGCTGTAACTGCTCAATTTAAGAAATAATGTCTATAGTAGTCGGCAAAATTGAGGAGTATGATGTACTCTATATTCCTGAGAAGGATGTCTTGTTTTGCAAGAATACTACTGTTTCTTATGATTTGCTTAAAGCTGCATTAATTGACAGAAAATTTGATCGAACTCAACTAAAAGCAGACCTTGTGTTGTCTGTTGATTCCGAAATAGTAACCTTAGGTTGCTTAAACACAAACTTAGAAAACTGCGAAAGTATTTACCAAACCATAAAAAAGATTAAGAATGGCACAAGATTTAGTAAAAAGTCGGATTAACAAGTACGACCAACAAATGAAACAAAAGCTGGTTGAGCTGGGTAATAGTAAGAAGTCTTACAACAATATCCTGCAGTACCTGAACGATGAGATCCAGAAATCAACCAAAATGAGTACCTTTAACTATAGCATCCTTTGTTTTAAGAACGATGGTGTTTATCAGTTAAACAAAGCCATTGAAGAGGTCTATGGAGTTTCTCAAGGTAAAGGTGCTGAACAACCATCTGGTGGTGAAGGAAAGCTGGAAACAGTTGATGTCATCTTAGCTGATGGTACACGTTTGAAAGTTCCTTATGGAACAATTGCTCTTCCGGAAGCTGGTGATGGCGCTTGCATCAAGATTCAGTATCATAATGAAAAGCATTTATTGCTTATCTCTGGACAATGTCAATTTCGTTTTGCCTCTATGATTGATGAAATCGTGGAAAAGACAAAAGAATTACTTTCCAGCAACTCTGTGTACAAGAATCAAGCAATTGAATTGACTGCTGATTGTCAACCAAAGATCATGGATGTAACAGCAATTGACAAAGAATTCATGGTTCTCTCCGATAGAACTGAATATGAACTTCAACCTCTTCGTGCTCGTCTATTGAATTCAGCAATGTGTATTTCCAAAGGCATCTCATTGAAATATGGTTGTTTGATGGAAGGCCCTTATGGCACTGGTAAAACTCTTCTGGCTTTTAAGCTAGCGAAGGATGCCGTTGATCATAACTGGATCTTTATGTATTTGAAGAATCCGGAATTATTGGCTGAAACATTGCGTCTTGCCAAGGTAATTGACAAGAATGGCAATGGTGTTGTTATCTTCGTTGAAGATATTGACCAAGTAACCAGAGGTAACAGAAATACTGCTATGCAGGATATTCTTAATACTCTGGATGGTGGGGATTCCAAGCAGATGAATGTAATTTCTCTGTTCACCACAAATCATATTGAACTGATTGAGCCTACTTTCCTGAGAGGGAAACGTATTGGTTCAATTATCTCTCTTGGTTTCTTGGATAAGAAGACTGCTCAAAAGTTCATTGAATTTGCTTTCCAAAAGGATGGCTATACAATTAACCCACAGGGTATGGAAAAGGTTTATGACCTCATTGAACAGAGCGATATCGCTCCAGCCTTTATGGCTGAAATTACGGAATCTGTGAAATCTCACATGATCCTAAGTGAAAGCAATGAAGTACAATCTGACTATATCATGAACAGTGTTCAAGCATATTTGCGTCAGGTAGATCTTTCTCGTAAGAAAGATATGTCTGAAACAAATGATATGAAGCTAGTTGCTTCATTAAAAGCTGCTGTCATCGAAGAATTTCGTGACGAGATGAGAGGTTTGTTGAAAGACATTAAGACTCTTGTTGAATAGTAGCATAGGGAGAGCCTTTATGGTTCTCCCTATTTTTTTAACATTTAAATTTAATCTATGATTATTGAGGAAGCAGATTTCAAGATTGTACAAGATGGCAATAGCTATACTCTATATTGTCTTAAATCTAAAAAAGAATTAGAAACTAACTCAACAGATAAATTTAAAATTGGTGGATATTATACAACATTTGATGGAGCATTAAAAGGTGCTGCAACATTTAGAAAGAGTAAGAAGTATCCTGGAAAAGAATTATCTACAACGCTTACAGCTTCTTTAAAAGAATATAAGCAAAGTAAAGAAACTTTCAAAACCTTAGTGAGTAAGGTTTATCAACCTATTTTTGAACTAAAAGATAAATTGAAATTATGACTATTACTACTGAATTTTCAGTTCCTGACTCTGTTTTTGTTCTAAATGGACAAGTTCGCCAAGGCGAAGTTGCAGAAGTTAAAGTTTCTTCATCAGCTAATAAACAAATCGTTACTTATATGGTAAAGATTGGAGAAAATGATTATGCTCTTGTTGATGAGAATCGTATTGGTAAAACAAAAGAAGAATTATTGAAAAAATTATGAGTAAAGTAAGAATCTGCGCAATCAGTGATATGCATGGAATTTTACCTGAAAATATTGAACCTTGTGATATTTTATTTATTGGTGGGGATATTAGTCCATTTGACATACAGTTAAATATGTTAGCTATGCGAGAATGGATCACTACGACCTTCGCATACTGGATTAATAGTCTACCAGTAGATAAAGTATACCTAGTACCTGGAAATCATGATTTCTATTTTCAAGGACTAGCGAGATATAAGTTACTCGAGTTTTTACAAAGTACTCACTTTAAAGTGTGTGTTTTAGAAAATGAATCGGCTTTATATAGATGTGAGGATGGGTCCAGGATAAGTATCTTTGGAACACCTTATTGTCATATATTTGGTAGATGGGCTTATATGAGGGCGCCTGATTATTTAAAAGAGGCTTTTTCTGAAATTCCTGAAGAAGTGGATATTATTCTAGCACATGATGCACCTTTTAATGTAGGTGGACAAGATGTTATGACTGAATTACCACGACATAGAGAACAACCTGGGCATATTGGCAACCCGGAACTAGCTGAGAGGCTGGGCCAAATAAAATATAAATGGTTAATACATGGCCATATTCATAGCTCTGAACATATTCCAGAAGAATTCAATGGGGGTTTAGTAGTAAACGTAAGTTTAATGAATGAAGAATGTAGCGATCTTATTTACGAACCTTTTTATTTCGAATTTGAGACATGAAACACATTAATTTTATAAATGATGAATAGGACTTGGATAATGAGCGATACTCATTATGGACATATAAACATCTGTTATGGTACCTCTCGTTGGAAAGATAAAGAAGTATCATGTCATCGCTTTAACACTGTTGAAGAGATGAATGATGCCATTGTAAAATCTATCAATGATGTAGTAGATCAAACAGATATAATCTATTTCTTAGGAGATTGGTCTATGTCTGGTGTTGAGAACATCTATAAATTTTTCTCACGCTTAATTTGCAAGAATATTTTCTTTGTTCCTGGAAATCATGATGAGCATATAATTAAAAATCATCTAAGTTTGGGCATAGCTCCAGAAGATATGTTTCATATTCTTCCAGAGTTATATACTTTGTATTATCGTGGTTATAAATTTATTTTATCTCATTATCCTATTGAACAGTGGAAAGATATGGGTAAGGGAGCTATTCATTTACATGGGCATACGCATCATGTTCTTGATAAGTCAGTAGATAATACTAAATACAAACGAATGGATGTTGGGTGGAAACCTACTGGTCCATGGCTTCTTGATGATATCATTGAAATAATGGATAAACGGGAAGTTAAACAACATTGTGAGAATGATTGAAATTTATGCTGATGGTGCTTATTCTTCTTCGAGAGATCGAGGAGGATGGGCATTTGTTGTAGTAAAGGATGGAGTTAAAATACATTCAACTTTTTATCCGATAGATAGTACCACAAATAATAGGATGGAAATACAAGCAGCAATTGAAGCCTGTGCTTGGGCTAAGTTAAATGGATATAGTGATATAACTGTTTATACTGACTCTATGTATGTCATTGGGACAATGACATTAAATTGGAAACGCAAGAAAAACCATGATCTTTGGGCTCTATTAGACCCTTTGGCAAATGAGCTTAATATTACATGGACACATGTAAGAGGCCATAGTGGAGATAAATATAACGAATTATGTGATGCACTAGCTGTATCCGCAACTCACGCAAATTAAACCTTATGATAAGAACCATTGTAGAAGAAAGAACTAAGAATGTAGCCGTAATGGATGTCTTCTCTAAATTAATTCAGGAACGAATTATATTTATTGATGAGGAGATAGACTCAGAATTAGCTAACGGTGTTATTGCCCAAATGATTTATTTAGATTCCGTAGATAGTAAGAAACCAATTAATGTTTATATTAATACTCCAGGTGGTAGTGTATACGATGGATTAGCAATATATGATATTAGTAGACTAATTAAAGCACCAATTCGTACTGTTAGTATGGGATTAGTTGCATCTATGGGAATTATTTTAATGCTTATGGGGACAGAAAGATGTGCAACAAAAAATTGTGCATTTATGATTCATCAGCCATCGACTATGGCATATGGTCCAGCAGCAGATATTGAAATTACTGCTAAGATGATTATTTCATTGAAGGAAAAAATGTTTCAGATAATCTCTGAACATACTGGACAACCGGCTGATAAAATTAAAACTGATGCGGAGCGTGATTATTGGCTAAGTGTTGATGAGGCTAAAGAGTATGGACTTATAACAAAGATTCTATAAAATGGCCACAGCATTACCAGAATACACTACATATATAAAGAATGGACAAACTGTATTGGTTGATTCATCTCATCTATTTGTGTATCAAACCTGCGTTTATGCTTTTTACAAAGGATACTTTTCTCTTTGTAATTCACAGTTTTATTCTTGTCATAAAGAAATCCAAGGAGTTGTGGGCTCCTTTTTTAAAACACCACATATCCAGATTTGCTCAGAGCTGTTCGCAGCTCCAGAAAAATGGTTAATAGATAATGAGTATGTGATATACTCACGACCTGAAAAGATAAGCAAAGTTAAACACAACATTGAAGGTAATGACGGATAGAAAATTATCACTCATAAGTCCTCAAATCGGTGAACTGCTTGTAAAACAAATTGCACATGAGTTAAAGAATTTTAGTCTTTATATGAGTTATGCAAATTATTTTTCTGTAGATGGAATAACTGATCTTGAAGAATATTACAGAAAACGCGCACATGAAGAATTAAATCACCATCAATGGATTATGGACTATTTGTCTGATGGTGATTATGCATTTATATATCCTGCTGTCGAGCAAAACTCAGAAAAAATTACCAGTCAAATGGTACCTTTTGGTCAAACAGTTGTAAGAGAAATTCAAACAACTCAATTGCTATATGCTATATATGAAGCCTCTCTTGCAGAAAAAGATTATATGACAGCATCTTGGTTATATGAAAAATTAATCAAGGAGCAAATTGAAGAGGAAAATACGAGTAGGATGGCTGTAACAATTATGGAAGAGGAAACTCGTAACATTTTTGATAAAGCTGAGAGTGTACTTGAACTATTAGAATCTTAAATGGAATATTTGATTTTTGATTTTGATGGAGAACTTATTGATGTTCTTCATTTTGAATCTGATAAATCAGTAGCCGAATACAAAGCTGCCAATTTAAATTATGTTGTTCTTAGTGCTGAAGATACTATTCTTAATGAAGATGGTATATTTGTTTCTGAGGATGATGAAGATTTGGAAGAATGACAGAATTTGTAAGAGAGGTTGAATTAGTTGCCCATAGGGATGACACTTATACGATTTATGTATTTAAAATTGTTAATACAAATGAATACATTTTTTGTACAAGGTTACCTAATTGGCAAGTACCAAGTATAGATGTTGGGGATACAGGATTTCTACAATATCAAATAGTAACTGCTGGAGAAGAATATTATGATCCAGACACTAAGTCTAGAGGAGTATATGGTTACTCTAACATTTACTTTATGAATTTTGTAAGAAAAACAGATCTCGTTAAAAGTAAAGAAATAACATTGTAAGATATGAGCGGAACGTTGATGGAAGAAAAACTAAAAGCAGCGATTGAAAATAAGAAAGTTGACTTAAATAGTTTTATTTGGAAAGGAAATAAAGTATTAGATTCCACCGGAAAATATAAGCAGTCAGAGAAGAAACTAACTTCTATGGCCGAATACGAATTAAATAGTTGTTATGAACACTGTAAAACTATGCTATTTAACAAGGATTTACAAAATCCTGGTAGATATGTAGTTTTAGAAGAAATAGCAGATCAAAAAGATAGATGTGGGGCAGAATTATTTTTACGTCACGTTGACCAACGTAACGGTTTAAGTAGATTCACACTTCTTGGATCAATAAATGAGTTCTTAAAGAATAACAAAGAGGCGCTTAAGAACGTAAAGCCTGTAGTAGGCACTGTCTTTTCAAACACTCCAGCTGAGTTTGAAAAGATTCCATTAAATTTAATTATTGATGGATGTTTAGATCGGCTGGGCACATTTAACAAAAAACATATAACCAGAACTTTTATTTTAAAACAAGGGATTTGGTTAACCCCAACTGAATCAAAAGAATTAATTGAGTCTGATATCCAAGGAAATATTAGAGATAGAATTGAAGTTATTAGAGAGCGTTTAAATATAAAAGAGATTGAACATCTCTATATTAATTCGAAAGGATTAAATTATACTCAAATGCGAGCTATGCTTAATATTCGTCCTAATAAGAAATATATGGATTTAACAACTATGCAGTTAGAAACTTTAAGATATAGAATGTTATTCAATCTTGAAGAAACTGTTAAAGAACATATAGCTGCTTGGGAAAGACGTATGGAAGAGATTGATTTAGTTGCCGATTATAAAGGATTTAAAGTACAATGTCAGTAAGAGTAATATCACAAGAAATGCAAGGGGATGGATTTATCTCCCCACAAGAAGTAGATAATGGAAAATATATTGGTTCAATCTTTGTCGTTGAAATGGATGAGCCTGATGAAGTAGTCGGATTTGTTTATCATGATGTAGACGATGATTATTGGATTATGGAAACGAGAGATTTCATATCTGATAAATTTGAATCATTTACTGATTTGTTTGAGAATTATCTCGACGAAGAAGTTGAGCTATTTGTTAAAGAATAATTATGATTTACTTAGTAAGTAATCAGACTAATGCTTTTGGAGGAGAATTCACACAGATACCTCTTTTAGAAGCAATAGAAATGTTATCACATATTCAGTTTATTGGTGCAGATACCGAAACTGAAGGTCTAGATTGTTTTACTAAGAAGCTTTTAACTGTTCAATTAGGAAATGCTGAATTTCAAGTTGTTTTCGATATAGCATCGTATGAGGGTAAGATCCCTCAAGAATTAAAGTTTTTTCTAAATAACTTCGATGGGACGTTTATCCTGCAAAACGCAAAGTTTGATTTAAAATTCTTATATCGGCAAGGAGTTGTCTTGAAACATGTTTATGACACCATGTTAGTAGAGACTATTCTAACCATTGGATTACAGATGGCCGGTAGAGACTTAAAGACACTTTGTGAAAAGTATTGTCAAGTAGAACTTGACAAATCTATTCGAGGAGAAATAATTACAAAAGGGCTAAATGCCGCAGTTATTAGATATGCAGCATATGATGTTGTGTATTTAGAAGATATAATGACTAAACAAATGAGACAAGTCAACCACTTGCGTTTAAATAACGCAGTCATACTTGATAATGAGTTTGTCAAAGTGTTAGCATATATCGAATATTGCGGAATTAAGCTTGATTGGAAAACATGGAAAGAAAAATCTTTAAGAGACTTAGAAGTAGTCGCAGCAAAGAAGGAGGCTTTAGATGGATGGTTGTATGATCATAAACTAATGAAATATTTTAGTGGAATGCAAGATCTCTTTACAGGAAGAATGGATTGTATTCTGAACTGGAACTCTCCTTTACAAGTTGTAGAATTATTTGAATCTTTAGGGATTAACTGTACAACAGTTGATAAGGGAGTGTCTAAGAAAACAGCAGAAGAAAAAGCAATTGGGAAATATAAAGACCAATATCCTATTCTAAAATTATACTTTGAGTATAAAGCTGCTGTAAAATTAACATCAACTTATGGATTAACTTGGGAAAGTATGATCAATCCGGTTACTCATAGAATTCATACAACCTTTCAGCAGATAATGAATACTGGAAGGTTATCGAGTGGTAACATGAGAGAAAATAAACCTAATCTTCAAAATCTTCCTTCAGACCATTTAACCAGAGGTTGCTTTATTTCTGAAAAGGGATATAAGTATATTGCCGCTGATTATTGTGCGCAGGAATCTATAATTCTGGCAGATTTCTCACAAGATGAGAGTCTGCTAGCATTTTATAGAAAGGGCTTTGAGGATATGCACAGCTATGTGACTTTTCTTCTATTTCCAGAAGTACGAAGGTGCGCCCTCGACGATCTAACCAATGAGGAATTAATTTGGATTAAGAAGAATTTTAAGGAAAAGCGAAATATTGCTAAAACTGCAGAGTTTGCAATTAACTATGGAGGTAATGGTAGTACTATCGCAAAAAACACAGGACAGAGTAAACAACAAGGAGAATTCGTCTATAAAAGTTATTTTGATGCCTTTTATAATTTAAAGACATATTATGACGTAGGTATGCAACAAGTAGAAAGGGATCACTATATCCTCTTTAATAATGTAACTGGTAGAAAATTGTTCTTTGGAGCAGAAGAGCCTTTTATAAAATATAAAGAAGATGTAGCAGATCCTTTCTTTTGGCAACGTCCAGATGCGAGAAGCATTCATGGTGAGTATACTAAAAGTAGATCTGAGGTACAGAGAAAGTCTCAGAATTATCGAATTCAAGGATCAGCAGCGGATTGTTCGAAATTAGCTGGCGTGATGTTTTTTAATCAACTAATTCAGCGTGGACTATTATTTACTGTGAAAATAGTAAATATGGTTCACGATGAATTTAATGTTGAAGCTCCTGACGAAATAGCAGAAGAAATGTCAGATTTACTAATTAAATGTATGTCAAAAGCTGGAGATCAATTTTGTAAAACAGTGCCTTTAACTGCAGAAGCAGAGATTGGTGATCATTGGATACATTAATGAAAACAAAAAAGAAAGTGAAAAAATTATACGAAATTGGAGCTGAAGTTTGGATTACACCAATTGACGGCGATCCAAGAGCAGCAAAAGTCGTAGGATATATTGATTATCCACGCGTTATCCCTATTGTTGAATTTATGGGCAAAACTGGTACTCTAGTAAAGAATTCTTTTGATTATGCAAGAATTTGTCATTACAATGATAGACCAGAACATGAACTTTTTGAAAATGGATAATCAATATTTAATAGGTGAAGTTGTGTGGATCCGCCCCTCCAATGCAACACCGAGAGAAGCAACAATTAAAGGTTATGATCCAACTGACGGAGTCCCTCTGATAAGATATCAAGGGGATAATGGAGAGTGGCATGAGAGTAGATTCTCTACTTTACTCATGAGTACTTATAATGACCGACCAGATATTGATGAAAATATTAACGGTTAGTTATGAAAACTATAAGAAACGGTGTTTTTGAGACCAATAGCTCATCTTCACATTCAATTTCTATTGGACCTTACGAAGAAGTACAATCCCTAAGGTGGGAATCAGTTTTTGAAATAGAGGAAGGAAAGGCTATTTTATACCCAGGAAAATTAAGCACACATGTTAAGTATCTAGGAGAAGCTTCACAGACAAGATGTGAAACTTTATTTGATAAGTTAGCAATGGTTGTTAATTGGCTCCAGGGCCTTAGAGATGACTCTTGGTTAACTTTAGATGAATTTGATATCGCTATTCTTAGAATTAAGGAAGATTTTGAGCTTGATGATATTGTGTTTAGTACTTATTCTGATTATTATCCATATTCTGAATATGGTGATAATCCATTTTCTAGGGAAGAGAATTTTCAGGAAGACTTCGAAGGCCTACTAAAAGTCGTACGAGATAATACTCAAGTAATCATTGATGAAGACATTCCAAACTAATGAAGATAATATGTAGAAGCATATTTGAAACTAATAGTTCGTCAACTCATAGTACAACCATTATGACTGTTGAGGATTATCAAGAATGGAAAAAAGACATCTTGTGTTATGATGAAGATAGTCACAAACTTATTACTAAAGAAGAACGTCTAGCAATGGCTAGAGAGAGTTATGAGAAATATCAAGTTCATTCTAGTCCAAATACTATTCCAGACGTAATTACTGATGAGCAAATTGAAGCTCATATTGAAGAAGAGTTAGATGAATTTCCACAAACTTATTCAGACTATAAAGCTATTGCAGGAGATTATGAAACTGATACAAATCAATTTACTACTCCTGGCGGTGAAGAAATTATAGTCCTTTGTTATTACGGTTATAATTAAACCAAATTACATGAAAACAATTAGATACAACATTTTTGAAACAAATAGTTCTTCTTCTCACTCTATTACTGTGAGTCGAAGTGGTAATTATGTAAATGATTCTCTTTTTCCAGAGCCTAATTCAGCTGAACCAGTAATTCTCTTAGATGGTGGTAATTTTGGTTGGGGTGTGGATGTGTTTACAGATTCAAATACAAAAGCAAATTATTGTGCTATTGATTTTGCTGCAAATGATGAGCCGATTAAACTTATACTTTTACAGAAAGTTATTGAGGATATGACTGGCTGTAATGTAGTAATTGATTTAGACGATTTTTCTCATATTGATCACCAAAGTATTGGAACAGCTGATGATGAACTTATGGATTATCAGGATATAAAGGACTTCGTCTTTAATCCTGAATCAGAGTTGCTCATTGATAATGATAATCATTAAAAGATAAAACAAATGGAATTACTTTATAAATATCAAAATGGAAATGTTCTCGTTTCTATTTTTGATGATGGAACAAAAATACAAGAGTGGCCTGATGACGAAGCTCCAGCTCCCATTTATCCGAATTCAATGGATGTTAAGATTACAAATAAATGTAACTTAGGTTGTAAATTTTGTCATGAAATGTCTGTTCCTGATGGAAAACATGCAGATCTTAGTGATTTGCTTGAGATTCTTGAGGATCTTCCAGCTGGTACAGAATTAGCTTTGGGTGGTGGTAATCCACTTGAACATCCTTGGCTTAAGTCATTTCTTATGGTTTGTCAAGATTGGGAATTTATTCCAAATCTTACAGTTAATGGTAAGCATGTTGAAAAATATGCTGACTTACTCAATACTTTGATTGACGAAAGGTTAATCTATGGCTTGGGTGTGTCTATTGAAGATGACTTTGATTTTGCTATTATGGATAAAATCCATAATGTATCTAATGTTGTTTATCATGTTATAGCTGGTGTAAATGATTATACCATTCTAGACAAAATAAAGGACAGGATGGGCAAGGTATTGGTCTTAGGATACAAAGATGTTGGCAGAGGCATAACTAATCATTCTGAACTTACTGATGTACTTCAGAGTGAGTGGTTTGGTCATATCAAACTTTATATTCATAGACTCCACATGTCTTTTGATAACCTAGCGGTTAAGCAATTAGACATTAAATCTTATTTATCTCCGGAAGAATGGGATGAATTCTATATGGGAACTGACGGACAGTTTACTATGTATATAGATGCTGTTAGTCAAGAGTTTGCAGTTTCTTCTACTTCAGTAACTCGTTATCCACTAAAAGGAACTATTGAGGAAATTTTCTCGAAAGTTCAAAGTGAACCAAAAAATTAACACAAAAAATTTGGTAAAGTCAGAAAAAATGCTTATCTTGTAGTATAATTCTAAAGTAAAAAATAAGAAATGAAACAAGGTTTAATCTATAAATACACTTCACCAAGTGGTAAAAGTTACATCGGGCAAACATCTGATGAAAATTGACGAATGAAGTGTCATAAAAGTTCAAATTGTAAGACTAAGTTTAATTCTGCCATTAAAAAGTATGGTTTTGAAAATTTTACATATGAAATTTTATTTAAAACTTCTTTTACCAAAGATTTGGAAAAATTAAAAGATGTGCTTAATCAAATGGAAATTGCCTTTATTGAATATTATAATTCATTTAATAATGGTTATAATCTAACTAAAGGTAGGGAGGGTGCATTAGGAGTTAAGTTATCGCAAGACGCTTTGGAAAAGTGTAAGAATACTAGACGACTTAAAAATCCAACATGAGGTGATAAATTACTAGTCATTGATGCTACTATAAAAAGAGAGGCAGCTAACATTAGACGCCAAGAGAAATTACGGCAGTTAGAAAAACGAAGACGACCTCGTATTTTACAATATGATTTAAATTTTAACTTAATTACGAAATGACAAACTCTTTCTGATATTAACAAATGCTTAGGTCTTTGTGAAAATGGAATTAGAACTTGTTGTCGAGAAAAGAGACTTAATTATAAGAGTTATATTTGGAGATACGAAGAAAAAGAAAAGAATGAGAAACTATAAAGTAGAACGACTTCTAAATGGAGAATCTTTCATTACTTCTGAAAAAGGAAACTCAATGCTTCCTATAATCAAATCAGGTCAGGAACACAAATTATCACCGGCTCAATGGGAAACTGTTGAAGTCGGTGATGTTGTCTACTGCAAAGTCAGAGGTAATTACTACACGCATTTAGTAAAAGCAAAAAATAATGATCGTGGTTGTCTAATTGGCAATAATCATGGTCATCTAAACGGTTGGACAAAAGCTGTTTATGGTAAAGTAACAGAAATATTATGAGAAGACAATCAGGATATTATTGGGTAAAAAATCCAGATCCTATAGCATGGACCATTGCTTATTGGAATGAATCATTAGGTTGGTGGGTTGGTGATTTTGAATCAAAAAAATTAGATGATTATTGGTTAATCATTGACGAAAGACAAATTGTCCATCGTGAATAGAATCTTTATAAATGACACTTGACAGAACTGAGCGACAAAACTTAGGAGTTAAGCGTTGGATACAAGCTGGTTGTAGAGGAACTCTACAATGGTGTACAGGCGTTGGTATCATTAAAAATGATATAAATTAAATTAAGATAGTATCAGGATAAAAATCAATGTATGTCGTATATTTTAGATTTTATGTGCAATAAAAATATTACCTTTGTGTAATATAATAAAAATATAAAATATGGGAAAAAGACACGAACAAAGAATTTATGATGAATTAGCTACTAAATATTTAGTAGAAGGATTTAGTTTGATAGAATTATCAAAACAATCAGGAATAGATAGAAGAACATTATCTACTAATTTTAAAAGTATGGGAATTAAAATAGTTAATAAACAAAATTTAACTAAATTTGATGAACATATATTTGATGAAATAGATAATGAAGAAAAAGCATATTGGTTAGGATTTATTTTTGCAGATGGTTATATATCAAGTTCAAGTAATAATTTTGAATTATCTCTTGGAATAAAAGATATAAATCATTTAGAAAAATTTTCACAATTTATGAAATATGTTGGACAAATAAAACAAGATTCTTATAGATGTAGATTTTCATTGAGAAATAAACATTTATGGAATATATTAAATAATTATGGTTGTACTCCTAAAAAATCATTAACTTTAAAATTTCCAAATATAAATATCTTTAAATCTGAGGATTTAATAAGACATTTTATAAGAGGATATTTTGACGGAGATGGTTGTATTACATATCAAAAAGATACTTATTTTGTAAGTGCTGTTTGTTCTGTAATTGGTACTCCTGAATTTTTAAGTAAATTTGAACAATTATTAAATTTTGAAAAAGAAATTACTAAGTGTAAAGATAAAAGACGAACTAATAATACAATTAGTTTATCTTTTAAAAGATCCGAGTCATTAACATTAATGATGTACTTATATGAAAATTCTTCTATTTATCTAGAAAGAAAATTTAAATTATATTCATTTTTTAAAAATGGATGCCGTTCATTAGAGGAATTTAGTGAATTATTATTGACCAATATCGGGGAAAGCTGTGATGCCAATCCCGAGATAAATGATTAGATTACGAAAGGCTAATCATCATCGTAACGCGTAGGAGATGAATAAATATAATTCTCCCAAGAGTGGTTAACATCCAGAACGGATGAAAAGGTACGCTGGTCTTATACAAAATAGAAGTATAAGAAGTTAAGATAAAAAGCTTAACGATAACAAAAACGAAAACGCGTGCTGCATTAACAGCAATTAAAGGTTTTTTAGCAAAAAACCAAAACAAGATTATTAAGGTTGTTGTACCTACTGAGCATTTAAAAATTCAGTGGATGCAAGAGCTTTCCAAGTATGGATTACTTCAAGATGTTAGTGTCGAGATTATTAATTCAGCCATTAAAAATACAAATTCAATAGACTTTTTAGTCTTGGATGAGTGTCATAGAATTCCTTCTGATACTTTTTATGCTGTCTTTAATCAAAGACAACCTAAGATTGTATTAGGACTTTCAGCAACATTTAGTAGATTAGATGGTCGCCATGAATTACTTAACAGATTTTGCCCAGTATGTGATGTTATCCATATAGGTGAAGCAATTGAGAATGAATGGTTAGCCCCTTATAGAGAGTATAAAGTTATTATAGAGCCGGATGATATTGAAACTTATCGAGAGATAAACCGTCAATTTCATGAGGCTTTTGCTATCTTTAATTTTGACTTTAAGTTGGCTATGGATTGTGTAACTAATATCATATCACGAAGAGTGTATGGTAAAAAGTTAGGAATGGCTGTCTCTGATATGGATGGAGTAGTTTTTACTTGGAGTCGTTGTTTAAAAGCTCGAAAAGCTTATGTAATGAACCATCAGAAAAAAATTGATATTGCGAGAAGAATCATTGAGGCTAGACCCAATGAAAAGATTATTACTTTCTCTGCAACAATTGCCCAGTCTGAGAAGATAGGGAGTGGTTATGTTGTGAATTCTGGAAAAACTAAAAAGAAAAACAGAATCACAATGCAAGAATTTGCAAAGTTAAATCGCGGTGTAATTCATACTGCAAAAAGTCTTGATGAAGGGTCAGATGTACCTGGATTGAATACTGCAATAGTACTTTGTAATACATCTTCTCAAACTCAAAAGACACAACGAATTGGTCGTGTTATTAGATTTGAAAAGAATAAAAAAGCAGAAATTTTTACTCTTGTAATAAAGGGAACAATGGAGGAAGGATGGTTTAACACATCTACAGCAGGAAACAACTACATAGAGATTACCGAGTCAGAATTAGATGAAGTACTATCTGGACATGTGTCAACTAACTTAGAACAAGAAGCTAAGGAGGTTGGAATAATGTTTAGATTCTAAATTTTATTTTATGATATCAGAAAAAATGTTAGAACTGTTAACGCTTGTGCACATCTTGGATTGCTGTGCAAGTATTACGTCAGCTGAATATAACAGTTTGAAAGAACGTTATAAGATGCTAAGAGATGAATTTATTAAAGAACAATTACAGTACCCCATTATTAAAAATCCCGTAACGGATATTAAAAGCGATGAATGTAGCTAAAACCTACAATGCATGCAGCATTTTGAATTATCTTTGCAAGAAGAAATTAATATATACATTAATAGTGGATTAACTCCCACAGAATTATTTGTATTAAGATTACTTCTCTTAGCTGTAGATGATGAACCTAAATATTTAGTTAATTATATCTCGAATGTTCGAGAAGGAAAGGCTATTTTTAGACAGGTTCTTGAATCTCTAAAAGAGAAGAAAGTTATACTCTCGAGTTTTAAAGTTCCCTGTGAAGGTGAGACTTTAAATTATAAAAATATACCCTTTAATAAGAATTTTATGAAGTCGTACATTCGAGAATCCAATGAGATTGGTAAAGAGTTATTTGATGCATATCCTCCGTTTATTAATATAAATGGTAAGTTATGTAGCATTAAAAATTTTACAAAAGCCAATTTATATTCCTTTGAAGAATTTTGTTTATATTATGGAAAAGCTATTAAAAATGCTAGTGCTACTCACGAAAGAGTGATAGAAGCATTAGAATTTGGCAAAGAAAATAATTTAATTAATTATTCAATAATTGAATTTATTGCTTCCCGAAAGTGGGAAGAAATTGAATATATTCAAGGTAGTGGAAATATTAATGGGTATAACAATTCTGAACTACTATAATGCAGGGAGTAGATCAGTTATTTAACAATATAGAAGAGGGAAGACAGGGTCGCAATATTGGAATAAGCACTGGCTTACCAATAATTGACTCTTTAATTTATGGTATTCAAAAGAAGTATTTATATACTATTGGTGCTGACACATCTGGTGGTAAAACATCATTTGCTGTAGATACCTTCGTTTACAATTTAATAAAGAATGCAAATGGAAATCCTGTTTCTATTCTTTATTATTCTTTTGAGATGTCTAGCGATATTTTATTTGCTAAGTTATTATCCTTACATATCTTTGATACGTATGGTGAAATAATAACTTATGAAGATATTCTCTCTTTAACAAAACCAATCACTCCAGAACAACTTCACTTTGTGAATATATCGAGAGATTGGCTATACGACCTTCAAACACATGTGACTATCTATGATAAAGCGCTTTCTCCAAATGGAATTTATGCAACTTGTAAAGAGTGGCTTAAACAATTTGGTCGTTTTGTCGAAATTGGAGAACACAGAGAAGAGTATATAGATGATGATCCCCATCGATACAAAGTAGCTCTAATTGACCACGTAGGCTTGATAACTGGGCCAGGGTCAAAGAAAGAGAAAATTGATCTTACCGTTGACTATTTTATTTACTTTAGAAATAAATGTTCCATGACTGGAGTATTTATTCAACAATTAAATAGAAATGCAAAAGCAATGGATAGAAAAACTAATGGATATGAACTTATTCAATTAGATGATTTTAAAGACACTTCAGGAACCACAGATGGTTCGGATGTTGTTTTAGCACTTTATTATCCATACAGGGAAAAAATTGCGAGGTGTGAGGGCTATCCTATACAAAATGTACTCAAGAAAAGATTTAGGTTACTCCAAGTCTTAAAGAACAGATATGGTATTGCTGATTCAAATAAAGGCTGTGCCTTTTATGGAGAAATTGGACTCTTTAAAGAGATTCCAAGACCTGATGAAATTGGTGATTATGAGCCATACTTATCACTAGATTATTTAAAACCAAATGAAGATAACAATGAAGACATGAACGTATTTAAATTTTAGCTATGGCAGAATTAGGAGCAATTGTCGGCGAGAGTGGATCAGGAAAGTCAACCTCATTGAGGAACTTAGATCCAAAAGAAACATTTATTATAAATGTAGCCAGAAAAGCTCTGCCCTTTAAAGGGCGTAAGAAAAATTATAAGGAACTGACTGTTGACCCAGAAACTCACAAATATGTGGGAAATCTGTACAACACGAGCAGTGTAGAACAGATTGCAAAGGTTTTAAAATTGATTGATAAAACTATGCCAAACGTAAAACAAGTTATTATTGATGATAGTCAATATTTAATGAGTTTTGAGGCAATGGATAGAGCTAGTGAAAAGGGTTATGAAAAATTTACTCAAATTGCTCAGCACTTTTTCTCAGTCTTAAAAGAAGCTATGGATATGAGAGAGGACTTGAAAGTATTTATTCTGACACATGCAGAAAATACTGGGGATAACTTAAATCCTAACTTTAAGATTAAAACAATTGGTAAAATGATCGACAACATGATTACTGTTGAAGGTTTGTTCACTTATGTATTATTTACAACAAGAATCAAAGATGATGATGGAGTTCTTCACTATAAGTTTATGACTCAAAGTGATGGTACAACCACTGCAAAAACGCCGATGGGATGCTTTGAAAGCAATCTAATAGATAACGATCTGCAATATGTATTTGCGCAGATGGATAAATATAACAACGACGAAGAATAATGAAACAAGTAATTGTATCTTTTAATTTTGATCCGGAAACTGAAGTAGTTTCTGAGGTTAAATGTGTGGTCGACGGTGTCGAGAAGAAAAAGAAGACTACGAAAAAAGTAAAAGACATAGAAGAGGAAATGGCAAGTGAGGCTATTCTTGTTCTTGAACCTAATAAAATCACTTTTAATAATAAAGCAGTTGCAGAAATGGAACTAGAATATGAAGATAGAGTGGTTATTAAATGGGAAAGACAAGGTAAGCAGATGATTCCAATTATTGGAAAAGATATTGCATTTGAAGAAGAGGGTACTGGAAACAAGATCACTAAAGCAAATACAATAACTTACAAAGGTAAAGCTAATGCAGTTCTTGCAGAAGCAGGATCAGAATTCACAATAGAATTAGTTAAAGAAGGAATTTGGAAACTAATTTCAACATCAGCACCTATTACTGCAGATGAGACTTTCACATTAGAGGAAGTTATCAAAGAGGCAGAAGATACTGAGCCAGACCTTTTAGTTGAAACAGATGAGGAAACAGAAATAGATGAATTACAATTTCAACTTTAATTAAACAATTATGAGTTTTTCATTCGCAACAACAGCAGGAGCGTCACAAAGTAGCGCAAAACCAAGATTAAGCGGAAACAATATTTATACAGTCAAATTTGATGGCTGTGAAATTCAAGATATAAAGGGTGTGAAAGACCCCAGTAAAGAATATAAAGTTCTTAAACTGAAATTTTCGAATGACGAAGGTACATACGAGCATACCATTTTTGAACCAAGACCCGAAGACTTCGAAAGAGGTGAAAGTAAATATAATGATAAAACTACGGGAGAGGAAAAGAAAATTCCACAAGCATCTGGAGTGGAAAACGTGATGTTATTATTTAAACATGCTATTGACGCAATCAGTCCTGCTATTGGAAAGCAGATTGATGAGGGGACCAAAAATCTTGGCGCCAAAGATTGGACGGACTTAAGAACCCTAGTATCTAAAATTCTAGATCTAGGAAAAGGGGCCGAAGTTCAAATTAAACTATTAACTAACAGCAAGGGTGAAGCTACATTCCCCGGTTATTTCTCAGGTATCAGTAAAGAAGGAAAAGCGTATGTACGTAACAACTTTATCGGTCACAAATTAGCATTCAGCGCTTATGAAATCTCCAAAGTTAATAACGCAGCAACAGCTAAACCTACAAAAGTGGATTCATTTATTCCAAATATCCCTATCAACACTGAGTCGACCAGTGGTTTAGATCTGGACTTTGAAATTGATGCACTATTATTGTAATTGATAAATCTTTGGGTCTCTAACACATTATAATAGAAAAGAAATAAGTGATGTATGAATTAGACTTGGGACCAAAGATAACAAAGGAACTTTTACTTTCAAAATATTCTCAAGAAACGTTCTTTGAACATTACTTGGGAGTTCCTGTTAAAAAAGGACTATTTGTTAGCCCTTCGGTCCTTAGACCAGACCACAAACCAACTTGTTCTTTCTACAAGAATAAATCCGGAGTTCTTAAATTTAACGACTTTGCTGGACCTACTTTTGATTTTGTTGGCTGCGTAATGCAGCTCTATCAATGTAGTTATTATAAAGCATTGCGAATTATTGCTAATGACTTTGGAATTATTCAAGTAGAAAAAATGGAGATTCATCCTCCTAAGATAACTTATACAGGTTATGAATTGGAGGAAACTTCTCGATCTGTTATACAGGTTGAGACGCAAGAATTCTCTAAAAAAGAGTTGGAATGGTGGTCAAGTTTTGGAGTTGGCGTCACAACACTAAAACGGTTTAAGGTTTATTCTATTAAATCTGTTTTCCTAAATGGAGTTTATTTCACCTCTTCTTCTGACTCCTCCCCGATATATGGTTATTTTGGAGGAGAAAATTCGGATGGAGATGAACTTTGGAGATTGTATATGCCGACTAAGCGAAACTATAGGTTTCTTAGTAATTGGAGCGCTACAATGATTCAAGGTGCAAAGCAAATGCCTAGGTCTGGAGAGTTTATAGTTGTCACAAAGTCCTTAAAGGATGTGATGGCATTATACGAATTCGGGATTCCAGCAATTGCTCCAAACAGTGAAAACTTATTCTTAACAGAGGCTCAATATGAAAAGCTCCAACAAAGGTTTAGTTCTATATATTTATTATATGATAAAGACTTGCCTGGAGTACGAGCTGCTCAAAAAATCAGAAAGAAGTTCCCTCTAACAAAAGTGCTTTTAACGCCCAAAGTTAAGGACTTTTCTGATTATGTTAAAAAATATGGAATGATGAAAACATTTAATTTAGTAGAAGAATGGCTAAAAGAAAGAGAGAAGAATCTGCCGAATGAGTAGAGGATAAGGTTGAGGAAGCCACGCCTATAAAGAAGAAGAGGAGTGGCAGTTACTCCAAGGCTAAAGGGTCCGCTTATGAAAGACAGATTGTAAATGAGTTGAAGGAATTAACCGGATCGAATGAGATATCGACAAGTCGGGCATCGAGCAAGAAGCTTGATGACATGAAGATCGATATAAATGACGAGAGTGGAAAGTTACCATGTTATTTTCAGTTAAAGAAAACACAGACAACTCCATCTGTTAAAAAGATAAATGATGATGTTGGAAAAATCGACAAACCATTGTGTATATTATGGAATATACAGGAAAAGAAAGAGGGTAATGTCAATATTACCTCCAATGGAGAATATGCAATAATACCAAAATCATTCTTTTATACTCTACTCGAGAGTTACTTAAAAGAAAACGAAGAATAAGAAAGGCGAACAAGGGTTTATAGTAGCTAATTTCCAAACCAGAAACCCTGAGGTTATAATATAGTCGACAGTCCACGAGGTAATTCTCTAGGAGCGTTGTTAGGGAAATTTTTTTAAAATACAGATATGAAAAAAACAAAATTAAAAATTGTACTGGACATTGATAATGTCGTAGCAAATTGGGTTCCAACCTTTTGTGCTCGATATAATTGTCCTATTCCGACTACATGGAATAATCCCCATGTTACGCCAGAACGTCTTGAAGAATTAAGAAAGGATAAAAACTTTTGGACATCTTTACCAGTTCTGCATTTTCCGGGCTTTCAACCAATTGGTTTTTTAAGTGCCAGGAGTATTCCAAAAGCTTGGACTCATGAATTTATGGTAATTAATGGTATTCCTGGCAGAGGAAATATCCATCAAGTTCCTTGGGGACAATCAAAAATTGATAAATTGAAAGAGATGGGAGCAGAGATCTTCATCGATGATAAGCTTGAAACATTCTTAGAATGTTCAAATAATGGTATCTTCTGCCTGTTAATGGATGCTCCACATAATCAAGGTATTTCTACTCCATATCGCATTTATGACTTAAATATTGATACTATTACCAAATTATGGCAAAAGTCACAATCCGTCCAGACTCCATCCAGATAATTAAGTTAACTGATGAAGAATATTTTCGGGATTATCCTGATTATGTTTCTAATTCAAAGTTAAGCTTAATTGATCCATCAGAAGGAGGTTCTGTAGAAAAGTATAATAGTGGATTTCAGAGTTCTTATTCAGAGTCTTTTGAATTAGGATCTGCTGTTCACTCTATGATTCTACAACCTGAATTCTATGAGATCTCAGAGATTAAGAAACCTTCTGGAAAGTTGGGATTGTTTGCCGACGAGATGTATAAGTATCAAGAAGAGATTATTCTTACTTTAAGAGAAGAAATGTTGTTAGCTTCAAAAGCAGTTGATTATTATGCTAATAGTTTTACTGAAAATCGTCAAGCTGCAGCACTTGAAGCTTGTATTCCTTATTGGAAAGCAAGAAAAGAATTTGAGGAAAGACTTGTGTCTGATAAAGAACAAATTCGTTTATCAGAAGCTATGGCCTCTAAGTTAGATATGTGTATGGGGGGAATTAATGGAAATAAGAAAATTCTAAATACATTAAGACCTACTGGAATATTATCAAATGCTGAGGTTTATAATGAGTATGCAATATTTGCTATTGTTGATATTGAACTTGATGATGGACGAACTGTTGATCTAGGAATTAAAGCAAAGCTTGATAATTTTACGATTAACCATGAAACTGAAGAACTAACTCTTAATGATTTGAAAACAACTGGAAAACCAGTTAATTTCTTCATGGGAAATAATGTGCGAGTAGGTAATGACTTTGTTTGGTATGATGGATCTTTTCAAAAGTTTCATTATTACAGACAAATGGGTGAATTACACGCCCCAACAATAGAAATATTGTAAGCAAACCCTTTTAATTGCTGGGAATTCCATTATTATCAGAATAATGGTGGACAATCAGCAGCTAAGGATTAAACAAAATAAATTTTAAAATCTTCTGATATTTATAATTTTTATATGACATTTATTTAATAACTTTGTAGTTATTAATTAAAAAGAAGATCTATGAAAAATTGTAAAATTATTGGAGAAAAATTCGGACCTTTTGAGGTTTTAGACACAGTTAGACATCAAAATCCAGGTGGAGGGATAGTTACTAAATATAAATGTAAATGTTTAAAATGTGGTGAAATTCATATTAAACAATTACATCATTTAAAAGGATTTAAAGGAGATGGATGTTTACTTTGTACTCCTAAATTAACTGCTTTACCTAGAGCATCAATACACATTAGAAATTACACTAATTACAAACAAAAAATTATTAGTCAAACAAAGCATGAGTTTAATTTAACTTTTGAAGAATTTGATTCATTAGTTATTAAAAACTGTTATTATTGTAATTCTGAACCTGTGTTTCCGGAAAGATTTAAAACTGAATTTAAAAATAGAGAACTTGTTTCTTTTAACGGAATTGATAGAATAGATTCTTCTAAAGGATATATTTTTGAAAATTGTATTCCTTGTTGTTCTGTTTGTAATAGAATGAAATCGGATATGATGCAATCTGAATTTTTAAATCATATAAATAAAATTTATAACTTTAATCAAAGTTCAACGACTAGTCCAATGGACGTAGCCCCAAGTGGTGGCGAAATGGAGGGAATCCTAACAGATAATGCTGAGGATTAAGATATAGTCTAATCTATATGGTAACATATAGCAGTTCAAAAGAGAACGCATACAAATTAACGAATTGTGTGGAATATAAATGATGTATCTTTGGCTCTTGAATTGTGCTATGCACTATACAAGAGGTATTGATTATAAACTCAAAGCTAATATGCTAGTAGTAGAAACAATTCCTACATTTCAAAGTAGAATTTACGCTGTGAAAAAGAAACATATTCTTCAAGGAATTGAAGAGTTCAAAAATTTATTAATACTTGTAGCAGAAAATGGATAGAATTGCAGTTGATTCAACGGTCACCAGCTTAGAGAAGTTAGAATATGTGGATAAACTTGATGCTTATAACAAAGTGTTTTCAACAGGAAACCTTGGAGTAGATATGGGTGATAAACTTGTTCTTATTTCTCTTGTTGCATTGACTTGGTCTAAGATGAAAGAAAAAAATCCACAGATATTACCATTAGACATTTTGATGACTTTAACAGGAGAGACAAAAAGTAATAAAGCTTTTTATCAATTCTTAGAAGCTTTATCAATAATTGTTACTGATATGTCTTATGGATGCACCAAATTTGATGCTTGCGGACTAAAGTCTTCGCAGGAAATTTTAAACAAAATTAAAGAAATATTAAGTACATGGCTCCCATTCTAGAAGAATCATCTCCCTTATTATTCTCTCTTGGTAGTCTATTTGATACTGAGGAAGAAACAGATAGACAAGAAAATGTTTCAATGTGGGTTCAGGACAAGGATATTATCCGAGCCTCAACCGATTTGACAATTCTTAAAAAACTCGAATCCGGAGTTTATTGTGTTAATTTTGATAGAGAGAACGGTCTTTATTGTATTGCCATGAAGCCTGTTTCAGATGAATTATTTATATTTTCGGACTCAATTACCTCAAAGCTTATGCAAGAGATTAATTTATTCTGGACAAAAGCTCCTGTTTATAAGGAGAATAACTTAATTCATAAGCGTGGGATCCTTTTAGAAGGATGCCCTGGTACTGGTAAAAGTTCTATTATTACTCTTTTATCTAATGAAATCATTAGTAAAGGAGGAGTTGTATTTAAAGTTACGGGATTTAGAAATCTAAATTACTACGTAGACTTTATGCGATATCAATTTAGAAAACTGCAACCAGATACCCCAGTAATTACAATTCTTGAGGATTTAGACCAATATGGCGATGTAGCTGAAGAGCTACTTGATTTTCTAGATGGGAAAACTCATTTAGATCATCATGTTATTATTGCGACATCAAATAATACTGAAGAAATACCTGACACTTTTCTACGACCTAGTAGAATTGACTTAAAGATTGAAATTCCTTTACCGAGTGAAGAAACTCGAAGAGAGTATTTTGTATTTAAGAAAGTGCCTGAGGCCGATATCGAAAAGTTGGTAGAGTTAACTGATAATTTATCATTAGCTGATCTAAAAGAAGTTTATATTTGTATTTACTTATTAGACTATAGTATCGAAGACGCTATAGAAAAAACCACTAAGCCCCGTGAAAAGAAGAATTACTTGCAATTTAATGCAAACGGAGGTAGTATGGCGATTTAACAAAAAATTAACATACTTTATAGCATTTTATTCAAACTAAAGTGCTATCTTTGTATTGATAATCAGATGAAATAACACTAATAGATAAAGAATAAATTTAAATTTAAATGTGAATGAATTATGAAAACAGTAGAAGCTCAAGGTTATAACAAAGAAAAAGCACTTGAATCAACAGGTTTAGACGTCCAATTGGACATGTTAAAGAACGCAACACAGGCTTGGAAGAAAGCTGGTTCGCCGATGAATACCAAAGATCTTAATAGATTTATGGCAGAATACATCAAACGTAATAAACTTGTAGGTGCATACTTAGTTGTTGAAGCCTCCTCTGACGACACTCGTCTTCGTCCTTACAGCGTTATCAACGAAACAACAAAAGGAAAACGCAAAACGACTACAACTTATCAAATTAAAGAAGCTGAATTGAAAGTTAAGTTTACAACTATGATTACTGACGAAAACGAAGAAATCGCAGTACCAGTTGTTGATGTAGTAGCTGTCGGAGCTGTTGAAGCTCGCGCAGACAAGAAAGACACTGCTCTGAAAATTATGAAAGAGCTTATCGAAGTAAACAAAAAAGATTATGTAGTTGAAATTGTTAAGGAAGTTACCGAAGGACAAAAATATGCCGGTTATGGCCAATATACACCTTCGAAATCTGCTAAACTTGGCAAATTCTTATTCTTTGTACAAGAATAATCATTGATTAACTAACTAATCACACAGGTCAGCAGTCGCAAGATTGCTGACCTTTTTCTTTAATATTAACGGCGTAACAGCTTATAAAACTAATACATGAACACAGACGTAACACACGATGCCACTATTGATGAGGCTATGCAGGAAAGATCCAGCATAGAAACCTTAAGAGATAGTGCAAACAGAATTACTGGATATAGATTTAGCATTTTAGTACATGATAAACCTACATTGTCTGGAGAGATGACACGTGAGGAAGTTGAGAAAATGTATAGATTGTATTCCCAAGAAGGAGCAAGTCTAACTCAACGTACAATCGTAAGAGAATTTCCGAATTATACATTTCCGCAATTCAAAAAGATCCTTCGAGCTTTTAACATCACCAAATCGTCTGCTCCGTTAGCTCCTCATACTCTAGAGGAACTTACAACGGAAGAGGCTGTAGAGATTGCTTTACAGAACAAAGAAAATGATTTCTTTAAGAAATTAGAGCAAGAAAGGGGTAAACGCACCGAACAGCGTTTAAAAGAAATTACAAAAGAGTATCAAACATTTAAAGAAAAGGCCAATGACTTTGAAGCCTTCTTCGCATCTTTAGACATTACTGCTCATATTGAAGCCATTAGGCCTCAAGAAAATGCAGATAAAGTTATTGTGGTATATCTAAGTGATATGCACATTGGTGCTGATGTTAGTAGATATTCAATCTTTGCAAATGAGTATAATGCAAAGGAAGTTAAGAAAAGATTAAACAAAGTACTTCAATCTGTTCTACAATTGGCTCAAATGACCGGAGCTACAGATATCATCGTATGTAATATTGGTGATTCTCTGGATGGATATGATGCCCAAACTACTAGAGGTGGGCATAATTTACCTCAAAATATGGATAATAAAGATCAACTAAAGAACTTTGTTCAACTAATGGTAGATTTCTTCGGAAGTCTTGCTAATAGTGGATACTTTATGTCGATTAAGTATTACTGTGTAGAAGGTGGTAATCATGACGGAGATTTTGGATATGCTGCAAATTTTGCATTGCAATCCTATCTTCGTTCAGCTGGTATCGAAGCTGTGATATTTGACCAGTATATTGACCATTTCAAATATGGTAAACATACTTTTGTCCTATGTCATGGTAAAGATGCTAAGGATGTCTTTAAAAATATGCCTTTAGTTTTAAGTAAAGGTGTAGAAAATCAAATTGATGAATACTTAGACTATCACAGTCTAAAAGGCAATATTCACTTTGTAAAAGGTGATTTGCACCAATCAGCAACCACTTATGGAAAGCGTTTCAGATACAAGTCTGTAGCTTCTTTATTTGGCTCAAGTGCTTGGATTCATAAAAACTTTGGTAATACCAAAGCAGCTGTTGATATTGACATTATTGATGGAGATAAGATTTTGGAAACAAGAGTAATTCTCAATTGATATGACAAGACAACGCATTCACATAGACTTTGATCGAAATGTAGTAACTGGAAAAGAGTTGAAGGAAGCGTTCTTTAGAACAACTCTGGCTCCTCTAGAAAAAACTATCGAACAAGTCTATGTGTCTAAAGCTCCTAAAGCAACTGATTTCCATGTGGAAATTGCTGCCGAAGGCCATAATGATGGAACAGTTTTGTTTTATTATAAAGGAAAGATTGCGTTTATGGGTGAGCAGGAAGTTAAAAGAAATGTTTCAGCAACTCGAACAGAGTTAAGTAAACAGCTTTTGCAACTTCTTCATTATCATTACCAAAAAGTAGTAGTGCCCCCCAATCCTCCTAAATATAATTATAAAGTCTTTATATTAAACAGTAGTAAATTCTTTGCTTATGTTTATTTAGAAGATTTAACAGAAGTTCTTAACCAGCTTGTTCCGTTATTTAAAGAGATTGAGTGTTCTGCTTCTCAGACTTGGAATCAACCAAGATTACAAATGGCCATGAAATCTATTATGGATAGCATTCCTATTGTTGTTCATGAGATTACAGATGGCTTTAAGTTGAATGATTGTTATCGAGAAATGTATTTACATTGTTTAGATTAATATGAAAGAAGTAATTGTTGCCTTAAATGAAGACATCAAAATCAATTTGCAAAAAATAAAATTATTGCAGAAAGAAATTGATGATAATAAAGTTGCTATTGCAGCTTTACAAAGAGTATGTAAACATGCTTACGGATGTACAGGTCATGATAGTCATAAAGACCATTTTACTTGTTTAATCTGTGGCGATACTTATAGTGCCTAGATATCATACTTATAGATACAGTTGTTAAACGAATTTAATATACCTTAATGGATATTACTGTATCAGAATTGTTGAAAGGAAAACCGACAATTATCAAAAATAAAGAGTTTTTCCAAACTAAATCATATGTAGAACCATTCTTAAATAAGATGGCAGCTCTTACAAGTGATTTTAGGATTCAAGTTAAAATGCCAGATCAAATAACTTTTGGTCCAGATGCACAAGACTTGACTTATAATAGAGTGTTGATTCAGGCAGTGATGCCTCAACAACAGATGGTAGATGGTCATGAAGAAGTAATTGGCTTTCTATATGGAATTGATGTCAAACGTCCTGTTGTAAAAATTTACAGAGGATATTTAAATCAAGCCTGCACTAATCTAACTGTATTTAATCCTCAATGGATTCAGATACAAGAGTTAGTTCCAGGTGATCCTATTAATTATTCTGCTATTAAGAATCTTATGGAGCAGACTAGTGACTTTCAAACTAGACTTCAGAAAATGAAAGAAACCACAATTGAGCGCGATAAACGTAAACAATATCTAGGGGAATGGGTTGATTACTCTTTGAGAGAGGCCCAAGATTATGGATTTGGTAAAGTCAAGATCGCTGTAAGTACTCCTATTGATGCCTATAAACAGTTGTTTATTGATCAAGATAGTGAATACTATATTCCTGAAGGAATTGATCCAACTTTGTTCGATGTTTATAATAGCTTTACTCAAATTGTTACTGACGATAAGAAAGATATTATGAATAAATTTGAGAAAACTATGATTATTAATCGTTTACTTAACGTCTAATGAAATTTGCGGTAGGATATATTAATTTCTTTGATAATGATCTTATTATTGAAGTCATTGAAGCTAATAACTGGAAATTAGCATTGTCTAAGCACAGTCATTTAATTAACTCTGGAATTGATTTATTTTTCGGAGATACATTAGAAAATGTAAAAGTGCAGGCTTTTAATTGTGATATGATGATTGATGTTGTTTTATTAGATGAAGATTGTTAAAGTTATCTATGATGATAAAACGAGCTTTATTCTAGACATTGTTAATAATCTAGACGTAAAAGTATTGATTGATAGTTTTAACATTGATGATTATCGACAAAAGAAAAAAGCTCTCCCAATTATGACAAGAAATGGAACTACTCAAGTTCCTCTTGTCGTATTTGCGGATGAAAACTTAGATGAATATGCTGCTATTTGGAGCGAAACAAAGCCAGATTGGGAATTAGAAATAAAGAAAATTTTAGAAAATGAATAAATATCGAATTTATTTAAACAATAATGATCTCACAGATAGTGTTGATATATCAGCAGATTATCCTCAGGTTATGGGAAACATAATCATCTTTTATATAGGAGATGAAGTTGTAGCAAGTATACCACCAGCCTTAGTTTTTATTAGATTACCTAAAGAAGACTAATATGATGATGTTTTTTACAGAAGATGATATTGTTTCCTTTGGAAATTATATGATGTCTTCATTAAGAGAAAGAAAAATCAGAGAGGCTGTAGAGCTTTCTGAAGACGAAGATCAAATCCAAGCTAGATTGAGATCAGTGAGTGATGCCGATCTAGGTAATTGGGCTTATCTAATGAATCAAGCTGTTGCCCAAGGTACAGCAAATAATCGTTCTGAAGAATAATGAAAGTAGATGTTGTAAATCAAGGAATTAATGAACTTCCAAAATATGCTAAAGCTGGTGATTCTGGAATGGATTTAAGAGCTAATTTTTCAAATGGTTTGAATGAAGATTTAATGTATGGCTGTGCTTTTGATACTGAAAGAGAAGTTTTGATTATGTTTAGTGGCGGTCGATGTGTAGTTTCAACTGGATTATACACAGCATTTCCACCTGGATATGAAATTCAAGTTAGGGGAAGAAGTGGATTAGCTATCAAGTATGGTATTCAAGTGTTAAATGCTCCTGGCACAATTGATTCTTCTTATAGAGGAGAATTGGGAGTAATCTTAATGAACTCGGGTAGTGAACCTTTTGAAATTGTACATGGAGATAGAATTGCCCAAGCTATACTTGCGAAAGTATGCTTAGTAGAATGGAATCAACTGGCAAGTCTAGAAGATCTTTCTGCTTCAGATAGAGGAAAGACTGGATTTGGTGATAGTGGTATTAAGTAATGATAATTGAAACAATATATCTAGTTACAAGAAATGCTCGAGACAAAGTTCAAGTAGTTATTGCTGAATTAGAACAAATTGGAAACAACTTTGTGATTCACAGAACTACTGGACAATATGAAGGAAAAATGACTGATCAACCTGAACTTGTTATTGAGAAAGGTAAAGCTAAACGATCAGTCATACAACAAGCAGAACTTGAATTTAATAGTATTGTTAGTAAGTATCAAGACAAAGGTTACAAAAGATTAGCCTCTCTTACTAATAAGAAGTTTGAAGATATTTTAGCAAGTGAGATGGACGCTTTAGTTCCTACTATAAAATCTGACTCATCAGGAAATCTAAAACCAATGTTAGCTAAGGATTACAATAAATGTCAGAATTCAGTTCTAGACAAAAGAATGTATTGTAGTCGTAAGTTAAATGGTGTAAGATGTATGATGAAATGGGGTGGCAATAATGTTGTAACCGTTTCCAGAGGTGGAAAGAATTACGACAATGCTTGTCAACAACTAACTCCACAATTAAGCGAGTATTTACGTTCACATCCAGATGTAATTCTAGATGGCGAGCTTTATCATCATGGTCATTATCTACAAGAATTATCTGGTATAGCCCGAAAGGAAACTTGGGACGAAAGATGTGAAATTCTTGAGTATTGGATTTATGATATAGCTGATGATAAAATGGAATTCGTAGATAGACTTGGCATTCTTAATGAATTGAGAGTTGAAACTTTTAAAGATCTCCAAAAAATTAAAGTTTTAGAACATTATCCAACTGAATGTTGGGATGATGTCAAACGGCTCCACGATAAGTGGGTAGGAGAAGGTTATGAGGGCGCAGTAGCTCGAAAACCGAACAAACCATATGAGTTTGGAAAGAGAAGTTCTACAATGATTAAGATTAAAGCTTATCAAGATGCTGAGTTTACAATTATTGATTATCGAGATGGTTTAAGAGATGAAGATTTTTGCTTCATTTGTGAAACTGAAGATGGCAAAGCATTTGCTGCTAAGCCTATAGGTGATCGAGAATTAAAGGCTGAGTATATGAACAACATAGATAACATAATTGGAAAGAAAGGGACCATAAAATACTTCGAGATTTCTCGAGAGGGTATTCCAATGCAACCAATCTTTCAATCAGTACGTTACGAGGAGGATCTATAATGAGCGAAAATTTAAAAATAATGGTTGAATCCAATGAACATGTTATCATTGATTTTTCAGCCGAATGGTGTGCTCCATGTAAGATAGTGGGGCCAATTCTTGATCAAATTGATGAAGAAAATCCAGATATATCTGTATTTAAAGTAGATATTGATGATGATCCTACAGGATTAACATCTGAATTTGCTGTTCGAAATATTCCTACCCTTTTATATTTTAAGGGTGGACAAGTGATTGATAGAACAGCAGGTTCTCTACCAAAAACAATGATTTTAAGTAAGTTTAATAAGTAAAGCTATGACAATAATTAAGCCATGCACATGTGAACATAAATTTCAAGACGCAATTTATGGAAAAGGTAAGAGAGTTCATAACGAAAGTTTTGACGGTAAGCGTTCTAAGTGTACTGTTTGCAAATCTGTAAAGAATAAGTAATATGTATTTTAAAGGAACAATAATTATAACAGATCCTTGTTATTTAGACATTGAAAATGTTGAAGATAAATTAGAAGGTTTGTTTGAAGAAACTGGATATGGTGATTGGAGTTGCACAACTTTTAAAGATACTCCTGAAGCCACTGCACTTTATAATGATTATAGTAGAGAATATCTTACGTTCTTTACTGCTTATAATTTTGGGCCACAAAGTCCAGAAGAAAAAGAAGTAATGCTTAACGAGTATATGGAAAAACATCAAGCCTTTATTCATTCGGAAGCTGTTCTTGGACAATTCTGTGCTGATGGAGGTATGGTTTGCGTTGCTCTTTTAGACGATGTCATGAAATTAAATCCTGAGTTTTCTTATGATGAAGAAAGCCATTGGATAACGGTTATTCCTAACTTTGAGGGAGATGTTGTTATTGATTGGGATGATTCTACAGATTCAAGCAAAGTTATTGGCAAAGGAAATATTAATTTTTATACTGCTCAGACAGGTTTATAATGGAAGACACAGAAATTATAGTAGCTGAAGAAACTCCAGTTACTGAAACACATGATTTGGAGTATCCCGAGATTAGTCTCGAGATGCTTCAATCTCGTGCGGCTCGGAAAGCATTTGGTATTAGATTTAAACCATATGTTCGTGAGACGCCAAAGATACAAAGAAATGACTTATGTTACTGTGGCAGCGGCAAAAAGTATAAACATTGCCACATGGAGCTTGATAAATTAGAAGAAAATGCCGAATATTTGCATTAACACTATCAACATCACATATTACGAAGTTGAGGAGAAAGAACTAAAAAAGATTTCCAGAGCTATTCGTGATAAGATTGATGAAAGATTTCTTATTTATAAAATGTGGGGCAAAGACGATACTCCTTATCATCTTGATGAACCTGTAATTATTACTAATTATGAGTTTGGAAGTGATTGGGTAGCTCCTTTAGAATTCTTAGATCAGCTTTGTATAGATCACAATGTAGACATTTGTGGTGTTGCATATGAATTTGAGGATGGATACGTCGAATCATTTGAACTACAAAATCGAATGGAAGACGGAACACTAGAAACCCATTGGGTAAGTATGGAAGCAGAAGACAGAGAAAATACAACTACATTACCACTTAGTGGTGATGAGTCTGTATTGGATGAAGATATTAACTTTGAATTACCACCAGATGAACAGATTTTGGAATAAATTTTCGGAACTTATTTATAACATACGTACTTATATTAAAAATATAATCAAATGGTCACCCATTCTTTGGAAAGACCAAGACTGGGATCATGATTATATTTTTAATACTTTAAGCTTTAAGATTGAAAATACCTCAAAGTATATTGCAGAGCATAAAAGGTACGTAGGTTATGAAAGAGATGTGGAAATCATGAATACTTGCGTTAGATTACTAAAGCTTGTTAAAGAAGAGGGTTATATGGTAGAGTATCATGACTACTATATAACAGAACTTTCTATAAAAGATCATAAATTAGAATCTAAAGTATTACAAAATAATTTAGATTTATATTTTGATAAATATCGTCACGAAGTTAGAATGTTTAAGAAAGTTGAACATCGTGAAGATGAATCCTATATAGCCCTAATGATAGGCTACCGCGTTCATGAAAAAGCTAGAAGAATTTTATTTAAATTACTTGAAAGAAATATTGAACGATGGTGGGATTAAAGAAAACAATAAGTGCAGAAATTGTAGCTGATTCTATTAACTCTATGGGAGATAGAATCACTTCATTTCTGTTAACTTATCCACGAATTATACATGCAGAACTAATGACTCATAGAGTTTTTAGTAGAAATTCTGCATCATCAAGGGCTATACCATTTGAGAAAATGGTTGAATCTGTCAGAACAGATCCTTTTATTCCTATTGCTTGGCAAGTTGCTCACAAAGGAATGCAAGGAACAAAATATTTAACTAAATCAGCACATGTTGATTTTCGACGTAGTCAATGGTTAGTAGCTAGGGATTCTGCAATTAAACATGCTGAAGAATTAAACTCAACTATGGGAGTTAGATATTCTATGGATGAAGATCCGCATCAATTAGCTGATACTTCAGTTACAAAACAACTTTGTAATCGTCTTTTAGAACCTTTCATGTGGCATACTGTTCTTATAACAGCTACTGAATTTGAAGGATTCTTTGAACTTCGTTGTCCTAAATATTTTGGGCAATATAAAAGTTGGAAAGATGCAGTATCTTCAGGAGCTACACTTGAAACTCCCTTTGAGTTTCGAATGAACGATTCACAAGCAGAAATTCATATTCAAGCTCTTGCAGAAGCAATGTGGGATGCGAGAAATGAATCTATTCCTATTAAGCTAAAAGATGGAGATTGGCATATTCCTTTTGGGGATAGAATTACTCTACCTCCGACCATTCCAATTGATGCAGGATATACTCTAGAGCAGGGTGTTGCAATTCGAAAAGTTAAAATAGCAACAGCACGATGTGCTAGATTATCCTATATGACATTTGATGGAGAAATTAATTATGTCAAAGACATTGGTTTACATGATACTTTGCTAGCTAGTCATCACATGAGTCCGTTTGAACACTGTGCTCGTGCAATGAATTCTGATGAGTATATTCAATTTGATAGAGCCTCTCCACGCATAATCAATGGAAAAATGAATAAGTTTTTTGTTGATATTGAACAGGCTTGGTGTAATAATTTTAGGGGATTTATTCCTTATAGATGGTTTATTGAAAATGGAACCAGTTAATTTACAAGAGTTGAAATCAATTAACGAGTTATTTGATTTCTTTGTCCACCATCACTATAAATGTAGTAAATGTAGTTCAGCAGTCTTTTACTCTATGGGAGAAGTGCAAAGTGAATTTGATGTTGATTATATAGATTGCCCATTCTGTGGACAATCTCAAGCAATTGATATTGATGAGTTTTTAATTAAAGGGCGAAAGCAATCTTTAATTACTAAGAAGAAACTTTTGCTTGCAGAAGATTGGGTCAGGGTTGTTCATGGAGGACGAGGTGATTATATTGAACTTGATAGAGAACAAATACTCTCTAATCTTGAGAATAAGTTTACTAAAAAATCCGACCAGGAGCTTTTAAATGGAGAGCATTTTTATGAATGGTTATATCCATCTGGAGATCCTGATTTAAAAATCTATAGACAGCTCAAAACAGTGACCTATGCTGATTATAAGATAGGAAAATACTATATCAGTGTTGACGAATTTCCAGATTTTAAAGATCCTGAAAAATTATTTTAAAATGAATAAAGAAGAATTTGTTAAGTTATTAGCAACCTACGAGAAATGTTTAACTAACATTCATGAGTTGTATAATGTCGGTGTTGATGTTACTGAGTCTAAATATGCCCTCCCAATTGAACCTATAGTGGACATTATTCTAGGTTCGATCTATGACGAAAATGGTGTAGATTGGATTAATTGGTTTATTTATGAAACCAATTTTGGTAAACGAGCTGAAATGGAAGCTCATGACGAATATGGTGCTCGTATTTGTCAAACAGTTGAAGCTTTGTATGATTTTGTAGAGCAATATAAAAAGTAATGAAGAAACTTATTTGTACAAATGATGGTCGCAATTACACTTGTGACCACGACACATTAAATCCTTTAGTTTCTTGTGGGGCTTGCTCATATCTTAAACAATATGAGGAACAAGCTCCACAGATAGATGGGGGAGCATTAAGATATAACGCTGGTAAGCGTAAATGGGATTTAGTACACTATAAATCTCTTGAGCCGATGATTGAAGTTTTGGAGTTTGGTGCTCTAAAGTATGCTCCAAGAAATTGGCAAAAGTCAATGAATACAAGAGAGATTTTGAATTCAATGCAAAGACATCTTGCAGCTTTAATGGATGGTGAAGAAGTAGATGCTGATTCTGAAATTTCCCATATGGGACATATTCAGGCAAACGCTATGTTTTATAATTATCACCATGAAAGGAAAGGCGAAGTTTAAGCTTGTTGCAGGCGATCCTGTTTTATTATGTTCTAAATGTAGTAAAATTATAAAGTACGCAAAGTACTTTTCAGAAGAAGACTGGCAAGCGTATAAAGGAGAGATTAAGCTCTCTCCACAGATTTGTGATGAATGTTTAGAAAAAGAACTAGATTATGAGTGATAAGCACAAAGAATCAATATTACCAATCGACTGGTTTGGTTGGGGTGGAAGATTTCCGCAATTTTATTTTTACTCAGTAACTTTTACTGAAGACTTTGGTGTTTTCAAGAAAGGTGATGAGTGTACAGATTTAAAAGTGAATTATGAAGAAGGAGTCGTTGAAGAAATGCTAGATGGTGTTTTAGGGCGAACTCAAAAATTCAGATGTTTTCCAATTCCGGATGATAAAATTGACTAAAAATTTTAATGTAGATACGCTTTAGAATCCCTGAGTGGCATTTTCTATGCTGTAGTGGAGACTTATATATTTCTTATCTTGAAAGTCCAAGGTTGGTCTTAAAATGAGTCAAGTGTATTTTACATTAAAGTAACAGTTTGGTCATGGCAAATTCTTATTGCGAAGGAATTTCAATAAGGATTTCGTAGTCATTGGGACTGCCGTTTATAGAAATGTCTGTAAACAATTTAGGGGAACTACGATGTGAATCGTGGTTCCCCTTATTTTTTTCATTCATTATATAAGTTATTTCCAATAATACTATTACTTTTGTAAGTAACTGTAAAATCACTATAACTATGGATGACTCAAAATTCGCTACTTTTAAACCTATAATAAATCAAGTATCTCAAGATAGAAATGAAATGGCTGCATATTATGCAGCTAATAATCTAACTCCTGATAATGATTATTTATCTAGATATCTTTCTGGAATTACGCCTACTATACCTGCGGTTCAGACAGCACAGAAAATATCTCCTGTGCCTCAAGTTCAAAGTATTAGAGACTTGCTTAATCAAGCAATAGCAAAACGAGTTGCTGTAAATCCACCAATTGCAGCTAATGTAGAAAATGTTGCTTTAGATGATAGACCTAAAGAAGCTATGAATTTCTTTATAAGAAAAGGTCTTAAAAAAGAATGAGCTGCTGGAATTGCTGGAAATTTATATCATGAATCTGGATTTGATACTACTGTTCCTGGAGATCATGGATCTGCTTATGGGTTAGCTCAATGAAGAGGTGCTCGTAGAGAAGGTTTAAATCAATTTGCTAAAGTACATAATACTGATCCCGCTGCTTTTGGAACTCAATTAGAATATATCTATCATGAATTACAGAATGGTGAAAAAGATGCATTTGCTGCACTTCAAAGTACAAATAATGTAAGAGATGCTGCAAGAGCCTTTGCCTTAAAATTTGAACGGCCTAAAGTTTATAATACTGAAAGAGCTGATACAGCCGAACTTTATTATAAAAATTGATAAAAATAAAATAGCCCGACCACTTAATTGTGATCGGGCTATTTTTTTTAAGATTGTTGATCTGTATCAATGAATTCAAAAGCTTTTACGTCTGTTAATAATCGTTTGATTGTCTTATCTCCATCCATAGTATCTTTAACATCACCCATAACTTTTAAACCATAAGTTCAGAATGCAGGCTCACTTCGAAGATTACCAAAAGTATTATTCCAAAGCATAGCTTCATTAATCATTTTTTTATTTACAGCCATTGAGAATGCTTTTGTTTCAGCAGTCATACCCTCAGGATTATCTCCAAAAGCAGCTTCTAATAATAATTTAAATAAACAAAAAACTAAATACATAAGAGCTCCATCAGCTAATCCATATTTTACACGATTAAGTCTAAGTTCATCTTGTGTATTAATATCTTCTGCAATTTCGGTAAATGATTTATGATCACATAATCCTTTATAAGTGTCTCGAATAGTTTTAGCCATTGAGAATACAACACCTTCATGAGGTAGTCCTGTTCACTCAATTAAAGGATCGCCTGTATTTTCTCTTACATGGTCAAACCCAACAATTTCTCCAGTATTTTCATCATGGATTGCTTTTCTCCATAATTTAATTTTCTTTCCATCAACTAACTCAGTAGCTTGTCTATGTACTCCAGTAATTTTAGTAGATTCGTCTACGGGTTTACCAAATCACATATCCATTTTACCTGGTCAGAATTGCATAAATTGAAGATATAATAATCCAAATACAGTGTAATGTCAAGAAGGAGATTGTTCTTTATCATAATATCCATATACTGTATCAGTATAAGATTTATAACTAGATCGTTCTTTTTCAGAATAAGCTTGATCAATTAAATCCTCTTCTCCAAATTCTTTCATCTTGGCAATACGTCTTTGATCATTAATTTCTTCTCTAATAACATCATACATTTGTTTTTGTTCATTATATTTTGTATCAGTTGCAGAAGGTAAAAAGATATACTTACCACTAGGAGCTCTATATTGTTCTCTTACACTTAAGTAATGAGAGAATCGTTTATCCTTTCTAGGATCATATGTAATAAAACCATTCTTATCTAAAGTGTGGGCATCCATACTTTCATCATGAATCATTTTAGCAACAAATAAAGACATACGATTGTAATAATCTGGAATTGTATTACAAGCATACATATAAGGATGTAATCCCATAAATATTCCTCGACGATTTGTTTGAATCTTTCTTGCGTATGAATTTAAATCCATATTAGCAAAGGCATAGAATTTATTTAATGCTTCTATTTTATTAAATTCTAATGACATTTGCTTATCAATGGTTAACATCATTCCTAATGCTTTTCCATAATCTGCAAATGTAAATTGATCTTTTCCAAAGAATTGAGTAGCAGCTAATGCAGCCCCTTTATACATTCCAATAGCTAACTCTTTAACTAAAATGGCAGGTCTAAAAGCAAGCATTTGTGCAGTTGTAATTTTCTTAGCAACACCGGCAGCACTAATAATATCTGAGAATTCTTTATCAATAATTGGTCTATCATAAAAGGCCATATCAATTCTTTCTTGTATGTATGTAAGTGCCTTAGAAACATCTTTATTTTGTTTAGCTCCAGTAAGTTGAATTCATCATGCATAATCATTTAAAACTGGCAGAATATTATCAACATATTTTTTTCTAACTTTTTCTTGAATTACTCTATGTGCAATAGCATCTAAATCAATTTCAAAACTCCAATCACCACGATCTTCAATTTGTTGAGCAATATATGAAGCAGACTGCTTTCCATATATTTCATACATTTCATAATAACCTTTTGAGACTTTTTCAGCTTCATTTCGATCTTTAGGATCCAATTCTCTGCCATCAACAAAATCTCTAACATTAGCTCCAAAAGTTCTTGCTGCGCGTTTTAGACCTTTGCCTCCTTCAGCTACAACTCCTTTATATTGACTTATAGTATTAGTTCAAATTAATGGCATTCTGAAGTACTCTCCATTTTCAATATTAAACATAATTTTATCGACTCATTTCTTTGGAGCTGTTTTTTGAATAGTTTCAATTGAAGTTGGGTCGATTTTTTCTGCTATATCATTAGGAATATGCATTAATTGTCTTTGAATTTTAAAAAGGATGTTAGTTAAATACTTTCTTTGTGCAGGAAGCATTACATTATCTTTTTCAAAATTATATGGATTTTTAACCTGTCATTTATTTGATAGTTTATTTCCTTCATGTAATCATAGTGGATTAAAGTGCTTACGATAATCACCTATCATTTGTTGTTCTAATTGAGTATAATGAATATCTGCATAATACTCAGTAGTGTCTCCATGTACTTGAGAACCTAATTTATCAATTTCATGCCGCATTAAACTGATACTACCTGTAATAATTCCATTGATTGTAAACAAATCTTTTGAAGCAATTTTATCAGGTGTTGTTGTTTTCAAACCACCAATAATACCAAGAATCTTTTCTTGTTCTTTATTGTATTCATCTAAATTATCAGAATAGAATGCTTTTAAAACACCAAAAAAATCTTGATATTTAATAGCATAATCACGCAATCCAGTGACATCTCCTTCAGGAACAATTCCATAACGAGTTAATATTAAGCTTTTAACTAATGCATATAAATATTCAGCCGGTCTTTTAAAGTCTACTGCCGAATTAAATGTTTTTTCACCTAAACCAAAGAGTTCTCTTAACCCTTTTTCTGCAGCTCTTAAATCTTCAAGAGGAGCGTCAAGCATATTACCTCTAATATTGGCAAAAAGATTATAAACAGATTCTTTTTCTTCAGAATCATAAGTACGTAGTACTCCATTAATAGCTTTGAAAACAACATCTTTAAATTCAGGAAGATCAGAATCTTTATTAATTCTAATTTGATAATTTTGTTTAGCAGCCACCTCTTGAAAATCACTAAATGCTTCTCGAATATTTCGTTGCTTACTTACACCTTGATCTACGTCTAAGATTACAATATCTTGAATCTTATTAAGATTTAGTTTTAAATCATCATACATTTCATTGAGTACAGCAAACACTTTAAAATATTCTGCATCTAAATATGTATATTTATTATCATATTTACTTAAGAAATTATTAGCAGTAATAGCTATAGGAATGATTTGTCCAGAAGAAGTATTACGTAATAGAATAATTCCTAAACTATCTAACTCTGAAACTGATTCAATAACTGCATATTGTCCATTAAGGTATGGTTGCAGTGCATGTCTTGCTTGTTTTTGTTGATTTTCACTTGATAATTCTAATTTATTAGCGTTTCCAGCATTAATAGCTACTGTAATTGCACTCTTTAATTGAATGACATTTCTATTATCCTTATTATCAAGAAAGGATAAGAATTGGTCTGCAATGTCTCCAGCTTTTTTAACTTTTTCTGCTTCAGTAAAGCTCGTAAAATTCTTAATTGCAATACGATTTGATTTAGCTGTAATTGGACTGTCTTCATCCAATGGATTTTCAGTAACAAATTGATCTAAATCAGCTTTGTTAACAGTAAAGTAAGCTTGCTTTAGGATATCCTCAACTAATTTTTCTCTATGATATTCTCTACGAGTTGTTCTAATTTTATACTTTGGTAATAAAGAGACTAATGTATTAATTAATCGAAGTTCTCTATCTGGATTAGTTTCTAATTTAATAGAGTCTGGAATAAATTTATTTGCAATCTTAAACAACATACCATCATTAAAAATTAATCCAGCTTTTGGATCACCATTTCTAACTTGTTCATTACCTTTAGTCAATGCTTTAGGATCTAATTTTCCTCCTACTAAGCTTCCAGTTTCAATTGGAATAATAGTTAAATCAGAGTGTGAAACATCAGTATATTGTCCTAATAAAGCCCTTTCAAAAGCTAATTGGTAATCAGATTGTAATTTCTTAGCGCTGTCTCACTTTTCAAAACCTCTTTTAGAGCTTTTAATTGAATAAATATGAGGAACTCCTTCGGAAGTTACTGTAACAAAATCAATATGTCCTGAGATATGAAAAGGAGGCTCTCCTTCAGTTGTTAATAAAATATCAAACATTGGAGTTCCTCTAGTAAATATTACTTTAGAAATTTCGTCAACAATACTATTTAATTTTGTATTTAAGTCTGTTGCTTGTTCAGCTTCAATTAAGTTCTCTGCAACAGCTTCTTTCACTGCAGTAGCTATTGTAAGTTTTGATTGAGCTCGTGGGTCATTACTTTCAAAGTCATCAGCAATATTTCCAACTGCATTCTTAATTGCAATAATTAGTTTATTAGTTTTTTCTTCAGCTTCCATTACTTCAAGAATATCTTTTTCATATTCTATAGATTCAGACAAAGTTGGATCTGCCTTAATTTCTGCTAAAGTCATATCTTTTAAACTATCTTCTGTATGTCCTGATTCAACCAATTTATTTACAACTGATTGATACACACGTTTTGGTGCATCATATTCAGGACTTAATCTAGAAGCTGATATACCCATAGGTTTGAGGGTTTCCTCATTTTGTTGACTAATAAATTTAGTCAATGGAATTCTTTCAAGCTTACCTATCTCATCTCTACGAACTATTTGCTTATGTATTGATTCTAAAGTAGAATCTTCAGCATTAGAACTATAGATATTAGAGTTTGCTAATGGAGTTTTTGATTTATAAAACTCCATTAGCACTCTTGCTAAAGATAGTGAATCCTGGTCGTTTACACTATATGTACATGCCATATTATTACTATTTACAATTAATTTTTATTTTCTTTTCTTTAATAGATTTTTGTAGCCAATCTCTAAAGTTAGCGTCAAAAAATATTAAATTAGCATTCTTAACATCTTTGCTAATATCTCTTTTATTAAAACCTGTAATGTCTTTTACAGATGCAGAAAGTAATCCTTCTAAATCTTCAATGTTTAAATCATTAAATGATTCAGCACTTAAATCTTCAGACACTTCTGCTAAACCAGCCACAATACCATCAAATAATTGATTTTTAAAATCATCTTCAATATCAGCCAATCCATTGTCTAATAACTTTTGAGATAAATATGTTACTAAGTCTTCTTCAATAGTAAAGGCATCTAAGGCCTTTTCTTTAAGTTTTCCAACTCGATGCCCTTCAATAATTTTATCATATAAAGTAGGTTTGGTATATCTTAAAGACGTTAAAAATAGATGTAAGAATTCATGAACAACATCATCTTCATTTGCTTTACTATTATACATATTAATTACAATAGTAGGTTTTCCATCTACATCGGGCTCAATTCAAGCCTTTTTATTTTTATATTTCCTATATTGTTCATCATTTGTTGTATCTCAATTTACTCTTGAGACTTCAATATCAAATAAATTTGCAAACTTATAACCTACATAGGCAGCTAATTCATCACGATCAGTTAGTGTTTTTCTGCTTGGTTTAATATCAAGATTAGCATCCAAATCTTTTTGATTTTCAGAAGTAAATGGAAGATACATTGCTTTAAATACTTTATCATTAAATGCTTTATCAATATTTAAAGATCGGCGAATTGTAATAATTTTTCCATCGTTATTAATTCCATTATATTCTAAAGTCATTATACCATTGTCTGTATTTACTACTTTAAACATTTTATTACTAAAGTCAATATTAGCACTTCCTGCAAAAGATTTAGCAAAACAAAAATAAGTATTTGTCTTAATATAATCTCTAAATTTATTATAATTTGGTCTAAGAATTCCACCTTTATCCTGCAAGATATACTCTTTTAAAGATTTGTTATATCTTTTAATATAACCATTATCCTTTTGTAAAAGAAATAATTGTTTACCACGAACATTTTGAAGTTTATTTAAGTCCTTAATTAGCTCTTCAGTTACATCACTAAATTGATCTGCAATCGCATCCATACGAGGCCCTCATCTAACACTGCCAACATCATAATTGCCAGATTTTAATAGAGTGGGACTTATATTATCATTTACAAGTTTTGGTATAACATAACGAGCAGGTACTAATTTAAAGCCATTAGCTTTATCAAGCATAAATCTATTTGTATCAATTTCATCAGCACTATTAGCTGATACTAATGTAAAATTATTAAAATCAGCCATTGTTCTTCCATCTTCTGGAGCAATATCTCTTTTAGTAATAAATAAATTAGCTTTAGAAAAATCAGCAAATTCATAACTATGTCCAACGTCTACTCCATTTTTAATTTGAAGACGAACTGCATAGTTATCCTTTTTACTAATGATTTTATATAGAGTCCCTGAATTTTCTTCTTCTCCTGGAATTACAAAGTAATCTCCGTCTTGAGCTGCTTCTGCAGTTAAGAAATAGGAAAAATTAGCATCACGAACTGATTGTTCTTTTAGATAGATATTGTCATATTCTTTAGCTACATCTTGTAACTCTTTAATTGTTAACTCCGGTAACTTAGGAGTAAACATTTCTACAATACTTTCTCTTGGTTGTGCAATAATTTTCTTAAGTGTACGAGTTTTATCTGCATCTCTTGTTTTAACAATAATATAAACTTTATCATCAGATACAGCAGCAACTTGATTATAGAAAACGGAATCAGGATGGCCTTTGACTCTAGTTACGATTTTAACAAAATCTTTGGGTTTAATTGGTAGATAATTCTTTCCTACTTTTTGAACGCGATCTAATGTTTCTAATAAATCACGTTTTTTACTTCATTCTTTATCTGTAAAGCTATCACTCAGTTCACTATTCAAAATAGTAAATGATTTAATATTTCTAAAGTCTACAGGAAAAGAACGACGTTTTTCAGTCTTAGAATTTAATCTAATTTCTCCAGGGAATATATCTCGAACAACACCTCAAGAATTTTCAATTGTTTTATTTTTCTTTTTATCGTAATAATCATAGCTAACAGTTGACCCACGTTTTACTAAAGTTTTAACAATATCCTCAGGTAATTTCTCCTGATCTTTAACTGTTACAATGAATTCTCCAGGAAATTGTTGCTCTAATGTTAAGGCATCTTGATGACTATCTATATCCTCAATTGGATTTAAATTATTTAATTTTTTAAAATAGAATAAACTATCAGGAGTTAATATAATAGATTGATCTTTAGCTAATTCAGTTATGATACCATTAGCAGACCAAAATCCAGAATCTATTCTAATTCCACCCTTTTCTCTAACAATACTTGTGGGAATCAAATTCATAGTTCAATTTGAATCTGACCTTTTTCCTTTTTTAACTGGGCGACCATCATTCAAAGGAATGCTAATAATATCTTGATATAGTTTTACATTAGATAATGCTCAATCTTGTAGACTATTAATATCATCTTTAGTTATTTCTTCAGCTTTATCAAAATGATAATTAATTACATTCTTATGTATAAAATTTTGAATGGATTCTTTACGTTGTTTCTTAAGAAATTCCCTATTTTCTTGATCCTCTTTATTAAACTCTTCTAGAACTTGAGCCATTCGACTTTTAGTCCCACTTCCATACTTATCAGGACTGATATGTTTAAATAAAGTTTGTAGTACTTTTATATGTTGATTTTTACGCTTCTGTAATTTAGTAACAAATGTTTCTTCGTCAGTTTCTTCGGGTTCATAATTAACTAATAAATCATCAGCAACTAAGTTAATAATTTTATCAATTGCAGATTTAGTCCCAGTTTTATGAGATAACATCTTAAAGAACTCTGGATCCATATATTCACCCTCTTCATTAATATAACCTAAGAAGAATTTTTTAACATCAAAATTTGTTAAATTAATTTTATTTGTATAACCTTCATTATATTCTTTAACAATACTAGATACATCTGATGCATTTAATTTTGATGAAAGATAAGTAAATATTCCTAAGAATAAAGAAAGTTCATTAGAATTATTATAAAAGAAAATTGGGGTTTTAGTAGCTTCATCTTCAACAACAATAGTAGTATTTAAAGAACCCTTATTAAAGGTTGCATTATAAAATGATTTAGTAGATCGAACTCCATTTTTATTTGGAAATGCATAACCAATTAAATCTTTTAAAGCAGTTAAAGCATCAGAACTTTGATTAGCACCTTGCAACTTACTTATTTCAGAATTAAAAGAAGTAATCTGCTCATTAACAGATTTAACCCCAATTAAAGAATCAACTTCAACTTTTTGAAAGTACTTTTGACTTAATGTTTTATTTAATTCAAATAATAAATCAGATATAGAAATCTTACTTTCTGTTCCCCTAGTATTTCTTTTAATAATAGTAGCATCACTACGTAATATTTTAAATAAAGCATCATTAATATTTGTAATAGTTAATTCTTCATCTATTTTAGAGTTTATTCTATTAATGAATTGTTCTGTAATAGAAGTTTCTAATTCAGGATTAATTGCACTTATAGCTGCAGAAACTTTAGGGCCTGATAAGCCTGAATTAATATGTTCAGAGATTTGATCTTTAATTGCTTTAAGTTCTTTGTCTCTAGATTCTTCAGCAGTTGTAACAGCTTCTTCGCTTAAGTCATCTGCCGAGAGAGCCTCGTTTTTTAATGCCACATAATCCCTTAATAATCTATCTAATAGGGGAGTTTGGGCGGCTCTAGTAAGGTTAGCGGAGAATTTTACTTCTCCGCCACCTGGTAATTTTATAATATAAAAACAATTCATACTACTCGCACTTATAATTTATGAGTAAATTTTGACTTCTTAATAATGATCTTATTGTTGCAACAGTTTGGTAATAAACACTTTCTTGGAAATTATTCTTAGCGGCTGTGGTATTAATAACGAAGTCACTATTTTTAATTTGAATCATATCTCCATCAAGAAGCATTTTCCCTCTTACTTGATTAATTAGATAAAGAATATTATTAATCTGTTGTTCTTTTAAAATCTTCTTCTTTTTTTCAGTTTCATTTGTAATTTCAAAAATATCTTTGATACCTCTATCAACTCTTGAACTAAACATTAAATAATCATTGGCAATAGATGATCCATCTTTTACATAATCTTGAAATAATGGAGTAAGACGATTATCACCGTATGTTTCATTATTTACAATTAAATTATATAGATAAAATAAATCTTTTCATTTAACAATTTGACCATTTAATGCTGTAACTTTATTTGATGGCTCAATTGAGCTATCAATTTTATTAAATTCATTTAATAATTTAAGAAAGTTTTCAATACTAATAGGATTATTTAATGTACTAATTCCATATGTAGGGGCTATTTGTGTACCAAATAAACTAAATGGATTTCTCATACTTCTTAATGTTAATGTATCACTTAGATCAGATGTTTCTGATTTTTCTAATACACTAAATAGAACTTGTTCCATCATTATTTTAAAATTTGCTATTCCATAATCAGATGTTAAATCAATAATAACATCATTGTCTGAACTAGGTTCAATTTTTAAAACCATATCTCCAACATGAGGAATTTTATTTTTAGTTGCTCCTCTTAAATCAAGTGCTGAATGCATTTTGGCTCCGTCTGAAGTATATAAATGAACATTTGGAACGCCAGCTAATTTTAATAAATCTTTTGCACTAAATTTAAAATTTGCAATTTTAGACTCTTTATCAGCTGTTTTTAATCAAGAAGAAATCATATAATTATCAAATGCCGAAAATGCACGACTTAACATTTTATCGTCCATAGGAATTGGTAATGCTGAATTTCCTCTTTGATGTTTTAATACTTGATCTTTCTTAACATCAGTTGTTAAAGCTTTTTCATTTGTTCTAAGTAAATCTCTATAATATGAGAATACAAAGTTAAACTTTTTTGATGTTAATAAAGCTATATTAAAGGTAGTTCCTACACTATGAATCATTTCTCTAAAGTGAGGCACATTTTCTAATACATCAAATACATTAACTGTATTTTTAATTAAATTATAGTAATTTGCTGCAGCCTTTCTATATTTATCATTTTTAGGATGAATAAAATGACGACAGTTAAACTCTCCACCAATAATTGATTTTGTATGAATTTCTTCTTTATTATAATAATTAATTGATGATACTTCAATTTCTGAAGCATTACGAAGTGTGTCAAAAATATAATCAAAAACTTGAGTCTTTGAGTCATTAGACATACTATATAATTTACTTAGATGTGTATTATTATTTAAAATAGCTAATACAATATCCTTATAAGTTTTATTAGTATCTGATAGAGTGGTAGTTTTTGTTCCATCTGCATCAGTTTGACTAATACTATTTACTACTACATTAGTTTCAAATTCAGCTCTTACAGCTGCAACAACTTGATTATAATCATCAGTTCCTTTTAGTAAACTATTAGCTGTTATATTCTTTAAACTCTTAAGTTTAAAGCCAAAAACTTTATGTTCAGAATTAAACATTGCACTTTCAATAACATTTAGAAAATTGTTTAGAGCATCAACGTTTGCATCAATAGAACCATTAACTCCAAAAATCTTAGCCATTGCTCCAAATTCAGCACCTCCATTAAAGATGTCTAAGAAAGTTTTACAAATAGCATCCATATCAGTTCTTGAATTATTATATAATGCAAGTTTACCTTCAATTTGTTGATATTGTTCAACTAATGCTTCAGCATAAACTGGTTTAGTTGTCAGAAAAGTATTTGATTGAATATTATGAGCTACATATTGTGCTAAGTCAGAATTCATATAAATAGAAACATCTTTAGCAGAGAAACCTACAGCTAACATATATAAATGCATAGCGGCTAAGTCAACCACAGCATTAATTTTAGCCATAATTAATTCTTTAGCATTATCAGTTGCTCCAGAAATAAATCCAGAAATTGCTAATGCAGCTTGAATTCTATTAATTTCACTTAATTCTTTTTGTAAGTCTTCATATCCATATAATCCTAAAATAGATTGAAATGTAGATTTAGAAACTCTAGTGTCAGCAATACTTACTCTTGTATGTTTTTTTAATACTCCAGTAGCAGGATCTTGCATATAAAATTCCTTTAAGAAGACTTTATTATCAGATATTCCTTTAATGCTAACTAAACCTTCATCTAATTTTTCATACCAACTATTATAGTAATTGCTAAGTGCAAAGAAAACTTTTAATCCATTAGCTCCAATACCTACGTCTTGTTTACCCACAGCTGCTTGATATTGTTGTTTAAACATGCCAACAGCATTAGTAGACGAGAAACGATCTTTTCTCCTAATTAGATTTTTTGTAAAATCGGTTAAAGTTTTAATCTTAAGATCTGCTTTAGCTCTACTATTGATTGTTTTAGTTAAATCTGCAATTTCTGAATCAGTAATTGAGGCAGGATTAACATCAGCTAAAGTAGAGATTATAGTAAGTAAAGGAGCTTTTTCTCCAGAATTACTAAGTCACTCAGTTAAGATTTTATCAATTTGTTGAAGTCTTACTTTACCAGCCTCTGCCGCCCCAGAGTGCCACATATTAATACTAATAGGCACAGTAGCTAATAATTGATTACTTGGAGCACTAATTGTACTGTTAATCTTAGACACAATTGAATTTTGCAAAGTATGTCTAGAAGAAATATAATCAGTGTATTCATTATAAAAGTTTAAGAATGTTACTAATTTTGATACAGATGGATCAGTTAATATTACTTGATTTGATAAAAGTTTAATATCTTGTGGCGCTAATTCTGAATCAGTTAATAGATCCTTAATAGTTTTTGCCCCTTTATTAATTTTTCTTAAAACTTTACCTAATCTATTTATATCTTCTGGTGCCATTAACTTAGCAATTTCAAATGAATTAGATAAGTTACCTGCAATATTATTAAATCATGCAGCATCTTCATTTAAATTAATAGCTCTTTTAAGAATATATTGAGGAGAACTTTCATTCGTAACACTTACTAAAGTATTAGATGGTATAGGTAATGTACTTAATGCATCCAACTCTTCTTTAGTATTGTAGTCAAACATATTAGTCCATAAATCAAATTGAGAACCTTTATTAAATCCATAACCCATAATGTAGGCCTTATCAATATCAAAGTCAGATCCCTGTAATCAAATTTGTCATACTGATACATAAGCATTATTACTTGGTGTATTAAAGTATGCAATATTTTTCATAGGCATAAAAGACTGCATTGATTGAGCTGGAATACGAGCGGCAATAAATTCATGTGATTTCTCTCATGATGCATATTGTTTCTTTGCTAATTTTTCAATAATTTCTTGTCTATTATTATTAAATCAATTAGCGTCAGGAATATCAGATTGTCCAATCTTAACCTTAGTTAAATTATAATAATATCTTAGTAATTCATTACGTAAATTAACTGGCTGTAAAGTAGATTCATTGATTAAATCTTCTGTTGTATCATTCATTAGAGGAATAATAGCTCTAATCTCTCTAGCTGATTCTATAAACTCTTTAAATCATTTACCAGCATTAGGATTAAATACATACTTAGATTTTGTTGTATTGGCTGCTTTAATGTATAAATAATCATCGCCATCTTTAACTAAAATTTTAGAGCCTAGTTTACCACCTGGCTTCTTATATAAATACTCGCCAGTTTCCCCTAATCTATAAGTTACTGTTTTACCATCTTCTGAGTCCTGTTTTAAAATATTTCCATTTTGTTGTTCAGTTGGAAGTTGAGAAACTAATCTAACAAATATACGTTTCCCATTTTGTAAAACAATTTTAAAATCTGCAGGAGTTGAATCTTCTGCATAATCTTCTTCAAGCAATTCTTTAAAGTAAGAGGAACCCTTAGCTTTAACAGTAGAGATAGTATCATTACCATTACTGAAAGTAGATTTATAAATATTAGGAAGAACTAATTCAGCAGCACTAAATTTATAATTATAAACTTGTTGTGAGTTATTTGTTAAATAATGTTCTTTAACATCATCAAAAATATCAGCTACTAAGGAATCATTCCCAAAATAACCTGTAAAATTAATAATGCCATTTGCATCAGTAAATTTATTTAATTCTTGTAAAGTAATACCTTGGTCAAGTAAGTCTAGATTTCTTTGGGTTCAGAATCTAAAGTAATTATCCAATTTATTAATATCAAGTTTGCCTTCTGCAGTTAAAGTATTAAATCTAGCTGCAAATTGCATTAAAGTATTTAATTCTTGAGGAGTAATATCAGTATCATTTTTATTAGCTAAGAAGTCCTGATGCTGAGTTAATGAGTAACGTAATCTTACTGAATCTAAATCAAATAAGGTTTTTGTTGTCATAGTAGGCAAATATCTCTCATTTTCATTCATTTGGGTAGTAAATGATTGACCTGATGCCGCAGCTTTTTTAGACATTAATAACAATTCAATAACACCTTCTCATCCCATTGGTTTATTTAATCCAAATACTTTTGCAAGTAATAATTGAAGTCTACCAATTGTTTTTTGAATTCATGATAAGCTAGGATTTTGTTCAGCTTGGCGTGCTAATAATTCTTCTATGATTTCTAATTGACCTTCTTCTGAGTTAAGATTAACACCATATTGAGTGGCCATATCTTCAACTGATGCCATATTAGAGCCATCTAATAATTTAGAAGCATTCTTATATAAATAGTCTCTGGCAGATAATAATATATTTTTATATGTATTAGCATCTTCTCCATTAAATAATATACTTAGTCCATGATGACCTACTGCTTCATGAATAATCAATTGATTTCCTTTAGCGGTTCCTTTATAAGCCCCATTTAAAGTAATCTCTTGTGTACTAGGATTATAGAACGAATTAACGATTGCATCAATTCCAGCAGCCTTAGCAATTCCTCGCATAGAACCCTCATCAACATATTGTACTTTTAATTTATTTAAACCAGCTAAAGAAAGACTTGTATATAATTTAGTATTTCTTTCTTTTTCTAACTTAGTGTCAAGGGTGGTGGCCACTTGAAAAGTTAATTCTGCAGGTTTTAAATCACGTGTAACTCGAACTACTTTCTTAATAGCTTTATTTGGGCCATATGCTTTAAGTTTATAATATTCAGCAGGATTAGAAATTTCTCATAATTCTCCAGTTTCTGGATTAATTACAGTATCTGCTAAATTAATTTTATCAACTGTAGTATCAACATCTGGAAGTAATTGTTCAATATAACGATCAATTATTTCATTATTTGTTAAAGTTTCCTCTCCAGGGATATAATTATCAAGAGCTTCGCGAATCATGTCTTCTTGAGAATAGATAATCATTTTTTCAACACCATCAACAATCTTTGGAACTTCATAAATTTTATACATTTTATGTGAGGGGTTTAAGATAGCTCCTAAACCACTATAATAACGAGTTAAGAATTTATTATTAAGTTTAACAATTAAATCTCTCATAAAATGTTGAAAGAAGTTTTTATTGCTAAATGGTAATAACTCCCCATCTTTAAATGATTCGGCAATTGAAGTTGCTAAATCGACAGAAGGAGAATTTGCTAAGTGTCTCGCAAATTCCTTAGATAATGATTCATATAATTTATTTAATTCTGCTTCTCCTAATTTAGAAATAGAATTTACTCATGGTTTTGCAGCTTGTTGAATTAAACGAGCTATATCTTCATAAGCTTCATTAGCTATTCCAGCTGTTCTTTCATTCTGTGATAAGGCTGAAATTACTTGTGTTATTTCTTTAATCTTAGCAGCATCTGGACTATGACCAGCATCAAGCTGTGGTCCAATATGAACACTATCAAAACTAAAACTTCTTAATTCTGTGTCTCCAGTAAATCAATCAGATGATGGATTTAAGTTAATTGCTCCAGATTTAAAGGCACCACTAGTAGATACAACATGAATCATTTTATCTTTTAATGGATATGCGCCATGTTCATCTTGATAATTAGTAATAATATGATAAAGAATATTTTGAGAATCTTCATTATAAACAAAAGACCCATCTTCTAAAACCCCAGAGAACTGCTCTCCAATAGATTTTCATATATCAAATAAATTCTTTACCTCACGTGGTTCTTCAATAATATTTTCTTCAATATTTAAACCATTCTTATCAATTTGTTGTAAAGTTCTAACTAATTGATTATCATTAATTTGTAATCCTAGCAATTTAAAAATTTTACCATTTTCTACGAAATGATAATTAAAAGAACTTCCTAAATTAAATTTCTTAACAGTAATAGGAAATGCAGATAGCATTTGTTTATTCTTCGAGTAATAATTTACAGGAGATCTTGACGAGGCTTGCATTGAAGCATTTGTAATAACAAATTCGGCATCTTTTTTAACAGAGCTTCCATAATCAGTAATACCTACCCCAAAACGTTTTAAAGTGCCATCATATTCTTTACCTGGATATGAAGCCGCAATCATTTTACTATAAACAGCTGTAATTAAACTAGATCCATCTTGATAGTTAACTCCATCAGTATCCCCACCAATATTATAAACGTCATCTTTAGGGTCCTCAATAATAGAGATATTAATTTTATCAGGAACACCAGTTCTAGAACCAAGAATAGCTCGCTCATAAGTAGCTGTAAATAATGAATTACGTTTAGCCATACCAGAATATCTAGCAGATGATTCTTCAGCAAATGCTTCTAAGTTACCAATTTGTGATACATTTCTTTCAGCTAACTTTTTAGCTGTATGCATATATTCGTGCTTAACTGTAATATTTAAATATTCATTTCTGAATAGCATATTTGTTAACATCCATCTTTCTAATAATGGATTAATTTCTCCTTTATCATTTTTAATCAGTAATGCTGGTACTTCTTTAACTGTAGCTACATCTAAATCATCCTCATTATCTTCATATTGTTCTTCATGAGTAATAAATGATTCTAATACAGCTGGATCAATTCCAAAGAATTTGGCCAGATGAGTTAAATCTCCATCTTCTCCAATAAGCTTACCAAGTTCATTACTGTTAAGTAATAATTTAGCACTTTCTCCATTTCTAAAATTTAATAAATCAAATACTAAATTATTTAATTCAAAATCAATATATTTATTAAATTTTTGAAGATTTGCAGAGGAGTCTTTTGATGGATCAATTGTATCAGAATAGAAATAAAAATTATCAAAAAGGTTTTGATTAACCATTACCTTCTTGCCATAGACAGCATAATCTTGTTCTTCAACAATATCAATACCTGTTTGCTTAACAAAAACTAAAAAATCGTCTTTAGTAAATTTTGATAATTTATCATTAATTGCTACAAAAGCATCATTTGATTTAGCCATATCAGTAGATAATGTTAATCCAAAAATAGTATTAAACTTACTAATAATAGTTCTATATAAATCTGAATAATAAGCAGCTTGTTGATCATGAGCTAATGCTCTTAATTGTGGCACATTAATAACTTTATTTTTTTCTGTAACTAATCCGCCAATAATGAAATCTTGATTTAATTTAGCATTTAATGCAATTTGTTTAGCTAAAATAGTATTTTTATCAGAATAGTTACCAATAACTACATTATAATATTCAGATTTCCTTTTGCTTAATCCTAAATAGTCAAAAATAAAATTAGCTGTAAAGTTTTCAATAGGTAATCACTTTGCAGCATCTTTGCTTGATTTTTCATTAACAATTTCTAACTTCGTTGTAGTTCCCAATAGTATTGGTTCTGAACCTAAAAATAGATTTTTATATGAAGTATTATTTGCATTATGTGGATCCTGTTCAAAGTTTAATCTACGAAGCATAACTTCACAATCAGAATATGCTAGATTTGCAACTTTGAAGGTTGGGATTTTATTTCCCGAAGCAGTTGTAATTGTAGTAACAGGTCTTAACATGTAAGACTGTAAACTTATTTCTAAAGGATCTTGAATGACTTTTAATAAGTCAGCTAATGGCCCACCTTGTGTTGTGGCTTCATCAAACTTTCCTTGTAAAAGAGATTCTTCTCTAGCAATAATTAAATCAAATACAGTTTGACCATCTTCTCTTCCTGATCCATTAACAGTGTTAATCATTAATCTAAGTTGAGAACGTAAAGCTTCAGTCTTTATCTTATCAATATCGTCACTAGATGTTATAGATTGTCCTGATATAATCTTATTCTTTAAATCAATTATGTGCTCTTCTGGAATAAGGATTTGAAATCTCTTATTTAAGTATTTAGAAAAGTCTAAATCTGTAGACAAATCGTCCATCTCATCAACATTATATAAATGTCGACGATTAGAGTTAGCTAAGAGTTTAGCATAGACACGTCCTTGTGCTTGAATTTGTGATAAATTCTGAGAATATAATTCTTTATAAATAACCGATCCAGTACTTGGATTATAAATTGCATACACAGCTCCATTTGAGTTATTTAATGGTTGTGAAATAACATCATATAATGATAAAGCTGGATTATTCTCTTCTTTTGTTTTTACAGAGTCAAGATATGATGATACGGAGTGTACTACATCAATTACAGCTTTAAAAGGCAAATACATTTGATATACTCCAGCATAATTAACAGCATCCGCTTCTTTAATTTTTTGAAAATAATATTGTAATGCTTTCTTTGGATTTTTAGATAAAAGTGTTCATTCAGTATCCTTACTTAAAGTAATTAAATTTCGTGTTTGAAAATCTCTAAAAGTCGCGGACAATCCATAGAAGTGAGTCATTGATAAGTATTCGTGAGTTGAATCTCCTTGACGATCTAAGTGTGGAATTGTATTTAAGATTTTTTGAGTAAATTCATCATTAAGTCTATCAACTGATTCAGATTCATGTGTATCAGTATGGGATAATACTTTTTCTCCCGAAGTTTTAATTTTATACTTTGGAGATCCTAAAGAATCAACAAAAGTATTAAATGATTTAAAATCAACATCTAATATATAATTAAATTCTTGACTAATTACACTATCAAAATTAGTTAGAAACACAGCTGCATTATAAGCATCATGTTTAGCTCTAACACCGATACGTTGAATATCTCCCGATAATGAAGGAATTACACGTTGTTCTTCAGCAAATCTAATTTTTGGATCAATAGAAGTTAAGTGCTTAAATAAATCTATTAAAACCTTTTTATATGTTTCATAATTTTCTACTTGGAATGTATTTCCTACATAGAGATTAGCTGTGAATTTTCTATCAGTATAATAATCATCTTTATGTAAAACGTCTTGAGCAATTAAATAATCTACAACCGTTTGAAATAATGAATTCTTTAGATCTTGAATTCCTTGACTAATTTCAACGTTGCCTCTAACATAGGTATCACGATTGAGAGGGCCTCTATAGATCGCATTTATTACAAGTTCATTAATCCTATTATGAAAATAAGATTTGGCAACTTGTAAATTAGTAAACATATCATCTACAATTGGAGATGTAAACTCATTAATTGCATCAGTTCTAAACGCCGCAGTGGGTCTAGCAGCTAGATTTCTAAGTTTACGATTAGATGTTCTAGCTGTAACAATTTCTGGAGCTAATGCACTAAGCCGTTCCAAAATAGTTGTACTATTGATGTCTTTATATTTTTGTCTTAATTCTTCTATTGTCTCAGTCTCGGTAGTCTCAGGCCCGTAGAAAGCCTGAGCTGCTTGAAATAGCAGCCCAGGAATATCTGCGGGAGACTTTGCCATTAAGATCTGTCGCCCAAATTTCATGAGTACAGGTCTAGGACATTGTTGTTTACCCATATTTTATATTTTTAACAGGTTCATAGTTTTTCTATATTATCTCAAGCTTCATTATTTGGATCTATAGCCATAACTTTATCCCTAAAATTAGCGAAGTTTTCTGGTATATCTCCCGTAGTAAAGAGGGTATTTATATCTATCTTATTTTGAGTTAAAATTTCAAGAATAGCAGTAATTTCTTCTTGAACTTTTGGATCAAAACTATCACCCTCATCCATTTTTCCATCTAACATTAGTGTTATTCTATTTCTAACTAGATCTTGAATAGAACCTGGAGTAAAATCTAATTGTTTTAATTTTCCAGTTCAAACTGATTCGGGTTTTGAATTTCCAAGAATTACATTTAGTTCGGCAACTGATTTAGTTTTTAATAAATCTATCTTACCTTTTCATTCTGCGAGTTTTAATGCAGATTTGACTAATTGAGCTCTAACTACTTTTACTTTTAATTGATCTATATTATCACTAGCTTCTGCAGTAAAAATAGGTTTTTTATTAAATACTATTTGATTTAATTCAAATGTAGTGGCTATTTTTTCTTGTTGTTCTGGACTTTTACTCCTTAATATCTTAATTGCTTTCTTAATTTCATCAATAGATACTCCAGAATTAGCAATCAGATTTCTAACTGTAATAGGCAAAGCTGTAGTTGATGGCTGTAAATTTAATGCTTTTGCAACTTCTAAGTATTCTCCTTCGGAAATATTACTTGGATTATTTAAGAAATCTAATTTATCTATAGAAGATTCTGCCCCTAACTTAACTTTATCTCTTAAATCTACTAAAATTCGTGGACCTTCTGGAGATAAAGTTGTATAAAGATTATCTAAAATACTCGGATGAAAAGTATCACCGACTAATTCAGTTCCTTCGTTTTTTGTTAAAATTGGAATATTATAATAAATTGAATCTTTAAGACCCTTTCAATAATTCACCACATCATTTATAACAGAAAAATATTGTTTATCTAAATCAACCCCAATACCATTCTCTTGAATTTTAGCTTCTAATGCATTTTGTAATTTAAAAATATTTCAGAATGCTTTAAATCAATAACGTCCTTCTTTTTGACGGGCGACAGTATTAATTACATAACTTTTAAATTCTGTACGATATTTTGCAGATTCTTCTGGACTAACATTCGTTGGTTTAGGATGAGTTTTAACATAATCTCTAACAGATTCATAGACTTTTTGAGCACCTTTATTACTATAAGTAATAGCATCTAAAATAGTCTTACTAGCATCTTTATGAGCGTTTGCAAATAAAGCTTTTAAGATTTTTTGTGCTGAATCATCACGATTCCCCATTACATCAGTTAATCAAGAATTTCCATCATTTAATAGTTTATCAAATAATTCTACTTTTTCTGTTGCTAAAGAAATTAACAAATCTAATACATCATTTCCACTAAATAAACTACCAGATAAAGCATAGACTTCATCTAATGCTTTTTTACCCTGAACAGTTTCAGAAGTTTTTCTTGCATCAAAAATTCTCTTTGTTAAACTTGGAGTATCAGATGTTCCATTAACAATTTTATCAATTTCTTTTCAAGTACGAGTAGTGCTATGCATTGTGATAAATCTAATAGTTCTATCATTAGGTCCAACACCAGTATCATCCATATAAGAAGCTGTAATATAAGGTCGTCCAGCTCTTTGTTCATATGATTTTTTAAGTCTATCTTCAAAGTCTACTTTATCAGCATCATTTCAACCTTCAAAAGATTTTCCAAATAAAGTACTTTTAAATAAAGTTTTATATTTTTCAAAATCTTTAGGAAAGAAATTAATAACTGGATCATTAACAACTTTAAAGTTAGAGTCATAAAATAATAAACCAGGTGTTTCAGTTAATTCTTTTAAACTCGTTTGTAATTTTTTGCCATTAACTGGTGGTCACATACGAGTAGACGTAATATTAACTACTGTTTTTGGATTATTAATTTCAACATACTTACCAATTTCTAAATCATTCATTAGAGTTTCATAAGTTTCTAAAACTCGCTGATTGGTAGGAGAATTAGCAAATACAGAACCAATAACATTTTTTAAATTTTCTAAATCTGGAAATGTTCCAAGATGCACAAAGAAATCTTCTCCAGTTGTTGGATTAATAAGTCTATACATTAAATTTAAATATTTCGATTTATCAGGCAAATGTTTACTTGCATCATCATATTTAAGAGCTACAGGTTTATTTGAAGCTTCGTGATATAAATCAGCTGTAATAACAAAACCAGAAGTAGTTTTACCATCTTGACCTTTTGGTAAAACATCACTTAAAGTTAATAATGGATTAGCAAATATTTCTTGAACAGTTTTAATGTCAATAACTTTATTCTTTAAGATTTGATATTTAGCTTTAATTAATAAATTAACTGCTTTATCATAATCTGCTTTTGGCATCGTTACTTTACTAGCTCTTTGATTTTTAAGTAGATAATCCAATCCATAAGAGAACTTAGAAGCACCTCTTGCAATAGTTGCTTTATCACCATTTAAAGAACTGATAACACTCATATCATTGTAAAAGGTATGAACCATTACATTTTGAGAGCCTTTATGTGATTCACTAAAACGAGTTAAAGAGAATTTTAATACAGTATCTTGAATATCATTATTTAATGAGTCAGTGACATCAATTCTATCATCAGTTGACATTAACATATCTTCTGGACTTACTGAACCAACATCAGCTTTTCTATTAAATAAATAATCATTATCAAGAGTAGTTGTAGTTCCTAAGAGTTTTTCAAGTTCTTTAATTCTTGCGGCCTTTAATTCAGTAACCATTGTAGCATCTAGAGGATTTAACTCGTCTGTATATGAATCAGTTTTTTGATGTAATTCTAAACGTTGTCCAAAATCAATATCAGCATCTCTTACAATAATAGAACCATATTTAGCTCTAGATAAATAAGTATAGAAAGCTTTTAGACTATCAAAGATACTCTTTTCTTTTGCTGCGGATAAATTAAAAACAAAATAATCGAACTCTCTACCTTGAACCTTTTTAGGAGTTACTGCAATGTAACTAGGTTCAAATATTCCAGCTTTATCTAATTTAATTTTTAAATCATCAGAGATAACTCCAGAACTATCTGTTAGAATACCAATAGTTCTTTGCGGGTTTTCTTTAATTGCTTTAGCAATTGAAAGTAAAGCATCCATTGGAACAGCTCCTTCTACTACTTTATCGCCATTAAAGACATTTGCACTTTGAAAATATTTTAAAGTAATTCCATCTTTTAAGAAGTTCTCAAAGACAGATTGAGTTGATTTTTGAGAATCTAATCAAATTCTACTAATATTTCTAATTGTGGTAGAAACAATATCATTATTGTCTCTTTTTTGATTATTCTGTGCTCTAATAGTTAAGAATAAACTCGGAGCAAAAATTCCTGAAACACGACCAACATTATAGTTAATCCCATTAAAATCAACACCTTTTTGTAAGGTGTCACCGGCTGCAAATATTTTAACGACTTTTCCATCATTAGCCATTGCTCTTTTAGATACTTCATTAATTAATGATTGCTCTAAAGCTGTATAATGACTAATTTCATCAATAAAGATAATTTCAGGCAAATCAGTAGGAATATCAAATTCAGGCGTACTCTTGAAGAACAGATGATCTTCATAATTAGACTTTAAAGTAGCCCCTTCGGTATTTCGTTCAATGTCAGTATTTTCATCCTTCTTGATATTATCAATTACATCTTTTAAACCAAGTCTGGCAAATAACTGATCTTTCGATAAAGTATTTGTAGTATATTTAGTTTTATCTAATCCACTTAGTACATCATTTTCAAGCTTTGTAGCCTGTTCAATTTCAGGACCAGAGAATCAAACATCAAGATGAGAGTTAGATTGAGACATCATTGCTAAGTACAATTTATACATTACTGTAGTCTTCCCTGTACCAGCATTACCTAGAATATAAGTTATTAAAGTAGTATCATATGCTCAAACGCCATCTATTTCATCAGTTTTTTGAATAGGAGATAACTCTTGAAGAATTTCTGAAAATAATTCAGGATTAATAGTTGAGGCATACATAATTTTAATTCCTAATTCTTGTGTAAAGAATGGAGCTTTATCAAATGTAGTCTTTAGTGCATTTAACATTTTAATATTAAAGTCACTTGATTTTACAGACATTGTTCCTAATAAATATAATAACATGTCATTGTTACTAACTGCCTTAATGTCTTTTGTAATTTCATCTTGACCATTAGAAGAATAAATACTTTCAATCCTATTATCAAAAGAAAATAGATTACTTAATATTTTTCCAATTGCAACTTTATCTTGTATACTATATTCTTTTACATTTTCATAGAATGAATTCTCTATTGTTAATAATTTTTCTTCATCAGATAGATCTGAACTTAAAGTATCAGTAATATTAGGAATAATTGCTTTATCCTTATATGTTAAATTCTTTTTAATTAGTTCACTTCAATTATTAATTAAAAGCTTATTAAATTTGGTCTTAATTAATATTTGTTCCTTAGCTAGAAGACCTGAGTTATATTTAGATAGATCTTTTAAAAATTGTAATTTTATTCTAACTCTTTCTAACTCTTTAATAATTAATGCTGCTTGATCAGAGGTAATTGAAACCAAGTCTTTCACATCCGATTCAATTTTATTTCGCGCAGCAAAACTTTGACGAGCTGCAATAAATCCTATAGGATCAGCATAAGTAAGTTGAGTACTACTTGCACCCCTTACAATGCTTTCAAGCATTTTAATTGTATTAATTGAAGTAGTTAGATCAGAAGTTTTATAACCACTGGAGAAATAAGAATCTAGGGTTGAACTTTCAGCTAATTTAGCTTCTTCACTCTCTAAAATATCTCAGATTTTTCCAACAGTTAGTTTTGAATCTCGGTCCAAAAATACATCAAATTTTCTAATAAAATTATATACTGAGTTTTGTTTAAACATCTTATCATTAGCAGTTAATTGATTTAACTCTAAGACAGGTTTAAGTGCGTTTCCATTATTTAAGATCTTTGATACAACTTGTCGGAGTCCAGTAATATTTGAAAGTAAATATTCTTGTTGACTTGGATTTGCAGATGCAATTGAGTCAATTGCTCTTTTTATTCCTTCTGGTAAATTTTCTCCTATAGCTCCAGCATATTGTCAAAACCCATCAATAAAATCTGGATTTTCGCTTTGTGATTCTGACACCATTTGACGCAAGCCAGATAAGATAGATTGCAGTTCTGAATTAGATAATGAAGCTAATTTTAAGATATCTGCATCAGATAGACTAAATGTAGAGGAAAGTGCTTTAATAGGTTTTAAATAACCTGAGACAACTTTCTTAGCTAATATTAATAATTCTCCATCCAGATTTTTATTATTTTTTAATTCTCCAATTAAAGCAGGTAATAAAGCATCTGTTGTTCCAAAAATTGAAGGCTGATTTGCTAACAATTCTTGTTTTAATTCATTTGTTGCGCTTTGAAAATTATTATATGTATTAGCATCTTGATTATAGCGTTTGATTTCTCCATTAAGTAGATTTACCACATTATCTAAGGATGTGTTAAATGTTTCTAAAGCATTAATAATATCAGGATTTGTTCCAGTATATTCATCTCCAGCTAGAATAGCTTTCTTTTCTTCATCAGAAATATTAGCATTATTAACAACATTAGTAAGATCTTCTGTAATTTTAGGTAAATCAGCATTTACTCCAAGAGTTGAAGCATATCGTACTAATTCATCAATTGGTGTTTGTTCAGTAACTGAAGGTAGAGCTGTGACCTTTCCAGGCATACTAATAAATCTATCTAAAATGTCAGTAGATAATCCTTCGGTAGCTATATGAGATTCTTGTAATTGTTGAACTGAGTCATTAAAATTCTTCTTGAATTCTTCTAATTCTTCATAAGGTACTAACTTAGCAACTAGCTGTCTTTTATTAATTTCTTTGAATAATTCTTCTTTACGTGCGTATTTATTAGGATCAGACTCAGCACCATCAATTGTAATTGAATTAAATTCAGTTACTAATGGATTAAAAGCTGCATCATTTTGTTCTCTAATTTCACCATTTTCACGTTCAATTTGATCACTAAAGAGTTTACTAATTGTATCATAGTTAAGTTGTTCAGGAGGCAAAGAATCAATAATTGATTCTAAAACTTTAGCTACAAGTTCTTTCTTTTTAATTACTTGATCACCAAATTGAATAACTCCATCTTCATCTTCCATAGTAAAAGCTTTTGTTCCCATTAATGTTTGTGACATTTGAGAATTAATAGCCTCTCATGGAAGGACTCTATTACCAGTCTTTTCTTCAATTTGTTTAGCTTGTTGTAAGAATCTTTGAACCTTTGGAACAGAACTTTCTCCGTCTTTAGTATCAAATAAATCTTGAGTAATAGCTAGATTTAATAAATTTTTTCAAGTTTTTGCAGATTCGTCTATATAACCTGATGCTACATGTTCTCCTAATATAGGATTAAATTTTTGTTCAAGATTTAAATAAGCTTTATATCCTAAGTCTAAATATTGTCTTAAATCTTTATTTGCAACATAATCTGCAAATTCTTTATCAACTCGTTCCTTACTTAATGACATTGTGCCTTTGTCTGGCAAATTATTATACGGAGTATTATATTTAGCTTCAACAAACGATTCTTTATCAATTGCAACAAAATCACTACTAATTGGTTTAGATAAGTATCATGCAGCTTCTCCAAAATAACGTTCAGCTTGATTACCCTCAAGAATATCTTGAACAATTAATTTATAACTATCGCGTTCTTGAGATAATCTTTGTACTTCTTCTGAGTTTTCATCAACCTTTTCGCCAGCTTTTCCATTTAAGCTATTAATTTTAGAACTTAAATCTAAGATTTTTCCTCTATAAGATTTATACTCTTCTAATATTAAGCCCTCTAAACCAGTTCCTGATGCTTTTTTATCAGCTCTTAATTGCTGAATTAATATATCATCACGAAGAGCTTTTCTTACAACTTCTTCATCACTAGATCCTAAATCTTGAGAATTTAATAATCCATCAATAGATTCTACCATATTAATTGCTCTTCCAGCAATAATATCAGCAGAAGATAAAGTGCCACTATCAGCTATATCAAATGTTCCATCGTCCTTGATTGGGCTAATGTAAGTATTACCCCATGAACTTTTATGTTCATTGATAATCTTAATAATATCATCTTTTTTACCATTTGCAATTAAATCATAAATATCCTCTTTAGTATCAGTAGGCAATTGATGATGAATTCAAGGATCAATTCTTGATTGTTGAAATTCAAACATAGATCCACCAATAAGACCACCAACAAAGTTAGCTAAATAATTTTCTAATCCAGCTTGACTAAAGACAGTACTAAAACCACCCATAGATCCTTGATTTTTAGTTAATCCAAGGTAAGATAAAATATCTACAACTCCTTTAGTAGCATCTAATACAGCTTGTTCTGTAACTTCTTCAACACCTTCTACTACTGAATTCTTTCACATAGCTTCGCCTAAAACGGCTGGTGTCATAAAAGTATTATGTAAAGCATCTTTGATTTTTCCGAATGTTCCAGCTAAGCTAGCTTTTCCAACAGAAGCGTCTTTAGCCACTTCTGTTAATCCATCTTTAACATCATCAAGAAATGGCAATATACTTTTTCTCATAAGAGCTTGGTTTGTACCAAGACTATATCCTGTAGTTTTATCTAAGAATCAGTCACCCATTCTGTTATTGGCCATGATACCATACTGTCCTGCAGCTGCACTTAAGGCAGCAAAACCAGCAGTACGACGATCATATCCTCCAGCTAGTGCTTGAGAATATACATCTGCTGACTGTAACATTGACATATAACCTAATGATAATGCTTTAGATAATTTAGATTGTGAATCCATTTCAGCAGCTAACTCAGGAATTTTATTAATCGCGTTTTGACGAATTTTTAGAAAATCGTCCACAGATAATTTATTATCAATTAAATCGCCAGTTAATTCATCATCAATAGTTTTTAAGAGTTCTTCACCTTTTGCTGAAATCTTATTCATTGCAGGCTTCTTAATAAGCATTGATAAACTAGCAGCTGCTCTTTGTTCATAAATCTGACTAAAGACTGAGCCAACCATTTGACTTAATTGCTCGTAATTAAAGAAAGAATTCGAACCTTGATCTGATACTGATTGTTGGTTAAACTTAGACATATAACTTTCAGCTGCTGTTGCAGCATCATTTAAAGGCGTTTTTGTATCCCCCAATAACATTCCTTCAAATGCTTTATAAAATGTTGGAAGTATAGAACCTAATGAAACAGCAGCTTTTAATCCTCCATAAACTTCAGCAACACCTGCCACAGGAATAAAGAATGGAGCAATTTCAAAGATCATTTTCGCTGTTGTTCCCATAATAGATTTATCTCTACTATCCGAGTCTAAAAAGTCAAATTGATTTGCTAATGAGCCGTCTGTAGTTAATAAATCCATCGGACTTACAACTTGGCGGCCATAAATTTCTCTATTACCTAATTTTTCTAAAAATAGATTTCCATTATCATCATATTTTCATTCACCTTTTTTATGATTGACCATGCGATTTGTCTCTGGATCTTTATGCATTCCATCCTCATCCCATTGACCATAAACTAATGTATCCCCAAAGAATTTAGTTAATATTCCTAAATCATTAGCAGATTCATTACTCCATGTCTTAGTATCTGGATCATAAACCTTATTTTGTTGCGCAAGTTCTCTAACACTTAAAGGGTTCTCGTCAACACTATTAATACCACTCCTACTATATAAGTATTTAAATGGATTAAAGTCTAACTTAAACTCTACTTCAGGTGTAAACGTTTTTGATTCTAACGGGCGAGTTATATCAAATGGACTATAAACAGCTTTTCCTAGATTATCTAGGAAATTTTCATCTGTCATCTCTTTATAATGTGATGCTGCTTTATTAAAAGCCAAATCAAATCCTGATGAGTCAAACTGACCATCAGGTGTTTTAAACTTATCCTGCACGAATTTACTTTGCAAATAATCCTCTTTCTTATAAAAAGAGGTATTATCTGGCGTAAGATCTGCAGACATAAGATCATAAGTTGTTGATTCTGGGTTATTTAATGAGGCAACAAATATATCATTAGGTTTTGTTATTTCCATATATTATTTATTTAAAAATGCTCCGCTAGTTGAATTAACAACTTTCTGATTAGAGTATAGATTATTTGTCTGAACTGTTCCCATAGTAGGGATCTGTTCCCTAGGCCCTTGTCCTACCATAGCATCTACGATAGCAGCATAACCTTGTCTATATGGAATTGTGATCATTCCTTTATAATAATCTTCAACATGTCAAGATTTATCGGGAGTATGATTAATTGTTTTCTTTCCAACTGTTTCTACTCACACCTTTTTAAGCTGTGGCATAATACGTGTTTCTTCATCTCGTGATAATTTTGTAATAAATGAATTATTATCTGTTAATGTTGTGCCATCATTTGTATAGCCTCCCATTACTCAGAATGGCTTAACTTTAGAGTTGTCTCTAATAATTTTTACCTTATCTCCATCTTCATACTTTTCATCTATCTGCAAATTGTAATTATTACGTTTGAAGAAATCCATGGATTGTTGCGCAGACCAATGATCTTTATTTGACTCATATACTGCATAGATTTCTTTAAACTTGGCAAACTCCTTATAATCTGGGGCACCACTACTGTCCACAGGCATATATACTTTCGCACCATCTTGGCCATTATAAATTAAGTTATTAAATTCGGTTGGATCCACTAATTTATCACCAAAGTAAACTTTACTTGGTTCTAAGAATTGATTATATCCTGCATTTAGGACATTTTGTAAAGTTGTCATTCCAACACTTTGCCCATCTGGAGTAATTACTGGAGATACTCCAGCAATAGATCCATTAAATAGAACTCCAAGTTTTGGATCATTAAAAGTAAAGTGACTTTGAGGAGACATTAATTTGTCCTTATGTAAAAGTTGAAATTGAGTTAATGATCTCATTCCAGATCCTCCAGAACCATCGCTCGATGCACCAGTAGATGTAACTGGAGTAACAGATGATGATTGAGAAATATTTGTTTGAGTCATAATCATATCATAAATAAATTTACTTGGATTTGATTCTCCATTAAGTGCTGCTATTGCGGCTAATTTTTGTTGTTTATGTGGATCTAGAGTTCTTCAAATATAATTTAAAGCTACATCCGCATGAGCTCGTTCAGTCTTAACTCCAGAAGTTATTTTATTTAATTCCTGAATTCCGGCCATTTCAGCATAACTAGGTTTAACACCTGTAGCTCCTGCCATCTTTTGTGCTAACTGAGCTTTTGAAACAAATTTAGTATCTTCAGAAGATTCTTCTCCTAATGATGCTATAATAGCTCTAATATCATTATTAATCTTTTCTACTCCAGTAGAGTTTTGAGCGACGTCAAAAACATCTTCTCTACCAGTTAAATTTGGATTATAACGACGTTCACTTAATAACTCACTAACAGTTAAGGCTTGATATTTTCCTTTGCCTTTTGCAAAATCTTTAGTTGAGATGGTTTGAACTTGTCCACCATCATTTTTGACATACATCAATCCACTACTATTTACAGCCACTTCTCCTATTCCACCTGAACTTTCAGCAACAGAATTTGCTTTATCTCAAGCAAGTTTACTATTTCGAAGTTCATTAACCTTTCCAATCATTCTTAAAGCTAATGTTCGATTAGCTGAACTAGTATAAGGAGTATTTCCTTGAGATTTTTCCAAATCAATTAATTCTGAAACAAGTGCATTAACATCATTAGTTAGTCCACCCTTTGTTAAGAGTTCTTTAAAAGTATCATCATCTAATATTGAAGCTGGTTCTTTTGAAGTAGTACTAGAATTCGTTTGAGAATTTGTAGATCCAAAAGAACTGGCAGGAGAGTGTATAATAGGGGTGAATGTTGCAAATCCACCCCCATTTTGAAATTTTTCTATATTTACTTTCATATTATTTAAAGACCTTTATTAAAGATTTTTCTAGCATTTCATTATTATGTAAAATAGCTTTAAAGACTAAATCCAAGTCTTTCTCATTACTTCTTTTTGCATCCCTCATGTTATCGTAATCAATTTTATCTTGTAGTGTCATAGTTCCTCCAGATTTTCTAAAATACATTTGACTTTGTAAATTATATAATTTTAATTTATTAGCTTCAAGTTTTTTAGTTTGAGGTTCTAATTTTGCTGCAGTTCCCTTTTTGAGAGCATCTCAATTTTTAAAATAATCCGATTCTTCTCATGGTGTAGCATAGTTTCCTCCAGCTAATTTAGCAGCTCCAACTGCATCAGTATATTGTTTATAATATGCTTGTTGTGTTTCAGGTGATGCTGCATCTGAGGCTTCCTTTATTAACTTTTGATAATTTTCATCATTATATAATGAGGAACTTTCTTCCATAGTGTTTCTCATTTTTTTAGGTAAAATATTTCTTTCTAGTCCTGTTAATAAATTCGTTACTGCTGTATTTTGAGCTAATGCTTCATTAGAACTAACTAGTTGAATTTGCTTATTTACATTGGCATCTATAGCTCTATTTTGTCCAGTAATTTGAGCATTTTGAGCATCTACTCGAGCATCTGCAGCAACTTGTTGATTTGTTAATTGATCTAAACGCTCTCTATCAGAATATTGACCTTTTGCAATCATTTCTGCACTTTTATTTGCTCCTTCTGATTGAATAGCAATAGAACGGTCTAAATCGCCTTGGGCTCCTGCCATATTTTGATATTTCCTCTGAAGCTGTGTAGCTTGTCCCTGAGCCATTGTTGTAAATGGAGTAGATTTTCTTGTATATGATTTAGATAATGTTGGAATTGTATAACGACTTTCATTTGCGGCAGCTCTTTGTCTATTACCTACAATTTTATTAGTAGCAATTGTTGAGGCTGCCATTCCAAGATTTGATAAATCGGTTAAATCAAATCCTTTAGCGGCTCCACTAATTGCTCCAAGAGCTTGATTAAGAAAACCTGGTTTTTGATTAACTTGCTTGGATCCTGTAATAGTAGTCATCATGCCCATTAAAGCTTTTTCTTGTGCTGTTAATTGACGTGCATATCCACCAGCTTGAAATTTTATAATTCCACCTCTAGCTTTTTTAGGAGCTCTTGTTCTAGTTTTTTTAACTTTTGAAGCAACTGGTACTTCAGGAACAGCAGGTGTTTCTGCTAATTTCAAGGCTGCTAATTCATCAGCTTTTGCTTTAGCAATTTTTGCTTCTTCGGTAGCTTTAGCTGTAGCAACTTGTTCAGTGACTTGTTTAGTTTTATTTCGAGCATCTCATCCAGATTGGATTCTGGCACGTCTAGCCTCAGTAATAGATTCTACAATTTCGGGTTGATATTTCTTAATATGAGCTTTTGCTAATTCATAATCTCTAACATTAATAGAACGATCTTTATTAATTGGTTGAACATTCTTAGCTAATTTATAAGCCCCAGAAGTTTCACTAGGAATAAATTGAGATTTTAGAGTACTTGGGTCTAATAATTCATTAATTTGAGTTTCAGTTAATGTTTTATCTTTGCCAACTAATTTAATTACAGATTCTTTAAATTTCTTTGCAGTTTCTGAATTTGCTGCATCTACAGTTTCTTGTTTTCCAAATAATGATTTTTTAGCAAATTTTGGTATTTCAAGTTTTCCATTAATTGTAATTGGTTCTTCATCAAGAGTTAAAATAGTTTTATCAGACGTTGAAGCGGTTGGTACAGTTTGACGTTTAATTGCTCTAATACCCATGGCATCTTTTGCTCAAACATTCCCCATAGCACCTGTCATAAGTATATTTTTTAGATCAGATGGTTTTGTATATTCAATACCATTTTCATGCCAATCCTTTGCAAAATTAACTCCAGAAATTACTCCTGGTGCCACTGTTCCAACTCTTAATAAGGTTTGAGCTGTTTTTGATTGAGTTAAGAATTTTAACTCACCTTTTGCAGCATCTCCCATTCCTTTAGCATAATGTCCTAAAGCTGCACTTCCTAAAATTGGTTTTGAAGAGTCCTTTAAAGTATTTAATACTTTTAATCCTTCTTCAAACGCTGCTTTTTCTTCTTTTCCTTTTAATCCTCTTGATAGGGAAACATGTTCTGCTAATTCACCAGTAGTTTTAGCCCCATATTTTTCTCCGAGACTTATTACTTTTTGTAGTGATTCTAATTCTGGTTCTGCAAGAGCTATTTTACTAGTTCTACTTGCTATTTTAGCTAAATCCAATCCAGTTTCAGCTACTTTTCCAGCTTTTAGTAAAGCTTTTACTCCACCCAATCCAATTGCAGAAAGACCTAAAAATCCTAAATTTAATAGATGATTTCCTCAATTATCAATTTTACCATCTCTAGCATCCTTAACAAAATCAGCACCAAGTGTAACACCAGCTCCAAGTGCTCCATAAACAGGAATAAAAGAACCTACTGATCCAGCAATTGATGCCACATCTAAAGCTTTATCGATTCCATCCTCTTCTTTTCAAGTTCCAGTAATATTTTTTACTTTTGAAGTAGGTGATGATGTATTTGAACTTGTCTGTGATTCTAATTGTTTTTTATACTCTGCAAAAGACATACCTTTCTGAGCCATAATTATACCACCTTCTTTATGTAACTGTGTTCCATTAATTAAGGCATAATATTTAATTAGAGAATCATATACTTGTTCTTTAAGACCAGGGTTACTTAATAAAGCTGGATCATGAGTCAATGCTCATTTTAATGAGCCAGCTGCTTTAGTTCGATCATCACTAATTTCATTATCATGAATCGCCTGAGCAATTTCATTATAGTCTACTTTATAGTCATAAGAATTAGAATTATGTGTTCCTTGTTGTAAGGCTGGAAAAATGTTATTATAGTCACGAATTTTAGTGGCAGTATTTCCATATCCTAAAATATTTAGTTTAACAGGTCTCAAATGTTGATCTAAATACATTCCTGTATTATTATCTCAATTTAACTTAAATTTATTTCCACCCTGTTCAACAACTAAACTTTTAGTAAAATCTCTACGTCCTAATTTATCCGTATTATATTTACTTCCATCATCTTCAGATCAACCATATACTTTAGCATCTGGAAGGTCAGTTTTGAGGTCCATTCCAATGTTATCCTTTTCATGTGGATCTAAACCTCATTGCATATCTGCATTATTCTTATGATTTTGTGGATTATAAAAATGAAAACCTTCTAAATCATTATTTCATGAATATCCATATCCAGGATGAAACCTGTCTTGAATACCATAATTAAAGAAATTATTGTTGGCTATCATTACATGTTTGCCTGCATCATTTTTAAGAATTTTAACCTGATGTGCTTTTAAAATATCGTCTAATCAAGGTGTTTTTTCATATCCCTGAGGTCTTCAATTTGCATCTTCAGTTGTATAACCCGCGTTGGTTAAAACATCCTTAGCAGGTCCAGTAATGCCTATATTATGGAAAAAATCACCAGATTGTTTAGTCTTTGTTGCAAGATTTTTTTCTTCATAAATTTTAGCCTGATCTTCATCAATTAGATAATCATTTAAAACTCAACCTAATTTTGAAGAAGCTTGTTTAACTGATTCTCAGTCAGGAGTTCCAGAATTTAAAAGTTGATCTAAGTGTTTAACATCTTCTAGATCACTATAATCAAATTTTCCTTTACTTTCAGCATAACTATTTAAATACTTTTTAACATTGCCTTTTGCAAGATCATATATCTTGGTTTTTCTTGCATCATCAGTATTAAGTTTTAGTCACTCTGTTTCAAAATTATCTGGAGTAACATAAGCATCTTTACTAAATGTATAATCTCTTAGATTTTGAATTGAAATTTTTGGTAAGGACGAAACGATAGGAGTTGTGGGTGAGGAAGGCCCTTTCATATTTTTTAAGGCTTTACTATAAATAGCGGCAGCAACAGACATAGCATCATCATCTCCAGCAATTTTTAAATTTCCTGTAAGTCAATTACTATGAATTTCATCCGCACTACCTTTAAATTGACTATTGTTTGGTCCTGTGACTGTATATGTTTGCGCAACATCATCTGTATTAAAGGCTTTACCTCCATCAGATGTTGCAAAGTAATCACGAAACTTAGTTAAAGCATCGCGAACTTTTCTTTCGTCTTTACTTCTTAGCTGAAATGAACCTAGTTGCTTATTTAGTTCCTCGTCTAAAGCATTGCGGTCTATTGTGTCACCAGCTTTTAATTTTTTTATTAACGCCATATGTTTATATTATTGTATGTTTATTCAAAAAAGGGGAAACAGGTCATACTGCTTCCCCTTTAAGGTAGGCCTCATTATCTGCCTAGTTTGTTCTTACCAATTTACCACCTTTTCTTTGATAAGTTGGTTGTTGAGGTTGTTCTTGGGCACCTTGTAACAATTGCATAATCATCTGTGCTAACATTGCTGCTGCCTCTGGACCAACTTGTTGAATGATTTGTTGTGCCATTTGAGCTACTTGTTCTTCAGGTCCTCCTGCTGCAGGTGCTCCACCTTGTTCTCCACCTTGTTGTTCTGGTGCTGGTGCACCTTGTTCGGGGGCTGGGGCAGCTCCACCTTCTTGAAATCTTTTAATTTTCATTTTTTAATTAATTTTTGGATTTTACAAATTCAGGCTCATTTGTTTCTTGAGTCTGTAGAAATTTAAATACTCGTTTGCCTAAAGCTTTATAATCATTATCATTCTGTGTCGAATATGCTTTCTTAGCAAACCTAATTAAGGTTCTAGTATTTGCTCTACTAAATATTCTTTCTCCTCCATCAAGTTCCATTTGGGATTCTCCGTTAGAGTCTAACACAAGCATTTTGTCTTTATTTATCTGACTTTCAGGAGAGAGATCTAACTCATCTCCTGGCTTTATTCCGGAGTTTACATTTACTTCTAATACAAAAGAGACATTCATTTCTGACATTGGTTCTTCTGAATTTGGAACTCCTTGATGAACTGATATAACTTCTAATTCATCATTTATAAAAATTATATCTAAAGGAATAAGAGTATCTTTCATTCAAAAAGAAACTTCATCTGGTTCATCAAACACAAATAACATTCCTTTATTATTATCTAAGGATTCTCTATTTGATAATCCAATTTCTTTTTCTTCTTCTGTTTTAGCAATTTCTACAGTAAAAGTTTTATCGCCAATAGCAATCTTAACAAGTTTACTATCAACTTCTATTTCATGTTGTTTAGCAACTTGGTTGTCCTCTTCTTTCTGTATATTAGTTAATTCATTATTAAACGAATTAATTTTTGTTTGAAGATCTTGAACTGTTTTACTATACTTAGCTTTAATATCTATTAAACTTTCTATAGTTTTAATAGGAGATTGTGATAAATTAGATGCTTTTCTTAATGCATTAATTTGCTTTTGTAATTGTTTATATTTATCAAGAACTAAAGTAATTCCAATTTCTTGTTGTTGTTCTTCTGTAGTGACATCTTTAGTTAAATCATTAAACTTAGTTTTTAATTCTTCTAATGACGTATTATTGAAACAAGTTATTTGTGTCATATAAATAGTTTAAATTGTAAGTTAATTTTGACATTGTAAAAACATCTTTAAAATATTAAGAATTTCATCATCTTCATTATAAATTCTTCTTTGTCTATGAAGATATTCAGCAATTGGTTTTTGATGTTCAATCACATTTCTTCCTGCATGTCCACTATCTCCACCACGACCTTTAATAGGTGTTGGTAAGGCTAAATAATCTAAATATCCATTACTAGCTATTGCTAATGTCTTTTTTTGTTTGGATAAATATCCGTCTGATGTTATTCCTAATGTAAACATTATTGACGACTAACTATAGATAATGTTTCACCATTACCTTCGATTTTTAACTCAATATCTCCAGCAGTTCTAACTGATGGTGTAATAGTCATAGGATTATCCTTATCAAGACCTTGTATTTTATATAACTCAGTTAATTTTTCTTGTAAAATACTGAGGATTCCTCCCATAGTATTTGGATCTGTATAAGTTCCACTTATAGATTCTCAGATTGTATCCGCTAAAGCAACATAATCTACACCTCCACTAGAGGCTAAATTTAGTTTACTTCCCATTGTCCCAGTTTTATTAAAATCAGTAGCTATACTGTTTCATACATTAGCTGCTAAACTTTCTGGGGATAATTCTGTAAAAGGAGTAATATCAGCAGAAATATTAGCTGATGCTTTTATGTTAGATTCTAAGGATCCAATTGCATTAATAGCAATAACTAAATTTGCAATAGCTTTAATATTAGCAGTTAATGCTCCAATTCCTTGTATATTAGAAGTAATATTTCCAGCAATAGAAGCTCTTCCTATTAAGGAAGACAATCCATGCATTGTTACAGAAATATTTTCTGTATAAATGCCAGTTCATAAATTTGCACTAAATATTTGTCCATATCCGCTAAGATTAGCAGCAGCCTCAATAATACCTGAAAGAACAGGATCAGTAAAAAATTCTCCTAATCCACTTATAGTAGATTCGAGTTTAGCTATTGCAGTAATGTCAGAACTTAGTAATCCTTGTCCATCAATAGTAGAAATAACATTAGCAATTGCTTTTATGTTAATATTAGTAAATCGACCTAAACCATTAAGATGGGATGAACTAATTCCAGCTTTTGCAAGTATATTAATATTATTGAATAATCCTATTCCACTAATTTTATCTGTAGAAACAACATCTGCAGGAGCTTGAATTGCTGTATTTGAATCAAATTGTCCTATTCCATTTATTAATGTAGTTTCAATTCTTCTACCAGCAGCTGCATAAGCATTAATGAAATTACCAGTCGCTAAGATTGATGACGTTGCTGCCATCCCTCCTTCGCGAATTGGTAAATTTCATGATGTTGGAGTTAAATTTCCAATTGGAACCCCATAATAAATACTCATGCCTCCTTCACCAACATATCTATTTAACATGCGAGATAGTTGAGAAGTTCTCATCTCACTTGTATATCCAACTGAATTATATGGTTCAGCGAAACGTAATGATATATTTTGAAGAAGTCCCATGTTTTATGATCAAGCAAAATCTACATAACCCATAAATGCTGTTCCTGAAGCAGTAACTGCACCTGAATGATGTAAGAACATTAAACATGCACCATCTCTAACACGTGGTAATGATGGTAATTGATTCATTAAATCTCTTTCAGCAGCTACAAACGCTGTAGTTAGAGGAATCGAAGCTAGTTGTTTACAGACAATTAAATCTACAGCAGCATCAGCAGTTGCTTGAGCTGCAGAAAATTGAAATAAATCAGCTTTTTGTATACCATAATCTCCTGCAGCCAAAGGAATAAAAGGACCATATTTACCAGCACCAACTCCTGAATGAGGAATATGTGATACGACGTCTGAAGCAGTCATATTAATAGTAGCACCATTTCATTTATTATCAACATTTGATTGATTGGTATAACTAATTACTGATGTTGCAGCATTAGCTCCATTACTTAAAGCATTATCCATTACGTAATACATTCTTACTCCACCACCATAATTTGCAGTAGTTTCAGCATCACATCTTGGTATTAAAGGAGTACAAATAACATGACTTATACGACCATTAAATGATGCATCGGGCGTAAAAGCTAAAGTATAATTACTTGTTCCACAAACAATAATTTCTTCATATGTTCCATCAGTACTTCTAGAAGCACTTGCAGTTCCTCCACCTAATGATACAGCAACTGTGCCAGCACTTCTATTAGCAATAGTAAAAGTTACTCGATATGGACATTTTGCAACTACTGGTAATAGAGCCTGTTCTAAAGTAGTTGATGCACTTGCTGTACGTTCAACATCATTTGTTCTATATGCCCATCCTGAATTAGCAGTCCATCCTGTAGCATTACCAGCAAAGTTTCCATTATATAGAACTCCATCATAATTTGCCCATCTTATATCGTCCCAATAAACACTAAATCCTTGTGCTTTATTATTAACTACTTTCATCCCAATAGAAATAACAGTATCTTTATCTGTTGCTGTTACACCTGATACATCAAGACGAACTCTTGTTCAAGTGTTAGCTGTAAGAGCAGGAAGAGCAACATCTTGAGATGATGCTAAAGAAGCACTTTCGTCTGTACAAAAAGCTATATCTCCTGCATTTAAATTAATAGTAGGTCTTACTCAAGCATATATATATTTAGCTTGTACATAATTATAACTTGTAGACGCTAAAGCAACTACTCTACTTCCAACAATACCTGTTGTAAAAGTTGCATTATTTACTGTTAGTTTAACACAATAAAGATTACTTGTATTAGCGCCAGTAACTCCTTCAGTTGTTTTAAGAACTAAAGAGTTGGCTGTATTTGCTGGAGTTTGTTCATTTCATCCAACTTGACAATTATGTACTATGTTTCCTGTATCTGAATCAGATCCATGTAAGCATTGAATTGCTGCAGAATCAGTTTTTATTCTTGGATATACTCCTAAGACATCTACTATTGATAATACAGATGGTACACCTGTTGCAGCATTAGTTCATGCCCCAAAATTTATCATATGTTTTGTATCTCCATTTGGAGTATCTCCTCCGTGTCACATTGCACCTTCAGTTAAATCATTATACGGAATAAATGATCCATATGCTGGTTGAACAGAAACTAAATCAACTGTTCCTGCAAAAGTTGCATCTGGTGTAAATGTTATATTTTTATCAGTTGATCCACACACTAAAATTTCTCTAAATGTTCCTGCAGCTGATCTTGCTGTTCCAGCTGTTCCACCTAGTGAAACTGTAATTGATCCAGCAGTTCGAGTAAGAACATAAGTAACCATATAAGACTGCCCTCTTGTCATTCTTATAGTTTGATAAAGAGTGGATAGATCAGCATTAGCTGTTCTAGTCATTATATGTGATGCAGCAGTGTATGCTCAGTTTGATGTCGTAACTATTCATGGTTGTTGTGATGTAACAAAATCATAATTTGTTACTAAATTCCCATGTAAATATTGTGCAGGATTTCCATTTCCCTGTTGCAAGTCATATCAATTACCAGCTACAGCAGTACCTCCTGCATATAATTTTATAAAATCTTGTCTCCAAGTTTTTCCTGCGGATACTTCACTTATGAAGTTATCTATACTTGTAAATCCCATTGTTTATTTTTATTAATTTCATATAAATGTAAATTCTCCCAGAACTGGCACAGCCGCGATTCCTCCTGATGGCATTACTAATAAATTAAGATATGCACCATCATAAATTCTTGGAAGTGATGCTTTATCTTTGATAAAGTCATATTCTGCCCATGCAGTAGCTTCTCTTGTCATTAGAGTAGCTATAGGTCTTACTAATACTAAAGTAGCTAGACCACCATTTGGAGAAAGAAATGTAATTGATTGTATACTTTTTATTCCTAAATCTCCAGCAACTAATGGAATGAAAGCTTGATAATTATTTAAGCCTGCAGTATTTGAATTAACAATAGTTCCAATAAATGTAGAATTATTAGTAATTAAAATCTGACTAGTTCTTGCCTCATCCTCTGTGTTTGTATATTTTATCTGAAATCTTGCTCCTCCTACATAAGGGTTAGTTGCTACAAGAAAGGCTTGCACACCAACGCCATCTGTATATCTTGGAAGAGAGGTTGTACTATTATCAAGTAGTTGTTCGTCTGTGTTATCCATATCTATAAGTGGATAATACATTAAATAATCACAAAGAAGAAATGGGGCGGGAGCCATTACAGCATTGCTAGAATATAACATTGCTTTATGTAAATATTTTGTTTTAGGACTAACCGCTCCCCCATGATATATTCCTTTTTTGTATCAATTACTTGGAATAGTAGCTTCTTTTTCTCCTCCTACATAATAGTTAGGAGCGGGATTACCAGTGGTCATAGATAAATCTACTCAGAATCCTGCTCCTGAGCTAATAGCAGGAACTTTTCTAATATAGGATAATATATTTTGTCCACTCTCGTATCCAGATACTACTAAATCTTTAATACTCATTATTTTATATTTATGCCTCCATTAGACGTTACTTTGCTACTTATTTCAGCGATAATAGGCGCATTACAAGTGCAAGCTTTAATCATTGTTTTATCAGGTAATATAATTACTGATAATTTACATTTTGAACACTTATACATTAGTCTTCAGTTATTACAAGTGAACCTATTGCAAATTGTGGCTGAACAAGTTGGGCAATAGCTAATTGATCATTTAATGCTCCAGAATAGAGAATTTGTCCAGGACCGCTGGCTGTAGTTACAATAGCTACATGTGTTATTGGACTTCCAGGTGTTGCTCCACAAATATCAAATTGAATCTGTGCAGCATTTGAAAATGAAGATCCTCCATCCGTCCAACCTGTAGCTTTAACAATTTGTTTGCGAACATAGTTAGTGTATGTAGTTTCATTTGTAATAGCAGTTCCTGCTTCATCTGGGTTTGCTGTATAGAGCGCGACATATAAATTTGCACTCGCTCTCCAAGAAGGATCTGTTCCTTGTAAAATTGCTTTGAGAACATCATTCTCAGTTAGATTACTTTTACTCATTTTAATATTTTATTTATTTATTTTATTTGCATCTACTTTAGTTATAAAGCCTTTACTATCTCTATGAACTATAAATTCTCAATTAGTTTTTTCCTCTTTATTAAGAGTTTTTAATTCATCTAATTTATTTTCTATTAATTTACCAAGATTCACAATAGAACTTGGTAATGCACTTTTTACAGTTGCTATTTCTCTTATAATTTCTGATGCATCAAATTGTGTTTCTGAATCAGTTTTTGATAAAGAGATTAAAATCTCTTTTAAGACATTAATGATTTCTTTATGTCTTTTGTCCTCTAAGAGCTTTTGAAAATCATCTTCCGAATCAGAAGAATCCTTTAAAGCATCTAAAAGTTCTTTGTGTCTTTTATCCTCTAAAAGTTTATTAAAATCTTCTTCTTCGGAATGATTTTCTAATTCCATAATTCTTTAATTAAATTATTTAATTCTTTTAATTCCTTTTTAATTTTATCCTGTGTTGCTTTTGCTGTAACAGGATCATTACTATCAACTAATTCCTTGGTTGTTAAGAAGTCAAGTTTTAAGGTAGGTTTACTTTTTTGAATCTCATTACTTAATTGTTCCTTTGTATCCTCGATTTGAAGCTTAGTCGCAGTAATTTGATTTTGAATTTCTAATTTTTCCATACTTTTAATATATTTGAAATATTATAATTAATGGATCCTCCTTTATGAAAGGTGGGATAAAATTTCTTATAATTTTCTGTAAATTGCTTTGCTAATTTAGGTTTTTCCATAATAGTGTCACCATGAGCAATAGCATTCTTTAAGCCATCTCATTTTTTAAATGCAGGATTGGTAAAATCAACTAAATTTCCATTAACTTCTTGAACTTGTGGATAAACGACAGCTTGTCCATTATATCCAGCTCAAGCTATTTTATGTGTTGAGTATCCATTAGGATCCGCTCAATTTGGCATAGTTAATCTATTTGGATCTTTAAGTCTATTAATAAAATTAACGTCTTTTTTATTAATTCTATCAATAAGTATTTTAAGTTCTCCTCCTTTTTGATGCTTACTGAATCCTTTAGATTTAAATCTTTTAGCCAAAGCTTTTCTACTTGGTGTACAAGTAGCTTTAGTCATTGGAGTACAATATCCTTTATGTTTAGGATTTACAGCTGTTTTGATTCAATCTTTTGCCATTATTCAATTTCTTCTAAAAGTCCAGTTCTATCATCAGTATTTTCAAGAATTTCCTCAGTTAAGAATTTTCCACATTTAATAGCTAATTCATCAGAAGGATTTTCTTGATATTGTTTGAAATATTCTTCAAGTTGATTCGTAGTATCCTTTGCAAAAATAATTTCATTTGCTTCAATTTCTGCATGTTGAGTAATATCCCCACCTTCATTATATGTAATGACAGGAATACCTTTATCAGTCACTTGCTCAGCTATTTCTTCTGGAAGATTATTTTTTCTTGCATGTAAGGCTCCTTCTGGAATTACATTAAGTTTACCACCATCTTGAAACTTTTTAACATCAAGTGATTTATTTCTACTACTTATTAATTTTCGAATATCATCAAGTTTAGCCCCATCTTTTGCACTTAACATTTTAGTTTTATAATTTCCCATTAATCCACTCATAAGTTGATTTTGGTTATTACTTGCTATATCCTGTGCATAAATAGCTCCAGCTTGAGCTCGATCATTTGCAGCACTTTCAAGTGCGCCAGCATTAGAATTAAATTCATCAGCTGCTTGGGTTTGTTTATTAACTAATTTATTTTTACCAAATCAAGTTGATATTAAAGAACCCTTTTTTCCAGCATTTGTACTTGTTTGCTTCTGATATGCATTTAATGTTAATCCTGAAGTTTGTTGTTTTGCAGTTGTTTTACCAAAAGATCTATTTGCAAAGTCTAATGCTTTAATTCCTAATCCAACTGCTGGATTAAACATCGTGGCTGCATCTCCTGCAGCAGATAATACATCATCCGCTCCAGTAGTTAATTCAGCTTGTGGAATAAAGGCTTTTCCAAGATCCATTGCCATAGAACCAATGATGCCAGCTGGAGAAATTCCTTTCCCCAGGGCACCAGCAGCTTTATTTTGAAATCCCATGAATGTTTGTAAACCTATTGCAGTTAATCCACCAGCAGGAGTTTGATATTTTTTTATTAATTTAGGCATAGCTTAATGTAAATAATGTTTTAATTACGCTAATTAGAGCTAACTCAGTTCCTGAATAATTAATTCTAATTTTAACATATTTGTCTCTTGTCTTCATTTCTTTTAATGGAGTATATTTTAAAACTCCTCCACTTAAATAAGCATACTTAAATGAAAGTGGTTTAATTTGTACATCTCATGAATCTTCTACATAATGCATATTTCCTCTAATTCGACCATACTTTGGATTACCTATATTTAATCCCCTTTGTTTATATTTAACTAAGTATTCATTTGTTCTATAGTCTTTAACCAATTGAACCATATAATCACTTAATACCATATCACTGGGTAGATCTTCATCAAAATTTCGACTTAGGTCAATATAAGGTAGTTTTTTAATCTCTGGATGAAGTATCAAATATGTTAAATATTTATCTTCAAGTGTTCGAATCTCAGGATGAGTATTCATATAATCAATATATGCTGTACCAAGTACAGGACTTGTATTTGTAACATCATTTAATGCATATACTAAGGCTTTATTATCAACTCACTCATAACCTTCACCAACAATACTATAAGAAAAACTTTCAGGCGATACCTTATTAGATATAATTTTTATATTATCAAAAATTTTCTGAATACCTGGAACACCAATAACTACAAATTCAAAACTGAATTTCTCTTGTTCTCCGTACCATTTGGTTGGATATATTAATTGTTGACCATCAATAATTCCAGCAAAGCCATGCTTTCAAACGCGACTTTTCTTATCAGGTTTAAGAAATGCTAATCCATCTAATAATATGATATCTGTTTTATTGGAAAAACCATAAGCAGCTAAACTAACCCCTAAAATATAGGAACAGTTTTTTATCATATTATTGTCAAAGGTATAAAAAATATTGTTAATATTTTCTGAAAATCCTGGAATTCATGAATATCTCGTTACAAACTTTTCTAAGATCTCGTTAAAACAAATACTCCATTCTGTAAGTCCATTAATAAATGTAAAAATAACATCTTGCTTATTTGCATTATAATGTGTTTTAATATTTCTAAATCCAATAATTGGATACTTAGCAGATTCCGTTAAATCAATATTCTCATTTAGAAACTTCTGCAATTTTAAATCTGAAATTACTTCAAATTTTTGTCCATTGGTTCTCCATAATTTCTTAGCATTGGTATCAAAGCCATAGATATAATTAGGAGTTTTAATTATAGAATCTTTTCAAGTAGAGCCAAAAGTTTCGGACAAGACTTTTGGATTCTTTGGAAGAACATTTTCAGTATTAATGTAGACATTTTCTCCGTTTGCGTTAGTCATTAGTGCTCGTTCATTAATAGGAATTATAACAACCCCATTTTCCATTACGCAGACTAATGATCCAAATCAATCTACTAATTTAACAATAGCGCCGTAATTCATTGTATAATCTTGATAATGTCCACTTCTAAATACTTGATATCCATTACGATATAAGTCTGTAATATGAACATCGGAGTATGCAATTCTATTATAGAATTTTGTTTTTAAGTATTGTGATTCAGGTAATTCAAAATTATATTTATCAGAAGTAGTTTTACTAATTCCTGAATTTATTACATTTGATTCTGGTAATGAATTATATCTATTACCTTTATCAAGAGGAAAGAAACTTCTTTTTCTTCTATGCAAAGCTTCCTCTTCAGCTCTTGAAAAGTCAACATCTCTTAAAGATAGATTTACATTACTAAAGATTTTAAAAGTAACTCAATGTCCTAATGGGACAGCATTAACATCAGGAGAACTAATTTTACTGCATCCAAAAGTTCCAACCTTATCAGAATATTTAGCATAATTACTATCTCCAGGTTCTAATATTTTAGTACCTTTTAATGTATATAAAGGAATAAGTCTTTTATAATTAATCAAACCTGTACCAGCAGTATCTTCAGCTGTTGTAGCCTCTAAATGACCTGTTGGAACTATTGCATTTGAGGCAGATTCGCCTGTTATTCCAGCATTAGTATCAGTAATCCCAGGAGTAGAAGTTAAGTCCTTATAGTACTTAGTAACAACATGGTAATTTTTATGTCAGCCTAACTTATCTAATATTTTAGTATTAGTAGGCATTTGAGGATCAATAAAATTCCAGTTCATTCTATGTGTATAAGTACAAATATAACAATCTCCTCTATATAAACTTGAAGTTATATAATTTTCAGAAGCTGTTATATTTTTTCAAGCAAAACGATCTGAGATTGCATTGAAAGGAGTTGCATCATCATAACGAATTTTAAAATAATCATTTCAGTACTTATTAAAGTCATAATTACTTTGATAAATATTATAATAATGACAATCTAATAATGATTGAGAAACTCCTAAATAAGTATTAAACTCTCCTCTAATTAAGTATGGAGATTTAGATAATAAATTTGCATCTGCTTGCGAGTCAGTTGTAGTATAATCATCGACACTTCCATACTTAATATCCTCAGCTTTATATGCTACATAGGGATCTCCAGCTTTTGAAGAGAAGTAATCAATACCATTTGTTGTTAAGTCAATACCAGGTTCTACTAAAGTTACTCTAGTAAGAATATCTGGAGTTGATTCTACTTCAGGACTTTTGACTATATCTTTTAAAGTAAAGCGATAATATTTTGTATTGGTTTTATCAGTACTTAATTGATCAAAAACTTTACTTCCTTGATACTTAGACAAACGTAATTTATAATTAGATGAGTTAAAGAAATTATTTAATATTGAAGTTCGAACACTTGCCTCAGGACAAAGTGCGGCTTTAGTTTCTACATATGTTGGAGAATTTAATAAAAAAGCATAACTGCCAATTGATAAAGTATTTTTATCAGATAGAGGAGTTAAAAAAGATTGGGCAAAATACTGTCCATTACTATTTTTAAGAACTGGAATATTTCCATTTTTAGTTTTAGCAATTGCAATTGTTTGGGCAATAATATCTGGAATCCTTGGTTGTCTTACAACAAAGAATCCTTTAGTTAAAGATTGCAAACCTGATCGTATAATTTGTCCTGACTCATCTTTACAATCTGCCATAATATTAGATGGGATTGTAATTCCTAATCCAATAGGTTTAATTGGATCTGATTTATTTATAATTTTTACAGTATTAGAATTAATTTTAAAGACTCCTTTTGCATTTTCTAATGGATTGACCTCAAGACTATAATTATCATTTACTTTTATTTTATAAATTCCTTGTGTGTTAGTGTCAATAATAGGAATTGAATTAAAGGTTGTAGAATCTGTTAATTCTTTAACACCTCTAATATTAAATACAGGAGATAATGAATAGTCATTCATAATATAAACAATACCTAGTCTATAAATCTCTTCATCCCAATATCCAAGTCTGTAATAAATATTATTTGGATTATAATACTCATATTTATTTCCAGTATTACTATTTGCAATTTCTTGATAATTAGGATCTAAATTTCCAATAGTTTCAGTATGAGTTAATCTTGGTGTAATTCGAAGACTTAGGTCTTTTAATTCTTCATAAGTACTGTAACTATTAGTTATATTTCCAAGAAATAGCATATTTTGAACTTGTGCTTGAGTCTTTACGGTATCAATTGTTTGAAATCCAGAATTAATATCAGTTATTGATACTTCTTCTATATCCTCATAACCATTAATAATGAGTTTAGTTGAAGTGCCCTTAACTTTATACGGTTCCTTAATTACAAAAGCCTTTAAGATTGATTGAATTGAGTCATTTCCAGTATTAATTGTATAGTAAACCTTAATATAGGGAAATGATAAATCAATATTATTAAGAGTAAAAGAGATAAGTTTTTGACTATTTTCAAAATCTAATCCACCTCTAATTGATTCAGGTTCATTAACTGTTCCAATATAACAAACAACTTTTCCAGACTCTGATACAAAATCAGTCTCATTTCCATCCGCATCCGCATATTTAAAATAAAACGTATAATTTCCAATTGATAATTTTCCGCCCGATTCAACTCCATTAAAAGTTAAAGTTGGAATCTCTTGAGCTACTTTTAATAAGCCTGCTTCTACTTCGAAATAATTTTCATTATAGATGTTTGTATCAATATCTCCATTTCTGTCAGCTACATCAAATGTATTATCTTCACCTACAATAAATCTTGAATTTATTAATTTTGGTTTATTCTTATCATCATTCAGAATTAAATTTACAGAACCATCATAGGATGGCTGTACTTCAATATCAATGGGATTTGTTAATGATGCTCCAAATAATTTATTATCTATTTTTAATTCTTTTAGTTGTCCATCACTTCCTAATAAATTATAGAAGTTAGCATAATTATACACAAGATTTCCAGATTTCTGTAAACCTTGTGTATAAGTAGTTAGGATAAATGATAATTTTGGTATCTTCATATTATATATTTACAATAGTGCTAAAAACTAATCCTATATTTGAGCCAGTATTTTTTATATAGAATTCTACTCCAGCTAATAAGGTTGGCTCATCAATTTGATAAGCTTCTGCTTCTGAAATAAAATTCGATGCAAAAAGTTTATACTTATCATATCAGAGATAACGATCTAATGCTACAGGTTTTAATCTTAATAGTTCAACATCACTCATAAACCCAAGGTCTGTATTGTCAATCATTTTAAGATCTAAGAATAATGGTGCAGAATTAGGTGAATTCTCATCTCAAATTTTAACTACAGCTCCAGAAGTATAATTTATTGGGATCTCATTAATAGTTCCAATTAAATGTCCAGTTGGAAGTTCAGTGGTTAACTCTCCAATATTTTTTAAAGAAAATGTTTGTAAAGAAGTTATATAATCAATTCCTCCATATTTAAAATTTAATAAGAGTTCTGAATTTGTTTCTAGTGGTTGTTTCATATATAGATAAACTTTCTTTAAAACATTTCCCACTTTAACTTTTACTAGATCAAATAAATTGCTTGATAAAATAAATTTATCAGATTGTCCTGATAGATTAAATAAATTATAATCAAATAAATCTTCAGCTTGTTGTATTCCATTCAGAGTACGTTCGACAGCATATAAACCTGGAACTATATCTTGGGAATAATTAGTTTCTTCAGTAAAAGAATAAGTTAATGCTTCATTTACATTACAAATTCTTGGATCATAATCATAACCAAAACTAATGCCATTATGTAAAATAACGTCTGTTTTAGTCGAAGAATTAGGATTAATATCAAGATTATTAAATAATATTTTTGTAAAATTATATAAATGGAATGGATAGTTACCACTATCAGGATCAACAACTCTTAATGCAGTTGAACTTTCAAATTCTAATTGTAATCCTAAATTTTGAAAACTATTATTATCCACATTTTCAGATGTAACTAAACTTGCCAATGATCCTATATATTTAAAATACGATAATAGTACATATCCATTAGGATATAAAGTTTCTAATGTTTGACTAGAAATTCCTAACTGTACAAAAATATTTGGTTTAGTAGCTTGAGAATATGTAATATCTATTAGATCTCCTCCGGAATTTCTTAATTCAACAATCGTAGCTTCTTTTATAGATAATTCTGGATGTGTAATATTTGGAACTCTAGTTGTAGCTTTTGTAATAAATTGAAGTTTAGTTGTAGTAGATGTAGTAACTAGACTACCAGTTAATGTATATTTTTCAATATATTTTTGAGGTATATTCTCATAATTAAATATAGGAATGATTTTATATGTAAAAGTTTTTCCGCTATCATTTTTTGATCGTTGAAATTGAATTACTTTTTGACCATTAATTAATTCAAATTCAGATACATTATTTTTATCTATATACAAAATATCATCAATATATAATGAACATTTTGTAATAGATATTAGAGAAGACGTTGTTGTATTTACTCCTATTGTAACATCTCAAACTGGAGATGCCCCACTATAATTTGCAGTAATAGTAGGATCTGTTACTTCAAATAGATCAATATCTTCTAATTCTAATTTAGCTACTAATTTACCTTTAAAGCGATTTTGTATATAACTAGAATAAGAACTACCATCAGTTGCTGAACCATCAGAACCTGTATTAAATCAATAGTATAAATTCCCTAATTGATAAGTTCTTTTAAAATTATTAGTAATATCAATAGATCCATTTGATAGAACTTGATATATTTTTAATTTAAATAGTTTTCTAACAATTGTATTATCTGTATCAGTTGAATAACTTGATAAATAATCATACAGTGTTGGATAATTTGGGTAGACTCCTTCAATTTTTTCTACTTCTCCAAGATAAGTTCCATGAATTAAAATCAAGTCCTCTAATTCGGTTAAACTATTATAATTAGCGATAAAACCATAATTAACTAAATAGAATTTTTTAATTGATCCAAAATCAATACTTGCCATAGAGTGACCGCTGACATATTGTCCCGAACTTATAATAGGATTTTCAGTATATTCTCCTGGCAAATTAATTACAAACTCTAAATTATCACCACCTGAAATAGTTAGATTTCCAAATTGTTGTTGTAATTCTAAACTACCAAAAGTTGTAGTATTATCAATTGTTTGATCTAATAAATCTCAAGTATTAAATTGAACACTTGCTGTTTTTCCTAATGAATTTGCTTGCTCTGGTGCAGGGTAACTTCCAACCTGTGTTTCAATTAAAGTAAATTCAGTTGGAATATCTTTTGCAAATAATTTTCAATTAACTTGGATATCAGTAGTTAATAAGGGAGCATTATCACCACTTGAAATATTAGTCTTTGCTTTATAATATCAAACTACATCAAGATTTGTAATTAATCCTGTATTAATATCGGTGCTTTTAGTAATCTCCGTAATTTTAACGTAATCACCAGTAACATAAGATTTTAAAGATGAGTATTCTTCAGGAATAGGAATAGTAATGCCTTGAGCTGTAATTGTTTGCACTCCTTTAGCTGATACTATATATAAAACTCCTCCATATTCTTTAACTCCCAAAGGAAAAAATCCTTCTCCTAAATTTACATCTTGCCAATTAGGATTATCTTCTGTGCCAGCATTATATTGAATAGGAATATTTCCCATATCATTTTGTAGCATCATTTCATCCCCATTAAAAGTTATAAAAGAGCCATTAAGAACATCTGTTAATACATTATCTGGAGTTACCAAAGGATTGAGGTCTTTTACCATCCCTCCATTAAATCGATTTACACTCTCCTTTTTCATATTCTTTTATTAATTGTTTTCATGTTTTATCAGATGGGATAAAATTATGTTCATATGCCTCACCTAAATATTCTAAATCTCTAACTTTTAATGAATCTGCTCAATAAGCATAACCTTTAAATGTTTTTCTTTTAAATCTAAAAATATGTAAATGTTTAGCTTTATAATATAATTCAGGTTTTAATTTTCTCGGAATTATATTAGTAAATCTTACAATACGTCTTGAAGATTCATTTTCTTGTACTCATCGTTCAAACCCTGTTGGATTTAAACCAATATAATAATAACCATCGAATGGTTCTTTTTTTCACCCTGCGATTTTTCTTAATTTTCGATCACGGCGAATACTGTATTCCTTAATTTGTTGCTCTGGAGTTAAAGTTAATTTACCAATATATGTATAACAATTTATATTCTTATTTGAGGCAATTGTAATAGCACAGCCAAATTTAATAGCCGAATGCATACGTCGAAAGCCATGTAATAAAAGACGTTTTAATTCTCCTTTAGGAATATCCATAAACCTTAAATGAACTTCGTCTAAAATATCATCTAATACTATATCTTTAGTTGTATAAAATTTAGTACCAGTATTAATTTTATTTAAAAATTTCTTTTTAAGATCTCCACCTAAGTAAATAGGAATTTCTTTTTGATAAGCTTTTGCTTTAAAGTAGTAATTAATTGCATAGCCAGTAAAATCTGATTCAATAAAGTCAATTTTGGAAAATCTTCCATTTTGACGTTGTTTTATAAATTTATCTCCAGATACAATTTCAAAATCAATATATGCTTCTGAATTAACTGGAATTTTAAACCTAATTTTATCATCAATTATTTTATTAATCACTAAACCTATGCAGTATTTAAACGGAACAGAAATAGCATCTTCATATGAATTAGTACTTCCATAATTTCTAATTCATCATCTTCATGGTCTATTTGTGATTGACTTAGGAGTATTAGTATATAATTCTCCTGGAGTCAATCCATGATTAAATAAGATTCTCACTATCTTACTGGCTTAAATGATTTGCCAAATCGTTTTCTATCTCAAGAAGTTGCAACATTTAAGATTTCGTCCATTTCATTTTGATTAATGTAAATAGGAACTCTAGCTTGTGTACACTTAATCTTCCATTGTTGTTCTAACATTTGAGCCATTTGCATAGCAACTTGGTCTTTAGTCATTAATGCTTTTTTAAACATATTTGAATACATACAAAATGATGCAATTGCATCAACTTCTTTTTCATTTATATATGGAAGTCCTTCTTCATCAGCAATAAATCCTTTATATAGTACATTTAGTACATCAAATTTATCTGAAATATAAATACGATTTAATTCTTGTCTATATTTAACATATTTTCCACTAACATATAGTGTTCCAGTATTAAATTTTCTGGATTCAACATAACCTTCAATTCATCCATTTTGGTTATTTCCAGCTAAGTTTGTTGGGGTTGTTTTTTGATAATCTTCATAGTTAGTTGTAATTGCCTCAATTACATCACAATTACAAGGAAGATCAATGTAATATTGTCCTAATCCATCTAATAATGGAGTAGTTTGATATTTATATAATCTATAAGATTTATTTCCAATTTTATCTCAAGCAATTAGACCAATAGTTTCAAATTCATCTGGATTAAGTTCTAATCCATATAATTCTCGAGCTTGAGTATATGCAGTTTTAAAGGAGTATTGAGCCATTATTTAGGAGCTTGAGTATTAGGTGTAGGCTGAGTAGCTAATTGTCTATAATATCTTAATTTCTTTTCAGTTAGACGTTTTTTAATCTCAGCACTTAAAAAAGAATAATTTTCTAAATCATCGTCAGCACAGCAACTATAACTTTCTAATTGTCTTGGATCTTTAAAGATTGCAATTACTGAAACTTTTTTTATGAATGGGGCATTAAAAATTCATACATCATAGAAATTATTTTCATTGGGTGTAGGCTCAATATAAACAAAAGGAATTTGAGCTCCACGACGCATAAATTTATGAAATTGAAATGCTGTACTTGTGTAAATTTTAAATTGAACTTCTCTATTTACTGAACCTATAAATTCGATAGCTTCATCAGCGAAGTCGTTAACTAGTTGTGGGATCTCAAAATGTAATTCTGGTTTAGTATAGGTTGTACCACAAGGGCATCTATCTAATGATTTACAATCAACATCTACACAATTTATAGCCATTAACAAATCATTTCTTGGAATTAAGTTTTTTAAGGAGTATTCTTTAATAATCTGAAGTCTTTCATCAACTACATCATCTTCTAATTGTTCTAGAGACATTTTTGGTGTAGAAGTAATTCCAGCTAATCCGGTAACTACGTCATTATATATTGCAGATGCTAATTTATGTACCATATGGTTTAAAATAAGAAAAGGCAGGCAAGTGCTGCCCGCCTTTTCAATTATTAAATAAGTAAGAAAGGTTATGCTTGAACAGTAATAGTAACAGTTCCAGTATTTCCTACTGCATCTGTTGCTGTAATTACAGAAGTTCCGACTCCAACTAATGTTACTGCTCCAGTTGTAGCATTTACTGTAACAACTGTTGGAGTTGCTGATACGAAAGCAAGGGCTCCTACTGCATTAGTAGCAGTAATTGTTGTACCTGTATCACCATCACTAACATCTAAAGTAGATTTAGCAGCAGTTAAAGCAACTTTAAAAGTTAAACTAGCATCAGTTAATTCTTGTTCAAATCCAGAAACTAAGTCAGATTTAACATAGAATACATGAGTTGTAATTGCAGTTCCTCCAGATACGATTCCATCATCAATGTGTTTTTCAACTTGATAACGAAGTGTATATTGTGAATAGTTTCCGCCAATAATTGGTCTTTCTTCTTTGTTAGTTCCAAAATATCTTGAATTTTCGTATGTAGGAAGCATGATTGATTTAATCATGTATTCGTCATCTCCGAATCCAACTTTACCAGCTGTAGCAATATGGAAAGTTCCACCTGTTACATCTTCATATTTAGGTTCAACTAATGAGTTATTTGTATAACCAGCTTCTTTAAGAACTTTTACAGAGAAAAATGCTTGATTAGAAGTAATAGCGGTTAAGATAATATCTGCTCCATTTGTAGAAGCTGTAATATAGGAGAATCCCCATCTGTCTTTCATACCATTGATTTGTGCTGCTAAAGCAGTTGCATCAGTTGCAGGAGTTCCTGTAGCAAGAACTTCTACTACTACTGGTTTCTTGAAAAATTGAGAGAAGTTAGCGTATTCAGAATCAGTTTGGTTTTGAACTAGTCTTACTTCAACTTCTAATCTAGCAACTAGGCCAGAAGTAATTGCTGGAACAGTTACATGAGCAATTTCTAAAACACCAGCTTGATAAGCTCTTTTATAAACACTAACAATGTTAGCTTTTTTGAAGGTCCCTACACGAGTTACTGTTAGACCTGCGGCACTTCCTGTATATCTGTCGGTTGTACCATTTGAATCTTTGTTTGAATTTAGAATTGTTGTAGTCGTAAATTGATACATCTTGTATTAATTTTATGATTTAAAAATTTATATCTATTTTTTGGGTTGTTGTTGTTCTGCTGGATTGGCAATAGTTGTATTAATTGGAATATGTGATTGTAATCTAGGATCACTAGCATTTTCCATTAATAATTTAATTAACTCATTGACAATCTCCTGACAAACGTAATCTGGAAATTCTAATATTTGTGTATTATCTTCAACTTCATCTATCTGATCTTGCGAAAGTCTGATAAATTGTGGTGCTTTAAGATAATCAATAAAGATCTTTTGTAATTGAAATACGGAATCGTCTTTACCATAACGAACTTCCATTCTTACTTTTGACTTATTTCCATATCTTGTAGAGGCTTCTTTTTCAATAAAACTATGAGAACTTGTAGTTTTTAGTAATCCTGCAGTTACAGTTACATCATAAACTCCTGTAATATAAATACATGTTGGAGTTACAGCATTATCCAAATAAACTTCTTCTGAAGTTAGTCCAATTTCTCGTTTAATAGCTACAACTAATGTTGCAAGCGTTGTTCAATCACCTGGATTAGCTACAGTAATTCCATCAGCTTCAACTGTTCTTCTAACTGTTAAAGTAGTAGAATTAGTTGGAGTATTAAATGTAATTTTATAAGTTGGATTAATTACTGCTTGATTTGTAGTAGTGGGAAAGGTACTACTTGTATTAACATTATTAATATAATAATAAGGTCTTTTATAACAAGGTCTTAAGTAATAGTTGTTAATAATTTGAGAGAACATGTCGGCTGTAAGTCTTACAGCTCCTTGATGCCATGTTGAATTCGCATCATAACATTTAAAAGTCTTTAAAAGTCTATATTCTACAACACAATTTAGAACATGCAAATAGTCGTCTGGTAATTCAACTTCATACACTTTATCAAACAATGATGTAGTTCCATAGTCTGTGTTTCCAATAGCGCTAGGAGTAAGAACAGCTGAGCTCTTTAAAACACGTAGATCATCTGTCTTTTGTTGGTTGATATCATATACGTTGTATACGCGATTAATATATTGATTAACTGCCTTATTAATAAAATAATTATAATCTTCAAGTATTAGACTTGGAGCCTCTCTTTTATTTAGTTCAATAAGTGCATATTCAAACATTTGTTTTGCAGTCATTTATATTGCTATTTTTTAGGTTGTACTTTTTTTGGATTTTCAGTAACCACTGAGTCCTCAAAGTACGGAATATCTTTTGTAATTTCACTTTCCATTTCTGCAATAACTTGTTTAGGTTGCAATTCTGGATAAGTTTCACGTTTTATGGAATCTAATAGAGCCTTATATCTAAGATCTCTTAAGAATGTAATAGTAGCTTCCATAGAACCACCAAGCATTTTATCGTCATATTTATAAATTCCATCAACTCTTCTAACAACATGTCTATCGACAGCATCCATTAGGAATAATTGCATCTTCCAATCTTCTCCTTCATAAAGATCCATGATCTTTTTAGGATTTTTTTCTGCAATTTCAATCAAGAAATCAAGAACATCAGCAGGAATAGCATTTGATAAATTACGACCTAATACTCTACATTTTTTAATTCTTTCGGCTTCAGGATCTTCGTAAATGTATTGCATTGCTTTGAATACAACTTGTTTTTTATTCATTTTAAATTGTGTAATTTCACCAGGTCTTTCAACATATAAGTCAGCGACTCCATACTTTCTAGCCCCACCATCAACAATTAAGTTACCTTCTGCATCCCTTTGAAATCTATCTTTAGCTATTCAATTACAATATTCAATTGCTTCTCAATTAGCTTTATCAACAACATCGTCTAAATTATAACGTGTTCCATCAATAATTTCAAAAACATGATTTGCAGCAACAAAATGAATTTCACCTCTGCTCATTTGTCTAACATCTTCTTCGGATAAAATCATATCTCCGTTTGAATCAACCGTTCTTACACAGTCTGGAAGTCTTCCAGTTCTAGGGTTTGGACAAGGTTGTATAAAGTAGGTTTGATTAACTTTTCCGTAAGCACTTCTAAGAATTATTTCATTATTCATAATCATATATTTTGTATTTTCTAATTTCTATCTTTGTGTAAGAATCTAAATAAGGGAGAGGGCGAACCCTCCCCCTATTTGATTATTATTAAACTTCTTCAATAATAAATGATTTGTAAGGTGCAAATGCAGCAATACCAGAATAACCAGCTACGATCAATTTAGATCCTGCTACTGGGCTAGATACGATACCACTTGTGATACCATCTACTCCACCAACACCTGGGTATTTAGAAGTAACGAATTCAGCTCCTTGAAGAGTGAATGCAGCAATTGCTGGTTGATTTGTAGAAATATCCGGAGACATGTCTAAGCAAATACCATAACCTTTTCTATCGTATTCTTTTGTAAGAGCACGATCCACCATGAAAGTAACCATATTACCGGCAATTTCATAAGATGTAAATGTTCCACCAACTTTAATAGGATTATCAGCTTTAACCATTGATTGCGTAGCTTTTGAATACATAACCGTTGGAGTTGATCCCCATAATTTTAACCAGTCACCCAGTGTTGAGTTAATTTGACCCCATAATCTATCATTTACGATAAATGTATAGCTATTACCTGTAGCATTTGCAGCTTTTTGGTTCATTTGATCAATAACTGTGTTGATTACATTTACGTTAAGTTTAGCGTATTTGTATTTAGAAGCAAATCTTTCGATTTGAGGAATAAGACCATCACCAGCAATCAAAGGACGTCCATCTTCAGTTAGAACTGTTGATTTACCATTAATATCCATGGTTGATTTACCTCATAATAGGTGATTGTTTTTAACTGTATTAAAGTTTTCTAACAAATCTTTTTCCATTTTATTTAATTTGAAAATCTTTTCTTTAAGTTCGCCTGCGCCATCGCCTTCAGCAATTTTAATGAATTGATCTTCCATCTGAGCGTAACGAGCAGAATAAGAAATGTCATTTCTATGTTCTGTAATCCACTGACGATGTTTTTCAATGTTAGATTGATATTTTGTATATCCTTCTTCATGGTATTCAGGCATGATATTTGACAAGAATCTTGTCGTCATTCCTAATTGACATGCTGTTGAGTCTAATACTGAAGAGAAATCACTGTCAATTAATTGAGCAGTATATTCCCAGAAGTTATCTGCTTTTCTGGTTGGGGTTGCTTTTACAATGCATTGCTGACGTGAGCCATCAATTTTGAAAGTATCATATTTTTCATAATATCTTTCTTTAAAATACATTGTGATATCTGCTCCTCCTGCGCCATTACCCGTAGGTGCGGCTGCAAATTCGATTCTTTTAACGAATTCAACATCAATTTCCCATTCGATCATGAGAGAATTAATTGGTTGAAATTTGTTAGCAGTTTTCGAGTTATAATAAATGTTCATTAAGGCTTCTGTTAAGAAGGTCGCTGTATTATGTGTATACATGCGAGCCATAACTCCCATTAATTTAGGTCTTGTGCCTAAAAGTTTGTAGAAATCTTCATAAGTTCTACTATGAGCCAATTCAGGCTTTACGTTAACGTAACTTGCTACTACCATTGTAATCTAGTTTAAATTAAGTCGTGAATACTATTTATTTTTCGTTCGTTGTTTTTGTGAACAACAGTTGGTTTATTATCTGGTTTTTTTAGTTTAGCAATCTCGGTTTCATATGCATTTTTTAGAGCATCAAAAGATTCTTTGCCATAACGCAAGAACCACGCAGCTTCATATAACTTTTTAGGATCATTTAGAGTCTTATAAAAGGTACTCGTACCATTGTCATCTAAATCCAATAAAAATGAAAGAACCTCATTCTTTTCATCATCTTCTAACTCAATCCCATAGAATTCTGGAGTTTCTAAGGCAACATTCACCATTGTTTCAGAGAAGCGATTATACTGCTCTTCTTGTTGCTGTGCAAATTCTTGTTTTTGAGTTTCTTTGTATTGATCTTCTAATTGTTTATATTCTGCTCTAAGAATATCAACCTTTTTCTTAAAAAGATTTTCATCTTGTAATTCTTTGTCTAGCTCTTTAACTAGTTCCTCATCAGTTAGATCATATTTATTTTTTAGATCTAAAAGAAACAGTTCTTGATCGTCATAAGCATCAATATCGTAGTTTTGATCACTAGTATTGCCTAAAGAATCAATAATAGATTGTTTATAGTTTTCTAAAAAGTCTTCAACAGTTCAATTATTTTCGCGCAAACGATTTATTAAATCAATTTCTGAATCATCAAGATTATTATCTTCAGGTTCAGCAATAGGATTCAATATCTCCAGCTGCTCTTCTTTACTTAAATCATTAAAGTTAACTTTTTGTTCTACTCCCTTTTCATCTATTATAGTAATCTCAGAATTAGTAATTCCTTTTGCTTTAAGAAGCTCAGTTAAGATAGAATTATCTTCTTTAATCAGTTCTGTGGGTTCTCCGAAAAGATCCTCCTCAACTGACACTGGTTCTATTATGTCGGTACCACTATCTGGTAAATCCTCTAAGTTTAATTCGTCATCAAAAATGTCGTCTAATTCATTCATAATCATTTATCATTTACAATTGTTTGGTATTTAATATCTATTTTAATCTTATATCTATATTTTAATTTTAGTAATACTCTACTATTTTGTACAAAATTACAACTAATATTCTGATTAATTTTCATAAATGAGAAATATTTTTAAATTTTATACCTAGAATACTTTTAGATAAGATTTCTTAAAAAATATATTCATACTAAATCAATAGTTACGAGTAGCCAATAATTAGCTACTCATAACTAAGATTTGTAAATTTAATAATTTATTCTTTTTTATTTATTAAACTTGGATCATCTATTTCAGTAAAATACTCAGGTTTTTCAAGAAATGGTTCATCTAATAATCTTCCACCTATATAATAAGTATATCCTAAATGAATTACACTTCCACACAGTTGATTGTCAAATATTCTTTTAAATACTTTACCTTCATCTGCAATAATCTTTAATGTTGTTATTGTTTCTATTGTCATATTATTAATTATTAAGGAATAGCTGAAATAATTGTTGATTTAGCACTTCAGTTTGTTGCTACTTTATAAGCATTTACACTTGCAGTTGGTACATAAATATGAATTAAATTATTAGTGTAAAGAAAATTACCTGCGTCTAATGTAGGCGGAATAACAGTTTTAATAGTAACTGTATTTAACATTGACTGATTAAAAAATATAGATTGTAAAATAGTTTTAACTAGTCTTCCAAAAGTAACTGTTTGTAAATTAGAATTACTTCCTACAAAACCATCTTGAAATGTTGCACATATATTAGGTAATATAAAAGTTTGTAACCTATTTAAACTATCAAATGAATATTTAGGCATTACATTATCTTTCGTTATTCAATATTTATTTCCACTAACATTATAATAATTTCCATATGAAGTTATTCTAACTCCTGAAATATCAATATTTTGAAGATTTCCTCCAGTAGTAGAAGATGCCATTATTTTAAGACAACTAATATCATCACCGTCAATTGTTCCAAATAAATTTATAGACGTTAAACTTAAATAATTACTTCCTAAAACAGATCGTAATGTTCCAAATTTTGTAACAACCGTCATTGCTAATCCGAGAATTAAAGAAGAATAAGTACTTCAATTAGTTTGATAGTTTGAAACACTTGTAGTTCTAACATTAATAGTAGTTAAAGCAGGACAATTATTAAAAATTGTTGTTCCAATTGCAGGAGCACTACTCGGAAGAGATTTAACTTTTAACAATCCTGTACAACCATTAAAAACATTGTTTCCTAAAGTCGTAGTATTATTTGGAATAATTACTTCAGTTAAACTAGTACAGCCTGCAAAAGCAGAATCTCCAACTGTTGTGCAATTATCAGATATGAATATATCAGTTAATCCCGTACAACCATTGAAAGCGTTTGCTCCAATTGAAGTTACTCAATTTGGTATTATTAAATACCTTAATCCAGTGCATCCATTAAAAGCATTTGCTGGAATTGTTGTAATTCCTTTAAAAAACTCAAACTCAGGAAATGTAGTTATTGTAGTTTGTCCTTGAAATACAGTTCCAATTGTTGTAGCAGTGTTTAAATCGTCTGGTTGAATTACTCCATCAACATTTGTATCAAAATTATTTAAACATAAAGTTCCAGTTGCACTATCCTCAAAAGACATTGTTGTTACCATTCAAGATGATTGCGTACTTCAATTTGATGCAGATTGGTAAGCTGCTAAATTTGCAAGCGGAACATATATTTTAATTGGACTCATTGCATTAAATACACCAGTTCCTAATGTTGGTGGTGTTGCACTTTTACAAATTATATATTCTAGGTTAGAACTTGATTGAAAAGCATAACTACTAATTGAAGTTACACTACTTGGAATCACCACTCTTCTAAGATTAATACAAGATGAAAATGCATTATCACTAATATTTGTTATAGAATTTGGAATTATAATCGAACTAAGTTTAGTACAACCTTGAAAAAATGCCTGAGATAACATAGGAACATTGTTTGGTAAAACAACATTTATTAATTTTTCACAACTTTGACAAACACCTCTATTTAAATTAGTTATATTATTATTAAAAAGAATAGTTTCTAATTTTGTATAAGAAAACATTACTGAACCAAGAGTATTATTAATATCAATAGAATATCCGTTATAATATGATCTTCCGCCAGCTTTAACATTAGCAGCAGATATATCAAGATAATATAATTTGTATAATTTTGATAATTCTCTTATTACATAAACATCATCTCCATTAAAATCTCCTGTAAGTTTTAAGAAAGTTAAATTATAAAAATCATTAATTTTACTTTCTAAAGTTCCTGCAGAAGCTACAGTTATTGTTCCAATTGGAAAAATAATACTTGCATAACTTGACCATGTTGTTTTATATAAATCTATACTTTCGTAAGGTACATATATGGCCGTTAAATTAGTCCCACTAAATACATTAGAACCTAAAGTAGGTGGAGTAGAAGATCAAAAAGATATATTAGTTAATGCTATACAATTAAGAAATGCATTATCTCCAACATTTGTTATACCACTTGGTAAAACAATTGAATTTAATAAAGAACATCCAGAGAATGTATTATTATTAATTATTGTTAATCCAGAAGGTAATTTGATATTTGTTAATCCACAATTTTCAAAAGCATTTGTTCCAATAGTTAAAATATTATTAGGTAATATAATACTTCCAATTAGATTAGTACAGCCACTAAATTCAGAATTATTTAATAAAGTTAATCCAATAAAGTGATTAATTTCACTAAATGAAGTAATTCCAGTATTTCCTTGAAAATGATTAGCCAAAGTTGTAATTGCAGCAACTTCATTTCCATCAACTATTCCATTAACATTTGTATCTCAATAAGTATTAAATACAGTATTTACAGCAGATGATTGAAAATAAGCAGTTCCAATTGTTATTGGGATTGATTTATATTTTACTCCATTATAATAAGCATTTAATATTTCAACTCCACTCATCGAATTAAAACTTGTGGTACCATTACCATTAATAGTAATTTTACTATTTGTTGCAGTTCAAGTAGTTCCTGTTGATACGCCAACTGTTACAACACTTTTTACATCAGTATAATCTTCAGAAGATTGTATTATTACAGGTTCAGAACTACCAATTATGGCATCATAAGTTTCTAATCCTTTTGGAATTGGATATCTTCCAGAATTAAATACTCAGTTTGTATCAGTAAAACCAACTCCAGAACTTCCAGTTCTCAGGGCTGTACCTATTAATTGCAGAGTTGTTTTTTCTTCAATTTGATTAGTAATATCTAATTGTCTTCCTGGATTTTTAGCTACTTGTTTATCATAATAATTTGACAATAGTGTGCTAGATACTATTGTTTCATTAAATAATCCGATGATACTACTACTGTAAGTATAATATAAATCTCCATAAACTTTTCCTAAATTTAAATTGTAACGAATAGTTCCATTAACAGAATCCCCACTTATAACTTTTCCCACAATTCCACCTATATATTCAGCAGTTGAATAAATTAGCCCATAATTAGTATTGTATTCAACAGTGCCAAATCTTATACTTCCTAAAATTCCACCACTTCCTTTACCTGAAACATTTCCCAGATTTGAGCAATATCTAACTCCACAACCATCACCAACAATTCCCCCTGCTATACCTGTAGTTGCATTTATATTTCCAAGATTTATACAATATTCAACTCTTATAGAATTATTTTGAGAACCTCCTGAACTAGTTCCTAAAATTCCACCTGATCCATATTGTGAAGTAATATTAACTTCATTTATACAATTACTTACTATTATATTTAGTTCTCCAGCAGATCCTACTATTCCAGCAACATTAGAATAACCACTTATTGTTCCAGAAGAATAACAATTATTAATTAGTGAATTTATTTTAACACATCCACATATAGCCGACATATAAGGTTGAGTAGTGGTAGATAAATTAACATTTGTTACTTTTAGATTTTGTATAACTGTATCAGATACAAAACCAAATAAAGCATTTCCATTAACGCTAGGATTCTTAATATAAAGATTACTTATCGTGTGATTATTTCCATTAAATTGTCCTAAAAAACAATAAGAATAATCATTTCCAATGGGTAACCAATTTCCAATTCCTACACCACAAACAGTATTTAAATTTATGTCAGTAGTTAAATTAAAAATAACAGAGGCCGCCATTGCAGGTAAATTAAATCCCTTATAATTAAACCCTATATGAGAATTTACTCCATCTCTAAGAGATACTAAATCTGATACAGAATCAACAGTTGTAGTTAATAGTATAGATAACTGAGTTGATTTATAAATAATTCCATTTTTTGCTGTGGTTATAATTTCAGTTCCTGCACCAGTTATATTAACTGTGCCTAATGTATTGTTAATTTCGAGTGTATTATTAGTGTCATTTCATTCCACATTATCACCAACTCCTACAGTAAAAGCATTTACATTAGTGTAGTTAATCGAAGAATCTAAAAGTATAGTTTTAGATCCTGCGATGGCATCATCATAAGTTTCTAATCCTTTTGGAATAGGATAAGCTCCAGTAGTAAATATTCAATTATCGTCAGTTCATCCAGCTCCAGTAGATCCACTTCTTAATGAAGTCCCAATTAACTCAGAGGTTAATTTACCTAAGCAGTTTACAGTATCAACATTAGCTAATCCTTTTAATAAAGTAAATTGTTTATCATAATAATTTAATATTGCATCACTTACTGTTTCTGCAATACTACCTCCAGATGTAGTACTATAACCAGATGTATTAACAAAATTAGTATTTAAACAAAATTTAATACGACCAGAATACCCAGCCCCATTAATATATCCTGCAATACCACCATATCTTCAATTACTAGCAGCAGTTATAATACGTCCATTATTTATACTATATTCAATATATTCTAAATACGTAGCCATACCAATAATTCCTCCTATACTATATGCACTACTATTAGTTGTTGTTATTGCTCCATTATTAATACATTTAGATATTTTTAATCATTGACTTATAGTATTTCCACTAATTCCTCCCATATAAGGACTACTATTATTACTTGACAAAGAAGCATTATTAATACATTTCGAAATATTTAAAGTAGTTCCTCCTAGACTACCTATTAATCCTCCTATATATTGAGCTGCTGAAATGGTTCCACTTACTCTGCAATTTGTTATTAATGCTCCTGCAATTGCGTCCATTTGTCCAATTAATCCTCCAACATAATATTGAGCATTAATCATAACATTTGTTAATGTAATATCTTGTATAATACTACTACCTGATACATATCCAAATAAACCTATATAATTACCGCCTGTATTATTAAAATATAAATTACTAATAGTATATCCATTTCCATAAAATTTTCCTTTAAAATTATTCGTAGCATTACCAATGGGAATTCAATTTCCAATTCCAGAGCCACAAATCGTACTTAGATTTAGGTTATTCATTAAATAAAATGGAGTATTTAAAGCATAAGCTGGAACAGTTGCACCATTATAATTAAACGATACTCCAGAATTTACTCCATCTCTAAATGCAATTAAGTCTGCAGTTGTATAAATTTCAAATTTTAATTCTAAACCTATATTATAAGTAGTATCAATAAGAGAAGATGCATAATTAAATGTTTTAGTTACAGCAGCATTTCCTCCAACATTTCCATTAAGAGCTGCATTTGAGCGTAATGTAACTACTCCTGAGCCATTAGCATATACTTTTTCACTTCCATTTAATTGTATTCATGAATTAGTAGGAACTCCTCCTAAATCATATGTAATATTAAAAGTTCGAAGTGCTAAAGTTGTTACAGTTGTATTAATAGTTCTATTAATTGTAGAAGTAAAACTTCCACTATAGGATTCATGAATATCTGCACCATATGTAAATGTTACATTAGCACTTACTTCAGTATAAATTTTATAAATAGAATCAGAAATTTTTACAAAAGTTTGATTAGAACTAAAATTAGAATTTGTTAATGTTAAACCTCTAGATGAAGTAAAAGTTAATGTTGTTTCAACTAATCCTCCTCAATCTGTGGGAATTGTATAATAATCAGTTAATCCTGAGCAGTGATAAAAACAACCAGTATGATTTGTGATTGCTGTTCCTCTTTCTCATAGTTGAGTAGTTCCATTATGAGGTGATGCAGAAGTAATAGTAGAACAACTACTAAAACAATCAGTGACATCAGTCATAGTTAAACTAGCAATAAAGTAATTTTCAATATTAGATAATAATCCGCAATTTTTAAATGTACTATTAGCTGTTGTAAGAGTTGAGATATCATCAAAAGAAGTACAATATCTTAAACTACTATTTTTAAATGCTGAATTAGCATTAATTAAACCGCTGTTTCCAAAGAAATGTGTTCCAATAGTATCTATTTTAGTGCTATTTTCAAATAATGAGGCAATTGAAGTTACTCTAGTAGATTGATACATAAAGTAATTACCAATTGTAGTAATATTAGTTCCTGTAAATATTCCACTAATTGTAGTAAGTCCTGTATTTCCTCTTAAAAAATTATCACTAACATTTATAATAGCATTGTTAGAGAAAACTCCAGCTAAACTATTAATTAAATGAGACGCATATACAAAGTTTATAGGTGTAGTGACAAAAGCAGTTCCATTAAATACATCAGTTATTGTTACCAATAAAGGACAATTAGATAGTAAATTACTTTCAACTGAAGTTAAATTATTAGCTCCCATAAATAATCCAGAAACTGTTGTAAGTTTAGGACAACTTTGTAAGAAATTATTTCCGACTGAAGTTAGTCCAGTATTATTTTGAAAAGCATTAATAGCTGATAATAACTCAGATGAATTTTGCATTACATTATTTCCAACATCGAATGATCTTGTAATTCCAGCAAATGCTGAATTTAAAGAAGTAATTTTATTATTAATTAAGAAATTATCTCCAATAGTGCTTATAATACTATTTGCAAGCATATTTGTTGCACTATTAATAGATGGATTTGTACTTAAAAAATTATTAGGAATATTAGCAATTTGAGTATTACTAAATAAATTATTAATATTTTCTAATATATTGTTTATAGATCCACCAACTGAATCACTTAATAATATGTCTGAGTTAATTATAGATAAATTAGTTAATCCTAAATCAGAAAATTTAAAACTGCTTAATTGTGTAGATCTTAGAAATCCTGATGGTAAAGTATTAATATTTAATCCATTAAAAACTCCAAAAATTGTATTTAATGATCCGAGTTCAGAGATAATACCTGATGGAATAGACGTAATATTTGTTCCACCAAAAGCATAACTTAAATCTTCTAAATTAGAAGCTGTTTCAAATATAGAACTAGGAATAGTAGATAAACTAGAATTATTAAATAAATTACTAGCATTTAGTAATTCTGGACAAGTTTGAAATAAATTAGATTGTGTTGAAGCAATTCTACTATTTTCAAACATACTTGAAGCATCTCTTAAATCTGGATTATTTACAAATAAAGATCCTGTAACATTTAAACCTAAATAAGTTCCATCAAATTCACTATTTGTATTTACAATGTTTGCAAAACAATTAATAGCAGTAGTGATTGGCGATGTTAAAAATAAATTAGCAGGAATATTAATTAATTCAGCCCCATTAAATGCATCATCAATTGTTCTTAATTTAGGACATTCTGAAAATACATTTCCAAATGTAGATTTAAATACATTATGTGAAGTAATTCCTGTAATAACATCTCCTGTATAAACTGGAGTATATGTTTGAAGTCTTGCTCCCATAAATATTTCAGAAATATCTTCTAAATTATCAAATTTAACTAAAGCTCCACTCGGAATATTTGTTAAATAGGTACAATTTTTAAATAATCCCTTCATTTCAACTAAAGCAGTACAACCTTTTAAGAATGACGTGCTAATTGAAGAAATTTTAGAGCCCTCAAACAAGTAATTTAAGCTTGTTAATCCAATACAATTTTCTAAAAAATTATCATTAATTACTACAGCATTTTCTCTATTTCTAAATAGATTTTCAACAGTAGTTAAATTAGGACAATTTGATATATTTAACGAATTTAAACTTGTAAAGGATGTTTCATCAAAAGTTAAATTAGTTAAACCTGTATTATTTATAATTGTTAATGTTTGTAAAGCAGTATATACATTAGCTAAGTTAAATCCTAATGCTGTTTCAGTTATAGAAGTGTTAGATATATTTAATGATGTAATTATATTTTTAGTAAATAATAATGAGGTTAAAGAGTTTAGTCCATCTACATTAATAGCTTGTTGAAAATTACAATTAGTTACATTAATAATCTCTAATCTTGGATTAGTTGAGAAACTTGTTACTTGTACAGCAGAACTTGCAGCGTAAAATTCTTTAAGTCTTAAGCAAGTATTTAAACCTACTAAGAAAGGAGTTTGACGTCCTAATCCACAACCTGTTAAATTAAGAATTTCAAGATTAGTTGTTCCAGTTAAATTTAAATAAGAGTTTTGATCTGTAAAATTAGATATACCACTTAAGTTTAAAACTTTTAAATTAGGGCAACTACTAAACTTACCAGTTTTTAAAGCTATATCATTTAGTCCTTCTATTTCAGTAATTACTCCACTATTATAAATTCTTAAAATATGTTGAGTAGTATTTGAGTAGCTATAAGAAAATTCAACTACTGCATCACCACCAGCACAATGTTTAGACATTACTTGGTTTTGAGCAAATGAAACTCGTATAAATGAGGCTATAGCAGTTTTAATTCTTAAAGTAACAGTTCCATTATAGAAATGTTCAACATAAGCCATATCATCAGCATCAGGAACATATCCCATAATACCATCAACATAGTCTAGTCTTTTCTTTAAGAAGTTCTTCATAAACATTAATTTATTACCTCTAGCATTAGAGATATAATTGCGTTTATTGTTTATATCAGGATCTCCATCAAAACCAATATATTTATATACTGCATCTTTATTAAAATATCTTTCTCCAATACGAGCAACCATTTGTTTACTATATGTTTGAAGAATACTTGAATAATCAAAAGGTGCAGAAATTCATGAACTTGGTTCTCTTGTTCCTTTTAATGGGTCATATGTACCAGAACGTAATTCTTGATAACGTCTTGATAATGCAGGTCCATAACATTTTGACATCCTTTTGAAGAAGTTAGTACCAAAACAGTTATATTCCCAACCTGAAGTTGGTGTTGCTGTAAAATAGTTTTGATTAGGATCTTCTCTATTAGCTCCAGCAATTGTATAAGGTCATTCAATATAAGGAGTTGCATATAGTCCCCCTTGTACGTTAGTACCAAAGGCAGTATCTATATCATAGAATACAGGATGAAATTTAATTCTTTCTCTATTCATTACTCCAGGAGTTTCTGTTTCAACAGAGTTTTCATCCCAACCTAACATAGTTAAGTTACGACCAACACTATCAGTTAAACAGAATGTAAAACAACATAAAACATAATCAATACAATTTCTTAAATCAAAGAATTTTTCAAATGTTAAACTATCAGCAAAAGCTTCATCAGTTGCATTTGCCATCCAATAAATTGCATTCAAAAAGTCAGTATGTTGTTGTGTAGCAAATATTGCCTTATTTTTATTAATTCTATAAAAAGTTGATCCAGGATTAGTTAATGAAGGAAGTGTTGGACTATACGTTTCAGTTCTTTCGGACTCATTTGCTAAAAGTGAAGTATAGTAATCAACTACTTGATTTCCCGATCTATCAGCTTTTCCTGTCGTTTCTAATTTATCTCAAACTCAACGTAATGTTTTTGTAGAATTAGGAGCATTTAAATCAAGTTCATGAGGATTAATTAAATTATAAGTTCTTGTTCAAACTCCATTTAAATATTCTTCTCAATGTCCAATTCCAAAATCACCCGGATCTCTACATTCTCAGTCCATTACTAATTCAGCACCTTGTCTTCAAGCTAATTCTTGAGCATCATTTGTCTTATTTCAATAGTCTACTCCTTGTTGCCAAATGTGTTTTTCAGCATTATAAATTATTCCTACATGAGATTTATTAGTTGGGGAAGTTCCTAAATTCGAACCTTGATCATCAGTTGCATATCTGATTAAAGTATATGTCCCATGAGAATTTGAAATACCTTCAGAAATACTAATAGAAGATCATGTATAATCATGATAATCAGTTGATTTAATATTAGTTGTTTTATCAACAGCTATGCCAATATATAAGTTACCAATAGGACTATTTTCGAATTGTGTATTAGTTTTCGAAACAGAGTATACAACTCATGTATATTTTCCATTTGATTGTAGTAAACCTTCTGATGAATTAATTGGAAATCAAGTATAATCAGATGCTACTTTATTTTCAAAGAGTTCATTATTTTGAGCTGTTTCAATATATGATGTTGATAAAACTCTTCCATAATAATCAACTAATAACTGTTCAGAACGCATATCAAGAAATTTACAATAACCAGATCTTAATTCTTCATGAACAGAGTCACCATTAGATTCAGAACGATAAATATAATATCTTCTATTAGGATCACTCTTTTCACTAGGCATTGAATATAACTTTCTATGCTGCTTTAAATTCCAAGTATATAATCCGGTAAATCGTTTTGAGTATCAAGTTTGATCAATTTTATAATCTCCATTCATAATAAATGGAAATCCATCAACAGCTAATCTTAATGGATATACTGGATATCTACTTAAGTTATCAACTACTGTATCAGGACGTGTTACTGTATAATTTATAAAAGGATTAGCTCTACCAAACACAGGAGTGAATTGTTCTGCACCTTCTGAATTTTCTCAGTTAAATGGATATCTAAAGACTTGTTCTGATAATTTTGCTATAATTAGATTATTACAATGTGAACTATCAATATAGTTTGCTTTTAAATGATAAGAATCCCAATCTGGTCATGGTCTAACAATAGGATCTCCATTATTATAAACCATATTATAAAATTTTGGTGTTTTAGTTTGAGTTAGATCTCAAGCTTGACCATCAAAAATATCAATACCATAATTCTTAATAGGATAAGATAATGATGAATTACCTTGTAAGTCAACATCAACTGGAAAAGGCATAACCATAGTTTGATAAGCTCCATCAAATTCTCCTATAGCTTGAGGATCAGGGATATAAGTATCAGCAATGTTTTCTTCGTTACCAGGATTAAAACTTAATTCTAGTTGAGTCATAATATCTTTTTGTATAGCACTTCGATCACCCTCCATATAACCAGAGGAAAGAATTGGGGTAGCTACACTATTAAGTTCTTCTAATAATGCCCGTCCCCCATCTTCAGGATAACATGCAATATAATTAGCTAAAATGTCATCAGTTGTTAAACAAGTCTTATAAACTCTTAAAAATCTAATTTTTGTTTCAGCAATTCCTACAACTTCTCCTAATAAATTTTTATAACCATTAATATAAATATGTTCGTCAGCTTGAGTTAAGAATAATTCTTGATCAACAAATGTTCCAAATGATGAAATAACACCATTTAAATAAACATATACTTCTTTAGTATCTATATTAAAAGTAATAACAACATGAGCATATTCTTGACCTTCAACTCATTCTCCATTCTTAGTAAGTACTCTACTATCACAGATAATAGGAACACTAATATTTGTTGATAATCCATTAATTCTTAACTCATTTGCAGTTACATAAATACCTACAGATGGAGTAATTTCTGGTCTACCAATACTTAATTGATAAACCCCTTCTCCAACTAAAGCACCCTCTCTAATTGAGAATTCAATAGTTAAACCAGTTGTATTATTTTCAAATCCTGCAAGTGGTGCATAATTAACTTCAACATAAGCTGAACCATTCATTGAAAGATCATCACCTAAATGTTGATTTGCTCCAGTAATTTCTCAACCATTTAATTCAGTATTAAATCCGTTAAGAACTGCATAATTATCTGGTAAATTTAATGTATATTTATTTTCTCATAATCCTCAATTTGGAGAATTATTAGTTTTACCTTTAGCATTTAGATATAATTCTAATTTAGATATTGGTGTTTCTAATACAATATAAGAAGATTTTTGTTGTAATGATAGATTTAATAAATTAGTATTAGCCCAATAGGTTTCATTTTCAGGTAACTCTAATAGCTCTGACGTGTATCTTATTGAGATACTATTTCCACTATCAGGTAGTAATAATACTACTTCATTACCTTTTTGTGAAAGACTTGGTGCAGAAATATAATAAGGACTAACTCTTAATCCATTAATTTCTAACCATGCTTTAGATTGATAAGTATATTGGCCAATATATTCTGAATTTTCATCATAATAAATGTTTACGGGAAGTACAATAGTATCTCCAACATAATATGATAAATTAGTATTAAAATCTGTAGAAGAATATAAAATTCCTGATTTATTTACAACAATGTTAATAGTAAGAGTATTAGAAATAACTCCTAATCCAGTTGCTGAGATTGTTAAATTATAATCACCAATTTCTGTAAACTCTCTAGGTATAGTATAGTTAACAAAGAATACTTGACCTGATATAAAATTTGCATCATTTGGAGTAAGTTTGTAATTAGAAACTTTATCAACTACAGCTGCATAATCTTGATAAACTAAATGTCCAGAATTATTTGGATCATCTACTAACATTCTTCCAGATAATGTATAAGTTAAATCAATTGTATTTATAATAGAAGACACTCCAAAACCAACAACAATAGGTGTATTTTGTCTATATGTTTGTTCAGACAAAAAGTTTGAAGTTAATGTAATTGTTCCAACTATAATAGTTAAGTTTAAAGTTGCAACTGAAGACTTTCCAAATTTATCTGTTACGTGAACATCAGAAAATACATAAGTACCTTCTGGTAATGTTACTTGATATAAATCTGAATCAGGATTATAGTACTCACTTCCATAAATTAAAGCTGTTAAGTTTAGAGTATTATTTCCATTATGTAATCCTGATAAAATAAAGGAAGTTTGTCCTTGTGCAATGTTAGGATTAGTTCCGGTTAAAGTTAACTCTCCTCCTTCGGCATCGAATAACTCAATGTCTAAAAGTAACTCATCACCTATTTTATAAATAAATGTTGAGTTTTTAATTTTAATTATTGGTGCTGTATTATTTGTTGGAGTTGCTGCACCATATTCTGCTATATATTCAATTAATGCTTCAATAGAGTCAATTACAACACTAGTATTAGAATCAACAATAATAGTTGTTCTTCCTAATTTATTTGTTAAAGCATCAAATGTCTGTTGTAAGGTATCTGCATTTTCATTAATTGCTATAACTACAGCATTAAATTCAGGTGCTGTTAAAGTGCTACCTTCTACTTTTGTTGGTATGTTTAAATGTGTTGTCATTTCTATCTTGTTAAATAATCATTTTCAGTATTAGTATCACCTGATAAGTTCAAAGTAAACGAATAAGTAAAAGCTCCAGATCCAGCAGATCCAAGTTTTTTAAATCCTCCATTAAATCTTACATATACGTTTTCATCTTCTTTACAAGCTACAATTAATCCATCATATGCATTCTCTATTGTATCTAATTCATCAACTGTTTCACATAATGTGCGAACATCAATTGGGGATTCGCTTTTTACATCGAATCCCGCAATTATTTCAATTCCTTGTTTAGCCATTTCTTGAACTTTTTATTTCTGCTGTAACTGTTGTTGAATCTGTTAATAAACCTATGTTTAGAGATTCAAAATCAATTGCGTTATTATTTGTATCTTGATATATATTAGATACTTTCTTTCTATTTCAAAGTGTATTTTTACTATTTCCACTTATTACAGTTCCTTCATATGCAGATGCTGTAAACTCATCTGCTTGTATTCCAACCATATCTACATATCCAGCTAAGCTTGTTGTTGGATTTATTGGAATTGTTCCTGCTTCAATATCTCTATCTGTAAGTAATACAGATCCTGATTTACTTGCTAAGAAGAATATATTTTGAGATAATGCTCAAGTAACTTTATCACCAACTGCTTGTGCTCAATTTACAGATAAATCTAAATCTGGAACTGCTATAGCTCAATCTGATAATATTACTACATCAGAAGCAATTGCTGTTGGACTTAATCCTCTAATTAAAAAGTACTTATTTGCTCCAATAGTTCCTGATAAATTAGCTTTAATTCAACCAGTTTGATCAGCATTCTTTCAATAAAGTTTTGCATTATTTAAACTTAAACTAGTATTAGAAGAATTATATAAAGTAATAAAAGAATGACTAATTTTAATCTTAGTTTGTTCATTATCAATAATTGAAGTTGGTGAGAATACTTGTACTATTCTTACTACTTCAGCAACTGTTGGTAATGATTGTCCTGTAGTTACACTTAAAATAGAACTATCTGCATGATTGCCATCTAAATCGTAAACTCTAATAACAACATTATAAGTAGCATTAGTTGTTAATCCTGATATAGTTGCTGTTAAATCACTAGTTGTCGTGCGTGATACACCATTTATTAATACATCATAATAGTCAATTCCATTATCATCCGTTGAAGCACCTCAAACTATAGTAAATCCTGTTGTTGTTACTATTGTAGCCATTACATTAGTAGGAGCTGTTGGTATAACACTTGTTGGATTTAAAGTATATCTAAAAGTTTCTTGATAAACAGTAGATAAATTATAGGGATTTTTTAATTGAAAATATACAATATAATCTCCCTCCGCATTTGGAAGGGAGAATTCTACTGTATAATCTTCTGGCAATAACTGCCATTCAGCCTCTTCTATATTTGTTAATGATGTTCTATAATGTGTAGCACCTAATCCTTTTAGTGTACCCTTTATAAAAATATCATTAAACTGGAACATATAAAGAATTTCTAGGTCTCATTGTAGGTGTAGCAATAATAACTGATGCAGTCTTACTCTTAATACTTGTTGCAGTATAATCAGTTAAGTTATCAATTGAAGCTACAGTTGGATTAATAATTGTTTTAAGTTTCTGCTTTGAGTTATCATTATAATAATGAGCAATATTTTGAGGAACCAAATAATCTTCAACTAATGGAAGTATATTTGCTGTAGCACCATATAAATCAATAAAGTGAGGAGTTAATGAACCTGTATTAAATATTGTTGATGGAGGAGTAACTAATGCATTATCAGCTACAAATATTTCTGTCATTTTACTTGATACAAAAATTGTAGGAGCATCTAAATCATAATAAAATTTTACTCCTGCATTTGCAGCATCTTCTCCTGCAATTGAAGTAAATTTAATACCAAAATTAAATGTAGCATCATCTATTGGATTACCATTAAGAATATCATAAAAATGATTATTCATAATCTTGGCTCCTCTAATTAAGAAATATCTTCCAGGTTGAATTGTTCCACTTAAAGTAGTCTTAACTCAATTTGTCGCTAATGCAGGATAATCCGGAATAGTTGTATATTCTGTAGCAGGTGCAACAATTGTTGATGTTGCATTTTGATGTCTTGTCCAAATAGCAACTGAACTTAAATCTATTGGACTTGCTGAATTATTATATAATGAAATTCATGAGTAATTACAATTAATTCCATCAGCATAAGTATCAGCATCAGCATTACAACCATATGATTGTGCTATTCTTAATTTAGAATATAATGTAGAAACTGAAGGATTTAAAGATCCTAATAAAAGAACTTCTGAAGAAGCAATATCTGATTCATCTAATGAATTATTTAATTTACATTTTACATAATATGTTCCAGGAACATTTGGTAAATCATGTCTAACAACAAAAGTGCCATCTTCTTCAGGAACTGGAAGTCTTGTTGCAGTTGTAATTGCGTCTAAATTTGTAGTAGACTCAACGCTAGTTTCATGAGAAACTTTATAATGGGTTGCCCCAGTGCCATTAATTCTAACGGCTAAGAATGGATCATTTACTTGTGTTGCCATGCTTTAATTTCAATTATTTGTTGTTATGTTATTTAATATTGCTTTAATTCCTGTTGAGACAGTAATATCAGTTAATAATGTATCTCCCCCTTTTTCTATGGATAATCCTCATATCTCTGCATAAATACCTTTTAGAATAGTCATTGAATTAAGAATAGCAGGAAGATTAGCATTTTCTCCAATTACTTCATTTATAATGGCCTCAACATTTAAAGCTTCTATTGAAATTGAAGTTAATAATGTTTCTACAAATACTGTAGAAATACTTAACGAATTTACAATCGCTTTTAAACCCTCAGTAATAGTTAATGCAGTTATAATTGGTTTAATATGATTTATTTCAAATGTTCCAGAAGTTAAAATTACTTGTACTGGTGGTCCTATTTTAGTAGTAAATGTAAGTTCTAATTCAGAATTATATTTTAATTTTGGAGTTACATATACATTATAAATATCAGGTTCATTATTAACTTCAATTGACTTATAGATTAATTCAAAAGCATTAACAATATTTATCCCATTTGAATCTTCAATTCTTTTTAAATATCATGTGGCTGGAAGAGCTACAATTATATAGCCTTCTGTTGTTAATTCATGATAATCAAAAGAACTATAGTCATCTATTTTAGTAAGATTATTAATTATTGTAATTGTTGGATACTCTTCAGAAAATCCTAAATAAACTGATTTATTTGGGAATTCATTATCATAGTTTGGATATAAGATTTTATTAAAAAGATCTGAATATGTTATATTTGATAAATCAGATCCTTTTAATAAACCTCCTAATTTTTCTAATGATAGAATAGAAGAATTGTAAACTCCACCACCTCCACTTGAGCCAGAACCAAGAGTAACATAATCTTGATTATTTAATGCAAAGTATAAAGATGCTAAATGAGTTTCACTATCTATAATGACAACATATAATCCACCAGTAGTTAATCTTCTTTTAAATACTAAGTCATTAAAAGCAGATTGGGTTCTTATATAATGTATTGTTGTATTCATTAAATATTATCTAAAATTGGCATTTTTACATAAAGCTCGCCTGCAGCATTTCTCATTACAGGAAGATGTCCTAATAATAGAGTATCATCTGTGGGAACTTCTAATTTAATAATGTTTGTAGTTGCTACTGAAACAATAGAGTTATCTATAAAGTATCCAGTTACCTCTAAATTATCTATATAATATTGAGTTAATGCTGGATTATTTACACCACTCTTTGCATATATTACAGCTTCATATAATAAATCATATTCTGGAAATATTCCTAAATTTAGTTTTCCTATATGCTCACTAAAACAATTTGTTAGTTGTGTTAAAAAACTATCCATTACAATTACATTGAAGGTTATTAACTAAATCATTAAAATTTCCACAGATTTGTAGATTATGAACTAAAATATTTGCTGTATTTCATTGAGAGTTTAATACAAGTGTATCTATAACATAAATTCCCATCATTAATGTATTATTAATTAAACTTAAGGATTTATCAATTGAACAACCACTAATATTCTTAGCAATTGTCTTTTTAATAGTATTATAGTTTCTAACTATATTATATTTATGAATTATGAATCTTTCTTCAACATCATTAGCAAAACTAGTTTGACTAAAGTCCATGTTTAATAAATCTACAGCTGTATACTCAGTAGAATCATTATATTGTAATATTACATTATTATGAATATAAAACACACCTGATTCAGTAGGAGTTATAGTAGGTAATTTAATTGATACAATATAATATAAACTATCTGCATTTAACGTAAAGGTTGATGTAGAGTTAATTATATTACTGTCAACTAATGAGGCAGTTGAAAAATCTACTTTAACTACAGTATGTAAATATGCAAAACCATTACTAATTGGATTTGCGACTGTAATTACTTTGCTGGTATCAGATTGTGTAATAGTCATAAACTTAATTATAAAATTTTAATTCTCCAGTTGTAAATAATACTGCTTCTGATTTTCTTCTATACACTAATCCAGTCAATGGAATTCCACCACCTGTTACATAGTGAGTAGTTCACCAATCATATAACTGTGGTGAGCTAGAATTAATTAATGAGAATAGAGTTGCACTTCCACCAGTATTATAAATAAAAGAGGCTAATGCTGCAATCTGATTATCATTTAATTTTACTTTAATCTTTCTTTGGATAATTGCTAGAATTGGATTCATATCAACTTCTAATTGATGATTAGCTTCATCTAATGTGTGAATAATGGATAATTGATATGCTAGAACTTTATTTTTTGGTCCCTTTACAAACTGTTTATCTGAATCTAATATTGCATGACCCCATCCCTCAGTTCATATCCCTATGGGATCCATTTTAGGTTGTAAACCTATTTCATGTAAATCTCCATCATGAAGGGATTCATAATGAGAGATTAGTTTTATAAGATTATTTATCATTATTGTTTTGTAATTTGAGCTGATAATCCAATTGCATAACAAGCAGCAATAGCGTATCCAGCAATTGTAAATATAATTGCAGGAACTCCTAAAGCAACTAATCCAAATGTAGCATTTGCAGTTACTAAGGCTACTCCAATTGTTCCCAAAGATACAGAAATATTACGAACTTTTTTTCAAAAGATAGGACTTTCTGCATTTCAGCGTTCTACTAATTCTAAAAATAGTTTTTTCATTGTTTTATATATTATTTATTAAATTAATTACTTTGTGGCTATTTGTCTTGAACCTATTGTATCTGATTGATAATGTACTCCAATAGAGTGTACAAACGCATTACCTGTAAAAGCATCTCCCGTTGGTCTACTTAAAGCGAATACGCAAATATCCCCAATCTTCTTTCCAGTTCCTACAATAACTGAAGCAGCATTTGCTAATTGATGTGTACCAATGACTCCACTTCCAGCTTGAGAAATAGCCATTGATGTTGAAGTTGGAAAAACTGCATTTACATTAGTTATACTATATTCAAAAGTAAAATCACAACTTCCAGTATTAGTTGACTCTGGAGATCAGTGTAAATGTACATGTAGATCAGTTCCCTCTTTATATCCATGGGGTAATTCAAAGGATCCATAAACAGTTTCTGTAGATGCGTTTTCAAATAAAACACCATAGATTCCATTTTTAAAGATAGCCATTGGAGGAACAGTTGCTCCACCACGTAAATTTGCCGCATGAATTATAATATCATTTCAAACAACTGTATCTAAAACCATAGTTTTTTCTGCACCTGTTGTAACATATAAATCCGTTGGTGCTGCAGCATTAGTTTTTATATTTGGAGTATTGATAATATGAGAATAAACAGCAGAGAATTGTTTTGATACACTTCCCATTGGTATTAAATTATCAAATGGGGGTAGTAGATCATCTCTTGTATATTTAGATTCTGAAAATGTCTCAGATGAATAATCATCATTCATTATTACTGCATTAATAATGCCATTTCCATTCATATTTTTACTACCATAATTATTTGTATCAATATGACTCTTAACAATTTGTCCTTGAGTTATATCAAACATATTATATGCAAATAAATCGCTATAATAAACACTATTTAGAGTACAAGTAGCAATACTTCCACGAATATTGTTTCCATATAGAGAGCCATTATCAATAGTAGAATTGTATAATTTAGATGGTAATATACCATTTAAAAGAAAGTTATTTCCAATAATTGATGCTGTATTTGTTAAACTAATATTATAAATTATACCATACCCAATATTATTTAAAATAGAATAAGTTCCGCCACCAAATTCAGTATCAATTATTACATTATAAAGACGTTCTAAATTATTATTTTCAAATTTACAATATCCTTCCGCATTTAAGTTTCAATCATTATATTCAACCAAGAATCCATCACTAGGAACAGCGGCTTCACCAAGAGAGTTTCCCTTATTATCCCATTGTCTTGAGACATAACCATAAGTTCCTTGAGTAATATCATAAGTGCAATTAAAAATTTTATCTACATATCAATTAGTAGATGTATTAAGTAAAGTTCACTCAGTTGAATTTAGTGTTCAGGTATTAGTGGCATTTAAAGTATTGGTATTGCCTTTAGCTTCTCATAATCTTCCGCCCCAAATAGTCAGTGCGCCAGCAAATACAGTAGTATTTTTAACTCATACTCCAATAGAACTAGTCATTATTGGAGTTCCACTAACTGTTCCATAGGATCCCTTCATATATGTATATGGAACACGTCCAATACGTAATCCATTCGTAAAGAAACTAGTTGTAGTTGCTGCTTGAATAATAATTCCACTGTCGTTGGGACGTCCCATAATTTTATATAATCGACCAGGTCTTAATGTTCCACCATTAGCAGCAGTTTTTGCATCACTTACTGTAATATTAACAATTGATGGCATAACTAAAGTTGATGTTCAAGTAAATGCAGGTTCTGTAACAGTTCCTTTAATCATATATAATCCTGAATCTTGTAGTTGTAAACCACCTTCTCCAAAGTTAACATAATATCCTGGGATTGTTGTTAAATAAAAGCAATTTTTTACTGAAGTTGGCACTGTAGTTGGAGTTGCCATACCAATAAATGTATAGCCAGCGGTATCAGCTAAGACTCCTAAGTTATTAAGAAAGGATGCTTTATAAAAATCAGAAACAGGATTTTGATATGAAAGATATGTACTTAAATCATCTCCTACTCAAGTTCAATTACTTCAGGTATTATTTTCAACATCAACTAAATTACGCATATAAATTTTACCAGTCTCAATATACTGAATTTGAATTGATCCAGTAGTTTCTATTAAGTTACTAAATACAATTAATTTTAAATTTATTGTGTTATTTAGAGTAGTTTCTAAAGTGCCTTCATATAACCCAGATTCAGTTAAGTTATCTAAGGACTCAATAGTAAGTAATCCAACTAATTTAGCATTAACTAATGAATTAATATTAATTCTTGCTTGTCTTTTTTCATTTGATGTAAAAATTTGATTTTCGTTAACTCCTACTTTCTTATCTAAAATTTCTGTAGTATTTGTTAAATCATCAACAACATCAATAATATCATTAATTTTACTAACAATAGCATTTACTTCTGTTGAAGTTAAGCCGTATTCTGTATTAGGTAATGATTGTCTAGATCTTTTTTCTGTTATATTTAATGTTTCCATTCTTATTCATTTTTAATTTCATCATTACGAGGATTAGTATCAAGTAATTGAATAGCCTCTAACTGAACACGTTTCTTTTCCCACTCTAATTTTTCTTCATTATATTTACTTTCATCCTTAGCTTTAAATCATTCTAATTCTTTAGTAAATTGAAGACGATCTTGCTCTAATTTAATTTTCTCTTGATTTAAGAATTCAACTTGTTGTTTAAGTTTTTGAGCTTCAGAAGATACTTGTTGAAGTTGTTGATTTAATTGTTGAGCTTGTTGTTGTAATTTATTTAATTGATCATCCTCTTTCTTTTTCTTCTCAATAGATGTTTTAACATCTTCTTTCATTTTTGTTAAGCCAGTTGCAGTAACGATTTCTATCAATGTTACTGGATCAATTAAATTATTCTTTGTTAACTCCATACCTAGTTGCTTAATAATTTCTTGTTCCTTAATTACTTCAGAACTATCAGAAATATTAATATCATAATCAGTTACTGAGTAATGTTCGGGAAGTGCTGTAAAGATTTTATTTAATTTTTCACCTAAAACTAAAGTTCCAGAAATACCATTTTTATAGACACTCTTAGTTAAATTTAATATATCTAAAAGAATTTCTCGTGTTAATAAGTCCATTACTTGATAATATTGTTTTGTAATATATCCAGATTGACGAACTCCTACTTGAACATTTGTAACAGCATCTTTTTGTTCAATTCCACCAAGTTTTTCTTTAAACACACCTGTAATCATAGAACAAGTTTCTTCATTTCTTTGAATAGCTAGATCAATAGCTTGAATAGTTTCTAATTTAATCGTATCATCATAACCATTAAAAGAAGTGTTTCCCATAGGTAATCCTTCTTGAGAGGAATCAAATAATGCAATTCCAGATTTCTTATAAGCTTTTCACTTCATAAGTCTGTCTGCAGTTGTAGCTCCTAAAAATATAGGAAGATGAGCAACATCTAATCAATCTCCAGTTCCACCGGATTCAGAAATAACGTTATCTCTATAAAAATAAAGAACATCATTCTTATCTTGTAAATTAGCAGTCTTTAAAATTAATGAATATGGATCTCCATTTCTATCTGAATAGAATAGACCATTTACAGATAGATCACATTCATATGGACTATCCATACTACGAATTGGATTCTCAATTTTACCTGTTGTAATATAAATTAAAGTTCCTATACGAGTCCCTTCATATCTATTAACTACTCAGTTATCTCCCTCTTTTTCAGTTTTTAATCACTCTACATCATAGACTGGAAACAATCTAAAATATTTGGATGTATTGCGTTCAAATGGCAATAGAGGAGTTATTTCAAATCCACCTAGAATACCATCTGATATGGTATTTCCAGTTGTACTATCATAACTTCTCAAATATGTAGTTGTTGATCCATCAACAGAATAGTCTTGTAAATTTTCAAGCTCAGCTAAGTCCTCTCTTTTAAGATCTTTTCCATATTTAGCTAAGATCTGATCTTTAGTCATATAACGACGAATAACAGATCTATAAGACTTTTTAAGGTATGGTGACTCAGGATTTCTATCAATAAAAGTATTAATTGGATTAAGTACTTCTAATTCAATGTTAGTGTTACTTGGTGAAGCAAAGACTTTATAATAACTTGTTCCACTAATTAATAGATCAGTTAATAATAATTTTCTTTTATTACTAAAGTCTACTGCTCTTGATTGCATTGTTCAATCGGTAATATTTTGTCCAGCAATCTCATAATCTGAAATAAAATTTCTCTCAGTAGATTGTTGTAATTCATCTAATTTAGATCCAACTTCTGCATTTGGGCCAGCTGGTCCAGGAGTTCCTGGGCCTTGTTGATCATTAATAGCACTATATAATGTAGTTTTTAGATGGCGATTTAATTCAGCAGCCATTACATTATTTACTTGGATTTGTCTATCCTTAAAGATACTTGATAATGTTTCTTTATCTTTACAAGACACTCTAGGAAGAACAGGTGTTGATAAGTATTCACCAATTAATACATCAATATGTTTTCTAGTAAGAGGAACAAATTCTACTGAAGTAGGAGTTCCAATTCCATAATTTTCTTCCAGATGTCTAAATTGTTCTGGATCTCGTTTACCATGATAATAATTATATGCCTTAATGATTTGAGTCTTTTCATAGACTAATTCATTAATTGCTCTATCAATATTTTCAATGATTTCTTGTTCTGTATTATTCTTCTTTTGAGTCATTTGTTCTAATTACTTTATAAATGTCTAGTCTCATATAATTTCTACTTCGTAATTCTGCATATATGAAATCTAAAAACTCTTCGTCTGTTTCACAGTCAATATTTAAAGTAGTTGGTGTCATATAACTTGGAATACCAATAGAAAATTTATATCCAGGATTTAATTTTTCTACAGTTAATAAGCCAATATAATCAGCTTTATACCAAGTCTTTATATATTCACGAATCGTCTGAATTAATTCTTGTTCTTGCATCTCGTTCTTCTATTGTTTTTGGTATTATACCATAATGTTTATAACCTTTACTATCTTTATATCAACCTATGTCTTCGAATTTTTTACCAATTGGTTCTCTTGCAACAGGTTTCCTAACTGATAATTCTTCATCACCTAATTCCGCCATACCCATTGCTGCTACAATATCAAACTCTTTTTTCTTTTCATCAGAATATTCTAGCAACTGTTCTACAATTTCTCTATAAGCAATTGTATAACAATAATCTAAACAAAAATCGTAAATTAATTCTCGATAATGATCAATAACTTTAGGACTTGTTGGAGCTCCATACATATTTGCATTACCTTTTGTAACGTCAGACATTGTAGATCTCGGCCTTTTCATTAATAAATGAAGTAATTTTTGATCTCTAAAGTGAGTTAAGATAGCAGTTCTCGAAGATTCTAATACTGCTTGGCAGCCATAATGAGTTAACATCTTTGCAGCTATCTCATAAGCCTCTCTAGGATCTCTTGGTCTATCTTTATATAGTGCAACATAACATGGATCTGAAGTTCCAAATACCCTTTTCTTAATTACTATACAAAATTGTGATGGCTTTTTATCAGTTCCAGTAGAGTCTGCAGTTCCTATATCAATGGAGTCAATGCCACCAACATATAAATTTCTATAAGATGTTTCTGCTTCTGAGACTAATGGTTGTTCTAATATAAGAATCTTTCCATTCTCATCATCTCGAACTCACTTTGTTCCAATAATTTGATCGTGTTGATCTCGAGTTCAAATTAAATGTCCTCTAATAGGTACTGGAACATTTTTATAAATATCAATTCGAGCGGCTTGTTCTGCTAATTCTTCACGAGGAAACATATTATCACCTTGTTGAATTAAAGCCTCTTCAATTGTAAAACAATATTCAGCTTTATAAATTAATAATCCCTTAGGATCTTCAGCCTTTAATCGTCTTTGATATTCATAATATTCTTTAGCTTTCTGTGGATCGCACCATCCGCGCTTATCAAGTAAACTAATTACCATTCGATAAGCTGGAATAAACATTGCAGTTTCTATTGTGCGACCATCAGGAGTATAATTATGTCTATAACGTAATACATTATATGCATCAGGCTTAGTAACAATATCTTTAATACCTTCAAGTGCTGGACCTTCGTCTCCTCCAGTTCCTCATACAATTCTAGTTCCTACACGCTCTCCTCCTAATACAGTTATTAAAGCTTCTCCTTGTAGATATTTTTTCTTTAAAACTTTATCAGATCCTGCTTCTTCAAAGAATAATCGTTCAACACGGTCACCTCTAATTTTTTCTGGAGAATCGGCAATTACACCCTCAATTTCTGACATATGTCCCATCTCAACTCCATCTCGTGTTTTTACAGAAGCTCTCTTATGACTATTTGTATTAATAACCATACGAACTCTTTTAAATGCACCTTCAGTTTCTTCATTTAAATAATCAAGTTGAAGCCAAATTTTTGTTAGCAATGGTTTAAGATGTTTTTCAGAATAGGCTGACGCAAGCACACGATAGTTTGGCGTCGTTACAAATGGTCGAGCACATAATTCTGCTGCCATTTCCGAAAAGCCCAAGGCACGAGCCTTAACGAGTGCTACATCTTTTCCCAAATATTCACATAATTCAACATAATGAAAATATTCATATTGAAAAACTAAGAACATTGGGAAGCTAATCTTTCTACCAGCTGACGCTTTAGCTCCTTCAACAGATGATTTTAATCTATAGAAATTTAATCAAAAATAATTATCACCAGTAATTCTATAACCATTGATAGTTAACCCTTCAGTACATCGTTTAAATCTTTCTTTTCAAAATTCGATGTATCCTCGAGAACCATAAACAGTTTTACTATATTTACCTGTTTTAACTTTAGTAATTGCATCTTCACGAAACAAATCAGGATCAAAATCAAGTCCTTGAGATTCGTTTATAGGTCTATAACCAGTTATTTCATATGATAGTGTAGGATCAAAACATTCAATCGAATCACCCAATTTTATATCTCAGTCCATAATTAAAATCTTATTTGACCTTGATCAAAGAATCCTGCTTCAGTACCACCACGTAATCCACTATCAGGTTCTAATTCTTTTTTAACTTGAGTTTCTAATTCATTTAAACTAGCAACAAGTTCTTTAGCATTTTTAATATTACTAATTAAATCCTTAGAACTAAAAATTGGTTTCCCAGTTACAGCATCTCGTTCATTAATATCAACCGTCTCAAAGTAAAAAATTAATTTTTCTACCGCTGACATACATGCTCTAAGCATTCTAATATTAATACCTCCATTTTGTATAGATTCATACATTCTGCAAGCACTTTTAAATTCTGGATCTTCAAATTCTTCGTCTGTTAATCCAGAATTCTCCAGTGAACGTTGATGCCTATCTTGTTCAGGCTCATTAAAGAATGGACTTTCCCAATCAAAGAAAAGGAAAATGTATGCAAATTCTTTGTAAGCTCTTATTTTATTTTTTCCTAATGGATCGGCTGTACATTTATTACGTTGCTCATTCATTAATATAGCAAATTCCTTAACAAGAAGAATTCCTTCTCTATTAATTACTACTTGCTCATTTACATTATCATATATAAAAAATTTCATATTTGTTGTATTAAATTAACTATTAATTTTGTATCTTATTTTTTAAGTCTATTTTTAACTTTACCACCACATTTATCAACGCTTGGATTTGGTTTATTAATATCTCCACCAGATTGTTTCTTCTTCATCTTAGCTTTTACTTTACCACCACATTTAAATTCTTGTGGCCAAGTATTTAATTGATTTGCTAATACATTTGGAATTTGTACTTGTGGAGTATTTATTCTAGGTGTTGACATCAGAACATTTGGATTAATAGGTCTAGTATCATTATAAGTAACCATTCTTGAAATTGGGGGAGCAACTAAAGCTGTTGCAGGATTTGCTTGAGCATTATTCGTAAGCATCGCTTGTCTAGTTTGTGCCCCAATAATTCCATCAGCTGTTAATCCATGTGCTTGTTGAAAAGCAATAATTCCAGCTTTAGTATTTTTTCCATAAATACCATCAGTCTTACCTGTATTATAGCCTAAATTATTTAATGTTTGTTGGTCCTGTTTTAACTTAGCATCTACAGCAATTCTATTAACAACTGGCTTTGTATTCGTTGTTGCTTTTGGTGCAACTGTTTTAGTAGTTGGTTTATTAACTACAGGAGTTGTTTTATTTGATGTTGATGTAGTTGATGTAGTTGATGCAACTCTATTTGGAACAGTTTTATTACTTGGAGTTGATTGTGTTGGTTGTGTTGATTGTCCTGGCTTAGTAGTTGACTTAATAACTGGCTTAGAAGTAGGTGCAGTTTTAGTTGAAGTTGGGGCTGAATTTGATTTTTGTGTAGGAGCCTGAGGAGCCTGAGGGGCTGGTCTTTGAACGCCAGGTCCAAAAGTAGGTGCTGTAGATGCTCCTGGTCTAGCAGTTCCTTTAGCAGTTACAACTGTATCAGGTAATGTTACATTATTAACAGTAGTTGGACGCATAGGAGATCTAACACCAGTAACGGCCATGGGTGGTTTATATGGATTAAAAGGAGCTACACTATCAAATTGTCTTGCAACCTGTACATTTGGTTTAGAAGGTCCTTGAGGTATATGATTTTGATGTTGTGGAGTAGCAGCAACAATTGATGGTGTAAACATACGTTCAATTAATGGACGATGTTCAGCACGTAATCTTTGTGATTCTGCATTACTTCTATCTATAAATCCTTGTGGAGCTTGAGCACCATCTTTAGCTTTTAGAACTAATCCACCATTTTCTTTTTTAGCCACTTTCTTTTTAACTTTACCTCCGCCACAATTACAAGCACATCTTTCCTCCATTTTACCACCAACTTTTCTTGATAGGATGTCACATCCACAAGCACATTTCTTTGACTTTGGTTTTGCTTTTAGTTTCTTTAACTTTGCACCTTTGGCAGCAAATTGTGCAGTAGCTTGTTGTGTTTGAGCTGTATATTGCTCATCTAATTTGTTCCAGTCGTCGTCAGATAAATTATCTGCTGCAGCTGAGATTGCATTAATATCATCTTCGTTAGACTGGATTAAGCTTGTCCATTCTTCGATAGAAGATGTGTTGCCATACTTCTCTGGATCCATTTGTTGTGAATATATATAAGCAAAGTATGGAAATAATTCTTGTTTCTTTGTGTCGTCCATTTTTTAAGAAAAATTAAAGTTTTATTAAATCTTTTGTATTGAAGATACTTTCTTGAAGTTCTCCGTTTGCTGTGAATCATTTACATAGAATGCCTTGAAAGTAATCATTCTTTACATCTTGAGTTCGAATAGTTTTAGTAACTTTACGAACTACCAACATTGTTGGTTTATTAGGAAGTTCTTGTCTTAGAGTCACAACGTCTCCAGGTAAGAAAAATTGTTTTGTGTCATTAATCATATTTTATTATTTTGCATTTCGGTTATAAAAAATAACCATTCGTTTGTATACATATTATTCCATATTTAAACGTTCTTTTAATTTGTCATTTAAGAAACATAGAATTTGTGGTTCACTAGTTAGGATATACCCAAGAGACATAAAGGGAATTGGATAAACTGTTCGTGTATCATAGAATACATCATCATTTGGTTTAACAAATTTACAATCAGGCCCTACTTCAATAACTTTAGCACAAGCTACAAGTTCTTTTAAGTTATCATTCTCTCCAGAATCGGGATTTAAGAATTGTCCTTTATACTCTCCAATAAATAAGCCACCTTGCGATAAGGTTTTCTTATATGGATTAGAAGGATAGGGAAGTAAGATAACTTTATTACCCATTGGTAACATCTCTAGAGTTTGAATTCTTGCTTCTAATTCTTTTTGTTTTTCTAATTCTAGTTCGTATTTTAATTTACGTGCCTCTTCTTTAACCTTATTATCTTTCTCTAGTTCTAATTCTAATTTCTCTTTTGCAAAAGGTTCAGCCATTTGAATTAAATTCTTACCCATAAAATAACTTCCATTTGCTTCATTTAAAGTCTTATCCATAATCATTATCATTTATTTATTATACATTTTTCTTCATCTACTCTAGTCTTACTTCCTAATACACATCCACATCCTTGAATAAATCCAGGTTGTTCAATTCTAGAAACATTTCCATCTTTATTTATATATTTAGATGCATCACACATCTCTCCTCATAATTTATCTACTTTATGTAAAGGACATTCTCGACAAATCGTTATACGACTTTTATAAAGTTCATCTTTTTTATTTAGTAGATTATTATAAAAGCCTTCTGCTATTTGAGTAATAGAAGACATGCTCCAACAAAGCCTACTACTGTACCTCCACCAAGCCAAGCTGGCCATAAGGACGCACGTTTTTTATATTTTATCTTTAGATTAGTTTCTTTTTCTATTCTAGCATCAGCTTTTTTTAGTTCTGATTTTTGAAAAGTAACAGCATCTTCTGCTATCTTTACAGATTCATCTCTATTCTTAACTTGAATTCTTAAATTGCCAATTTCTTTAGATTGTGCTTCAATAGATTCTTGTCCAACATAATATAATTGTGAAGTTTCTTCAAGATTAGTGATATAAATTCTTAAGTCCATTAACTCTTGCTTAGTAAATGTATATACTATTGTTGTATCTTTTCCATCTGTACTAATTTTCCAAGTTATTGATGATTGAGTCCAACCATTTAGCGTGGTTAGCAGCAGAAGCATCATGGATAATATTAATTTCTTGATCATGCTTAATAAGTATTTGTTGTTTAACTTTTTCTAATGAATCTAATTTGACTTCTAAAGTCTTTTGTTCCAATTTTAACTCAGTATAAATACTATCTTTATCATGAATTTGCTTCATGTATAATTGAATAATTAAGTCCCTATCACTACGATATTCAATATCTTTATGATTAATTATATATGCTGTTCCACCTATAACTAATAGTAGACCTACCATATGTAATCCAAGTTTAGAACGTAATTTTTTCCCTAATTCTTTTAAATTCATCATATTCAATTTGTTTTCTATAAAATGTTAACATTCTCTCAACGTCATTCTTTAAATACTCACATTCATATGTTGTACATCCACCATCGTGATCATAGTGTACAAGAATTAATTCTTTAATAGTAACTCCTGGGAATTGTTTTTCAATCATCCAAGCATAAGTAGATAATTGTAAACTGTAATGCCAAAAGTTAGTATCTTGTAAGTTGTTTAAAGGATACTTCATCATTTGAGACTTCTTAGTTTTTCTATCAAAATAAGAAGCCTTTTTAATTTCTTTATTTGTTTTATAATCTAAAATATAAACATCAGTTCCATCAATAATAACTAAGTCTGCTTGACCTGCAATTCTTAAAACTCTATCTTCTGATACTCGAGATAATAATAATTCAGGATATACTCCTTGTTCTCCTAAGCATATTTGATTCGTTAATCTTGGAGTAAATTTTCCACCCAATCCAAGATGTTGTAATTCTTTAGTATTACCAGCCATATGTTCCAATTCTTGAAGTCTATGGATTGCTGTCCCTCGCATACAAGAAGCCTCACGTTTGGAGGCCCACTCTTGAAGAATTTCTGCCCTAGCTTCATTAAACTCATCCTCAGTTACAGCAACTTCATCTAAGTATTTTAAATGAAATCTTTTTGTATTTAATAAGGCAGGTTTAATATTTATAAAAGCGTCAGGTACTAAAGACTCTAATGCTTTGTAAGCTGACCAAAACTCTTCGTCAAATGTTGTAAATTGATGTATTAAAGTTGTTACTGAGATACAAGGTTCTCTGGAACTCTTTGTCCAGTATTTATGCATTTTATCATTATAACTAACAGCTGAATTTTCTTTATCAATTTCTAATTCACCATAGTTAATTTCATTTTCATTTATCATTATCATTATTTTAATTTACAAGTTCTTCCCAATTTTCTAAACAAAGAAGTCCACTAATTTTTTGAGATGCTTCAGCGATATTAGCTATTACATCATCTACACTAAATATGTGCCCTTCTTTAACTGTTAACAATAGAACTCCTAATAATTGATCCACTCCATAAATAGCATAAAATACTGCCGATCCACAAGTATGTTGTTTTAATAAGTTATAAATAGCTGGAAAAGTAAGTCTAATATCTTCTGAATGCCCAATATAAATATAACCAATATTTTCAACTTCCAGTAAAAAATCTGCAAAGAGAGATACATTAACTCGTTGATATGCATATGCTATGCTTGTTGAGCCAACTGCAAAACATTCACATGTAGCATTTACAAATAAAAAAGGTAAGCCTGCTAAATTTGAACTGCCGTTTGAAAATTCAAAAAGTATAGCTCTATTAATCTTTGTATTCACAATTAAATCAGAAAGAGTTCGTGATACTTCGGCAGCTATATTTTTTCTTTTAAGATTTGCTTTAACATGTTCTTGGGCTTGTTGTGTTTCTCGTCTATCTATATACTTCTCAATTAAAGTCGGAGACGCTTTAATAAGAGTATGTATTCCAAAGAAGACGCCTCCTAATAATAAGCACGCGATTGCAGTAGTCATTCCATAAGTTTCAGCAATCTGTTTAAAAAAAGTAAGTAGGTGTTCCATTAATTGTCGTTGGTTTAAAGTGAGTACACTATTTATTATTTATACAAAGGTATTAATAAATTTTACAACAAAAATAAGATTCAATAAAAATCTTAAACAGAATTAATCTCGTTATTGTCATTGAAATTTTTTTGCATATTAACAAAAAAGGAGGCAAATTAATTGCCTCCTCACTTTTATATTTGGTGTTCTCGTAAAACTGCTAAAATATCTTTAATAATTGGATTCCTAACACTATCACTATCTTCAAATTCTACTACTGAAACTACAGAACTATCTTGAAAAATCTTTGCAACTTTTAATAAACAAGATTCTTCAATTTTTTTTCTATCTACTTGTTCAGTATCACCTAGAAAAATAAATTTACAATTACTTCCGATACGAGTAATTAAAGATTTAAATGTATGGGTATCTATGTTCTGCGTTTCATCAACAATTACTATACAATCGTCTTGTGTAACTCCACGTACATAAGCTATAGGGAGAATATCTATCAGACCTTTCTTAATAAAGTCATTTGATACACCTTTTTTGGCAAATAATTTATCTATGTTACCTGTAAAAGAAACAATATAAGGTTCCATTTTTTCTTCCATAGATCCTGGAAGATAACCAATGTTTTCACCTGTAATAGTTTGGACTGATTTTACAATTACAATACGTTTATACTTGTTTCCAAGTAATCCAAATGCTGTTCCTAAAGCACAATACGTTTTTCCCGTACCTGCTGGACCTGTGCAGATTGTTATTTCGCTGCTAGTAATAGCATCACGAAACTCTTCTTGTTTGTCGTTCAGACAGTGAAACCTGTGTAAATTCTGAACTTGTTCGTCTGGGACTCGTCCCTTTTCTTTGCCTTCTTTTCTCATAAGTTGTTGTTTAGTTCACTAAAAATATCTATCGCTATAGATAAGTAGTTTTAAAAAGTAGGGCCGCCTAATAACTAAGCGGCCCGATGGTTAATGCGAGATATCTCGTTATGCATATATATATTTATTACATCATGTGTCGCATACCATTTAAATTTCTTGGCACGGGTATCAGGACTCGAACCCGAATAATGAAGTTTGGACCTCCACGTGTGGTTTTGAAGACCACTTCTATTCCCAATAGGAAAGTACCCGCATATTGTTTAATTTAAACTATCAATATAATCAATGTCTTTAAGTAGTTCCTCAAAGTCAATCTTACTAATTGGCCCAATATAATATTTTCCAACAGTCTTGTCCGGATCATTAAATACTTCCATAGTATTTCCATCTATTCTTACCGTCCAGTCATTTCTAGTCCATTCATTTTCATCTATATCCTTTGTAAAGCCATTTTTTCTTAAAATCATTTCCATATCATTCTCTAATTTTATAATACAAATATACGAGATTATTTTTAGAAAAAATCTACATTTTTTGCTTATCTAAAAATTCTTTATTTAAAACTAATTACGTTAAGTTTTTTCTAAAAAAAGAGAGATCTTTAAACTACACGTAACATGAGTGACATTTAATATCATCCAATAAATAAAATTTAATAAAGATAAATTTTTTTAAAATATTTGTTATAACTTTGTGCATTAAACAAGATTATAAATAAAATCATTATAAGTTATGCCAAAACTATTAATCAATAAATCAAAGGAAAGACAAATTGCTCCGCCTGATAATATTGTCTCGCCAAATAAATTTGTTATACCTGAGGCTAAAGTATTAACTAAGACACCTATAGGTCAAGGAATACGAATGAATTATGTGGATGCTAGTAAAGCTCCATATCAGGATCGTTATGCTGCAGAAAAAGAAGCACAAATGGCAAGAGCAAATGCTCCACTAGAAAATGTATATCCAGAATTTGATATTATTACTATGGCTGGCGGATTAGGAGAAGTAGGCAAATCTTTATTACAGAATACTTATAAAATTAATCCTCTTGCTAAGAGAGTTGTTGGGGAAGGAGATTTCTTAATGAATCCAAAACCTAATTGACTTACAGGATATAAAGTAGCACCAACTCTTGACGATATTATTGCTCGAAATCAAGGACTTAGACCTAAGTTAAATAAGTTATTAGTTAAAGATCGTGGTATGGTGTATGGCAATGATGAAGCTTTAGTAAATTCTGCACCTATAGCATATGAAACTCATCCTAAAGGTGAGATGATTCTATATCAAGACATGGCTAATCCAGCACATCATTTCTTTGATGCTAATATGCCAGGCCAACCTTTACAAGCAGGAAGATCTTTTAATAGATTAATGACTAAAGTTCCTGTAGATGGTTATGTTGAAGAGGCTGGGACATTAAGTTTAGATGCCCTTAAGACAACTCTTAAACAAACTACAAAACCTGGCTTTAAAGGTGAATTACCTGGCACTAAAATTTCCTTAAATAATTCTGCCTTTATAAAGAAGCTGCCTGGTACTATTGATAATGGTAAAAGTCCTATTACATTTGACTCTTATTTTAAAGCAAGGGCTGGAGCTAAAGAAGTTACTAAGATGTATCAAGAATTTGGATTTCCTAAAGCTAAAGCCACTTTATATAGAAGTAATATGGATACTCAGTTTGGAATTAATGTTCCTAATATTCGTTTATCTCGAGTTCCACCAGTTAAAGATGTATCAGGAATAACTTTAGAAGATTTTAAGAAAGTTAATTGATATAAAGAGTTAACCGCTATTCCTAATGGCGCCGCTAAAAATGCAAGAACACTTCTTGGAGAAGTCCAAGATCGTTTAAGAACTCCTGAAGGAATTCGTCGAGCTAAATCATTGGGAGTGGATTCTAGAGATTTAAATAGTAGTGTTGTAATAGATAGTTATTTAAGTCCAGCCTATCATGGTACAACTTCAATTGGAAATGGAAATGTTTTTGGCATTAGTCCAATATTAAAGAACCCAGATGTTCGTCCTATTATGCGACATGAAATTGAACACTCTTTCCAAAAGGTTAATAGTTTAGATACTAAAATGCCTACAGTTATTGATGATATATTAAAAGACTTAGAACTACAAGAGCCATTAAAAAATGTAACTCAATTAGAAAAGGCTCCAACATTAAAACAAGAGTCGTATCTAACTAAGTTACGAAATGATGAAAATGCCGCAGATTATTTTAATTTTGGAAATAGGAAAGGGCCTTCATTAGAAAGAGCGCCTATGTTAGCAGAAGTGCAACAATATGCTTTAGATCAAGGATTAACAAAGCACCCATATGATCCAGTTACACCTGATAAAGTTAGAGAAATATTTAACTTCTATCAATCTTCTCCCAAAGAATTTCCATTAAGAATCTTTAATATAATGCAGCCGTCAGATAATAATATGTATACTATAGCTAAAGGATTGAATAGAATGTTATCTGTTCCTGCAGCTGGTTTAGCAGCCAAAACATTAATACCAAAAAAGAAAGCCGAGCAGTAATGCCCGGCTTTTTCTATTTAGTCTCACCACAACATGTAGTTGTAAAAGGTGGATAAAATGGAGATGCTGTTGATGATCTATTATATATGTATGTAGGATATTGTTGCCAAGAAGGTTGTGCTGGTTCTGATGTCCACCATCCTTGTATCTTCCATCCTTGTAGATTAAATTCTTCTATAAACTTACTTAACTCTGTAAGTGTAGTTAGAGATTTTAATTTAATTACTTTATCGTTTGTGTCTATTTCTACTAGCATTGATCAAATTGTATATTAATATGTATATCATTATCTACTAAGTTGTCATTTATCTTAGTTTGTTCTTGAATAGTAAAGGCTTCATTAATTCGAATAAGTTTTAAGAGCTCTTTCTTAATAACTTTAAGCATCTCTTCTAATTCTTCATTAAGATTTTTTATAATCTCTTCAGTTGTAAACTCTGATTCTTCTAAGTTTTCTGTAAAGACCATCTTAGATGGTTTTCTTGTGCTATCAAAGAAGGGTGGTATTGTAACTAGTACCATTATTTCAGTACATGATGTTACTTGAGTAATAAAAAAGTCTCGAGGTTTGCCGACATTTTCCAGGAGATCATTAAGATCATCCAATAGTTTATAATTTTTGGGAGTTACTAGTTCCATATTATTTGTATAGTATTTTAAAGATTTCTAATGGTTCATGTTTTTTAAATGTTTGATAGAAGTATCAATTTTCATATCAATCTTCTATATACGCTAGTGTTTTAGGTTGAGGATCTATTAAATCCAACAATTTAATAATTTGTTGTAGTTCTACTTTATCCATTATTACATTCTTTAAATTTTGCTATACAGTATTTTAAGGTTTTTCTCAAATATTTTAGAGTAGTTTCATAGAATGGAAATGCTCTAGACGAGTTTGCATTATTCATTACACTCATTGTAGTATCTATTTCCATCTGTGCATGTTCTATGGCTGCAGCTAATGATTGTGAATCAGATCCAAATTCATATGATTGAAATTGTTCTGACCATGGAGAAGAAATTGTTAGGTATGGGGTTAACATAAGTTTAATAATTTCCATCTCTGGTAATTCTATAAGAGATGCTGGCACAAATACATTACTAAATGCGCATCCATTTAAATTAACTAATCCCATAACTATTGTGGCAAAATCTAACTCGTCTATATAGAGGGATACGATTGCTATCTTCCCATCACCTGAAGTTTCACTTCTAAGTATTTCCATTATTTAATGTATAATAGTAAATTATAATCATCTGTATTTATTACTACGCCGCCCTCTATTACTTCGCTTTGCTGCAGTAGATAAGGTCGCGGGAGAGTTAGACATTGGAGAATAACTGTTATAACATGGTTCATAGTTTCAAGAGTTTCCTTACGGTATTCTATTTCTTGATTCTGTTCTGGCGTTGCCATGCGGTAATTATGGAATTCTATAGATTCTATATATTCTCTCTTACGTCTTATTCTTGCTATTAGTTCTTGCTCAAGAGCACTAATTATCTTTTCTATCTCTGTATCCATTTTCTTTATAATAAATTAGTTAAAATTGTATCAGTAGGAACTAGTTCTACTTCTGATCTTATTAAAGATGTGTATTCATAGATGTGTGCAAACATAATTCCATTAACTTCATAAGTTGGGCTTAAAATTTCTAGTACTACTTTTTTGACATCAGGTTTTATAAATGCAGGTAAAAATATCTGATTAAATCTCTGACCTCTAAATTGATCTTTATAGTTATTAGGATTACGAGCAATATAAATACAATCTATTAGATTTAATACTAAATCCTTGACTTCACTATTCTCCACTATTTGCATGGCTCTAATAAGGATAAAATGTTAAATTCTTCTGATGGTTTTGTATCTACTAATTCTGCTGGCATAATCTGAGCAGTCTTCATTGGATTAATAATCCCAACGCCCTGTATTTTATGTGGTCCTAATCGTTCTGCCATTACTTCTTCTCATTCTGAAGCATTGTCATATAGTGCTAAGTGTTCCCACTTTCCGTTATGATACATTTTCATTATTTTCTTTATTTGGTTCACTAAGCTTCCTTAGATTAAATTGTTTAATTTCACTTCCATCTTCTGTCTTAATAATAGTAAGGTAGCCCTTGGCTATTAATGATTTGTGGTATTTCTTTATTGTCTGAACACTCATTCCAATCTTCTGACTTATTTCTTCGTCCGACAATAATACATAACCAAATTCTAATTTGTTTTCTTCTTCCATTATAATAATATTTCATCATTATTTTCTAAATCTCCTGTCTCTAAACGATATATTCGTTTCTTGAGCTCTTCCATCTCTAATTTAAGATTATCATTCTCTCTTAATACTACCTTTAAATCCTTAGTATTAGATTCTGTGACTTCTTTTAGTTCCTCAATATCTTCTTCATGCTTCTGAAGTGTCCAAATAATAGCCTGGCCTAGCTCATCTAAGTGAAAGAACTTCTCATTAATATGAAGGCCTGTAATTGGATCTTTAGACTCGGTCTTTACTATATTCAGGTATCCTTTCCTCACTAAAGAGTTATCAAGTCTGGATATAGTTCTGGCTGAAATATTTAGTTTCTCACTAAGCTGCTCGTTTGTAAATGTAGTCTTGCCAAATCCATCTTGATCCTTCATCATAAATTGTTGATGTGCAATTAAATAAGCTTTTTCATTTGTCTCTAAAGTCTTATTCTCTAGAAACTTATAACTAAATGGCTCAAAGTTTTTATGAGGATTAAACTTATAGATATTTCTTCGGCCGTCTTTACGAATTGAGATGTAATTATCTGCGGATAGTAACGAGATTGCATTCCTAATAGTATTAATACTATATCCAGTATCCTTTGATAAAGTTGCCAAGGAAGGAAAGCACTCTTTTGTTTCATTATTCATATACTTTCGAAGTGTCGCATAAACTAATAAATCTTTAGGCTCTAAACCGTCCTTTTTAGTCATATTATTTGGCACCTGAATATGTTGTTTGTTTAGTTTTTCACCCATTCTTAATTTTTATTATAAGACAAATTTAATACAATTGTATCAATAAAATTGTATAATCGTATCAATTTTTAAATTAAGAAATTTAGAGTATTCTCTAAAGAAGAATTAAAGTTTTCTATATGTCTTCTCTAAAATAAATAAAGTAAGTAAATGTTTCAAAGTATGAGGACAAAAATGATACAATCTTTTGACAAAAGTGATTGAGCTTTTGGACAAAATTGATATGATGGCGAACAAAATTGATATCTAACTATACTTATACTATACTTACTAAAACTATACATAATGACCTCCGGCCCAAAAAAATCTTGGCAGCCATCCATTTTAGAAAGAAAGAAAGTTGGGATAACCATGATGTGCATAAATTTTTAAAAAAATTTTTTATATTTTTTCTGAGAACGAGTGGCCTGTTTCCCCATTTACCCCCTGCCTCAAAGGGCGAGAAACCGTGTTCGAATCCCAAAATCCAATTTTCAAAATCTAAAAAATTAAGCGTCATGGCTGAAATTAAAGTTTTCACAAAAGAAGAACTCAAAGGCTACGCCAATGGTTCGACCAAAAACATGGGCAAGGTCACTTTGCCGAGTGGTAAGTATCGGGTTGAAAGACTTGAACTCCGTGAACAAATGATTAAAGGTGCAGATGGCACCGAAGACAACCGTAAATGGGTTGATGTTCATTTGTCAGGTGTTGCCAAGTCAGGTGTCATCAGTGGTTCACGTTTTGCTACAGCAGGATTCGCCAAAGAACCCGTCAAAGGGAACACATCAGGCAATTATTACTTCCCGTCAGTTGCCATTGGTAGCTGTTACGAAGGTGATTTGGCTGACATGTTGGTGGACATCCAAGGCAAAGACATTGAAATTGTCATTGTTGAAGGCAACACTCCGAAGTTTACATTGAAGTCTTGGAAGACCAAAGAAGAAGCAAAAACAGCTTCTGCTGCTGGTTGGAATGCCAAACAATTTATGCGTGTTTCAAAGATTCACGCCTAAAATTTGGGCATTAAGAGGATACACCCTTCGGGGTGTATCTCTCTCTTAAAAAATAGTATATTCACTAAAGCTTATTAGTATGATCACAGTGCTTGGCACATTTGGTGATTACAATATTCTCAAAGGCGATGATGGACAAGAATATAATGCTTATCCATATGCTCTTGATGCGGATAGAGTTAGTCACAAGCATGGGTTCTTCCTTTTAAATAAGAAGAATTTTGCAGATGGTACAGAGGGGTATGTAATCACAAACTACCTTGTTGACGAAGATAACAACCAATAGATAATTTTATCAATTTTGGTTGAGTGTTAAAAGAGTAAGTGGTCTAGCAATCCTTATTCTACACTCACCAAAAATTGTATAATCACAAGCTCTCATTTTCAACCCAATAAAATTCGCTATATCATAATGAACACAAATGATTGGATGGTTGCCATATAATAACTGATTAAAAGTTTGTCAGTATAATCTAAAAAGAATCGCAAGGCTAGTGCTATGTTTGAAACAACATAAGCAGCTCAACTTGAAAACTCAGCATAACTGAGTGCAAAGTAAAAATATTATCAACCAACTTAAACTCAGCTAAAGTGAAAGTACAATCAACAATCGGTGAAGGCCTATTAGGTCAGACCATATCTTTGAACATTCAAGAAATGATTATTTTGGCAGATTTGCTTCAAGTATTTGATGCAAGGATCTCAAAAGAATCTGATCTTGCTTTCCATAACGTCTCAGCCTTCTTGCACAAAGCTCTTGGCAATGATGTCAAAACTTTGGATCAAACAACGGAAGAAATGTTTGGTAATGCCATTCAGTTCTCATACAACCAGAAAATCAAGTGTTTGGCCAATCGTTATCAAAGCAAATCATCCCTGTTGGCCAGAGTAGAATCTACCTTTGGCAAGGATGCAATTTTCGAAAAAGAAGAAGCTCTTAACGGAATGATGTATGTCTCTTATCAAAAGAGTAAAGATGAGCTTGAATACAGATTCTGTGCTTGTTATCCTATTCCTCCTGTTGAAAAATAGCCATGGAATCAGATACAAAAGATATCATGCTTGTATTAGGGAGACTCAACGCCGTTGTGCCTGAGTCTACCCTACAAGCAATTCAAGATGGAAAGCCTCTTATCATTTTTATAGACGATGAAGTAGCATTTAATAATACTGATTTGTCTGATGAAGACGCTCTTGCATTAAGAAAGATCACAGAGCAACCAGCTCTTGCACCCATAGTGAGAAGAACTTTATCAACTCACAGAATGGAACCTCTTGAGATGCCTCCATTGTATGATGTATCTCATGATAATTTTCGTGAGCTTCAGCCTTGGCAAAAGCATGGTAAACACTGTAAACGTGGAAGATCTTACTAAGCCTCTTAGCACACTCTTTACTCCATTAGAAGTTGAGAGTTGTGAGATGCATACTTACGTTAGTAAAGTTGATGCTTATAATTATGCGCACAAGTGTATTCCTCATGGTATGAACCTTCAAAAGATTGAAGCCATAGGACACACCACATACTACTTATTTGGTAACAATGACTGCAAATGCTATTGTTGTCTTATCGATAAGTGATCTCGTTTGAACGCACGGAAACGTTATAACGAGAGTCTGCTTCCCCATGACTGGCAGGCAACAATGATAGATGAGTGTATCGACTCAACGGCACATTTCCGAAAACATAAACATTTTCTTACCTCAATATCTATTTGTACATTTGAACGATGAACAAAAGGGCCACTCATCGCGTTGTGAAACGCGGTGAGTTTTCCAATTCACTAAACAATAATACTCTACAATGCAAAAGGTCAGAACTCTCACGGATGTTGAGATAAAAGTCATAAAGACTAATCATCCGAAGTCCAACATTAAGACTCCTGAAGAAGGTTTGGAAGAAATCAAAGATCTGTTGGATCCAATAGTTTACGAGCGCTTGAGAAATGCGCCTGAACTCAAACTAGCTCTTAGAGAAGAGTTAAAGAAAGCCTATAATGTGAATTTAGACTGGGTATACGCGTTATATCACCAGTATTCATTACTTAAGAAAATAGAACTCAAGTAGCATGAAACAATTCAATAATCTTCATATCAAAGAACTCACAGGTTTTACTAGTGAGACTATCGTTGCCTCTTATGCTTTTGTTATAGATATGAAGACAACAAAATCTGCTCGAATCATCATTCTGAATTCTATCAATGTATTCCGTCAGCTCTCATCAATATTAGTTGTTGAGAGGGATAACGTTGCTGTTTACAGAACACACTCTTTGCCTAAGGCTCTCAAAGTCTATAACGCAATTATACATTAAAACAATCCTGGTGATAAATGGTCTTAGCTGAGTGCCAAATATCTTTATTCGCAATATGCGTTACAGGAGGCTCATACGACAACATCCAATCGTCGAGAACACTACACGCGCAAACAATATTTTTGAATGAAATGAATGAAGAACGTGATGTAGCCGTGTAAGTCGGCAGTATTTGAACTAGATAGTTTAGTGCTAATTTTCAAGTCCTACTGGGTATGCTCATATTGAGTACGGTAATGATACTAGAGATTGGTTAAATAGCTAGTTCTTGGGTAGGGCAAACACACACGTAGTGGTGGTGAACACTGATAGAGGTAAAAAGGCTCGGGATGGGGCTACATTTGTCGGCAGTGGAGTTAATGGCATCCTATTGCTCCATGTATTAAAGTCCGGTCTGAAGACACCTTCCTTACCCATTCCCATTTCTCTCCACAATTAATCAAGACACGAAGTCTGACGACGATTCGCCTTGGATCACTTCACTAAGATACTTTGCTAAAGCCGAGTAGCTCAGAGCGTGGAGTATGGAGAGAGAAATCTCATTTAGTTGTACGCAACTACACATAGTAAGAATGAGGTACGAAACGTATTAAATTGTAGCGGTAGATTTAAGGCTTAGGATAAGTCCTTATCTAAAAGTATGTCTTTGACATATATACTAATTCAGACAATTAAGTAGTACGCAATATCACCACTATGTGATGAACTTTTAAGCTAGTTTTTAGAAAACAGCAACCATTGTAAACCACCGGCGCTGCAAGCTCGGACTCGGATAGATGGAACGGTGTGATTCCCAATGCGCTAATTTGTTGAGATACTATCATGTTTGGATTATTCTGGGTAATGTTAATTCATTCTTGGGATGGACAAGACCACGAAATTCGCGGTGGCCATGATTGATATGTGGCGAGCAATTCTCAACAACCTGTGGTGGCCCATTTACTTGCGCCGATCTCCACAATGCGTTTGGCAGTCGATTAACATTCTCTAACGAGTCTAAACATCCTCTCCCTGACACCGTTAAGCCGGGACCAGCTGCTGTAGTCATCCATCGATCTCGTGCGCTTAGCATGAGCCCATCCTTGGATGACCGGCAGTTTTTAGTTGCCACTTCAAACCTAAAACATGTTGCCTATATGATTAAGATTGGATTTACCCCTCTTGAACAAGAACTCATGAAAGAGTATAATGCAGCTAATCGCTTGCATCTGCTCTTTATCCAACACCCTGAATGCGAAGAAATGATGCGTAACACAATTGAAGAACACTTTACTTGTGCTACTTTTGAAAACATCAAAGCTCGCGTTGTTGGTGTCCTTACTGGCGAAATGAATCGCCTTCATGGTACTAAGTGTCTAATCAATGATACCTTAACAGGTGTTATTCGTGCAGGCGCAGCAGTATCTGTATCATTTTCCTTTAACGAATCAGGTGATTACGAATTGGAACTCTATGTAGATACTGCGAATAAGTATACCTCTCGTATGTACAAGGTGAGCGAACTAACTATTGATGAATCCGTGTTGACAATTGCCAAGGTGGTGATTGGACAATATTCTAGTTACGCAGACTGTATTCGTGACCTAAGGCTACAAGGTTGTAAAGATCTTGGTTGGCTAAATTCTGATAACTTCACAATGCCAGCGGGCGCACACTTCACAGTGGCTTATCACACGGATCGTGCTAAGTCGGACGTGTATTGTGATGTAATTCGGAGATTGTATTATTCAGTGGATGAAGGCGACTAATCGTTTAATACTATGACTAAGACACAATTCAAAATCATGGCTGGCGTTCTATTGACACTAGCCATGGTTGCTTTAGTGGGATGCAGATCTCAAAAAAGCAACGAAACTCAAATCATGGAGTTGTTTAATGCTTATGATTATCATACAATTGATATGTCACCAGCAATCAATAACTTTCAACTTGAGTTTATTGAGGGCAAGTTAACTGTCCTGGACTCAACCCAATCTCGAGTGAATTCCACATCATGTGATTTTCATCAGAGCCGGTTTACCTACGTAGTATCATGCCGTAATGAGGCTTTCCTCATAAAGCAAAATCGACACAGTTTGTTATTCACCTTTCCAGATAGTATCTTATTAGGTGGAAGAATTTACTTTAAAAACTCGTGGGCTCAGCCCGATGGACATCATCAAAACAGCTCAGTGCTAGCCTTAGGATCGTAAGATCTACATACCTCTAACGAGGATGATGAATGCACACTATTGCCCGCGTAATCGTATCCGTGGGCACCTTTTGACAGTAGCTCAGCTTGGTTAGAGTGCAACATGGACAAAATCCTTGAGGAGTTTGGTCTATGTTGAGGTCACAGGTTCAAATCCTGTCTGTCAATCAATATTATAACAATTACTACCAGTTCCATGGCGGACCGAAGGATGCTATCTGGTAGGGTAACTCTTGCACGTACGGGGCAAGGGAGTCAGATTATTGTTATTGTTTTCTTTAGCGTGCTGCTAGCTTCACTAGGCTCAGTAGACAATAGAGAGAGCATAAATCCCCGACGCAGCTTTTAGGGACTTATTGCGCTAGCTGCTATGACAACCACTCCAGGTTGAAGTGCGTGAAACTCGTAACTTACAAATCTATGGCATTCTAAACCATGAGGATTTGTAATCCGTAACAAGCCCTGCCCACATGATGGGATTTGCGCAAGAGTCGGACCTATAAAGCAAAGTAGATACAACTTGAAGAGAGCCTATGAATTCCTTCTCTTGAGGGTGAAAAGGTGGAAATATTATCATAACCTAGGAAGTGTGGTACTAAAGTAAATGTAATCTAATGTGTCAATTCATACCTGCATTAGTGCATTTGTTTTTGCTTTTAACTATTAGAAAGGACGTGATCATCGTCGTATCCCTAAGCAAGGAGAAAAACTGCAGTTACAGGTTGGGCGTCTTTAGATTATATCTAAGGAAGTCCTCATAGAAGTCAGCGATGCGCAAGCTAGCTGTGCCCAGTAACAAAAAAATTCTGGTTGGGGTGTCGTCTAGTGGTTAGGACGGGCATCGCGAGCTAAACATGGGTTCGAATCCCAGCTCCTCCTCAAAGTCAGAGACCTCGAAAGAGCTCTGTGCCAGAACTCATTAAAATCGTTTATTTGTGTGGTCACATGGTGCAACACGAATGGACTTAGTGAAGTATATTGAACAAAATCTATAAAATCATGAAAAATACTAAAGAATTATTGCAGCTGGTTCTTAAAGAACTTGAGGAGGGTGAACTTTTTACCTCTGGATTGTGCATGTTAGTTGTTAATATGAAAGGTGCTAATGTATTTACTTTTAAAGAAGAAATGCAGATGTATCATTATATTCACAAGTATGGCGCACCAAAAAGGTTTACAAAACGTGCATCTGATCAACGTGGTTCTGCTTATTACTGGCCCATGGGTCAGAAAGCTCCCAGAATTGCTTGGCTTAAGAGAAGAATTAAATGGTATAAATTCCTAAATCATATAGTATGAATACTCCAAAAGTATTATTTCAATTGTTGTTAGACAACGTTGATATGATTGCAAATGAATGTCCTGGATTATGCTCATTAATTCATGCTTTATGTCGCAAAGGATATATTGATCCAGAAGAATCAAACTTTCTATTTGATGTAATATATGATCATGCTCCAAGATGGTACATGCTTCGATATTATGTTGAAGATGGTATGTTTCAAAGACGTGATTGGGATAATGCTAAGAACTATGCTTTCTATTGGAAGAAACATTCAGTGGCTCCAAGAAAAAGGTGGTTAAAGAAACAAATTGCTAAGCTATGAAAAGTTTAATCTTTGAAGCTCGGCTAATAGCCCTTGGTCAATACAAAAATCTTGATGAGTGTTTGTCTGATTTACATCAGCAAAATGCTGTTGAACTTAGTGGTAATAAACCATTCCTTCCCAAGGCAGTATTTACTTGTGCATATAAAGATCCAAAAGGAGAAATATGTGTATATGTTGATTGCTATTATGGATTGTTTTACACTGTAAACAATTAAGTATGTTTAAAATTATCAAATTCTTAGACAAGATCTCTATTTGGACTGATGATGCAAATCAAATTTTCAACATAGAATACCGTTATACAAAATTTGTGCCTTTATTACCTAAAGAGCATCTTATTGAGTTAAATTGCTTTGAAAGCGAGTTGTGGATAGCGGCACAACACAATCGTTACCAGTTTGAATCAAAGCTCAAAGAAAGCTTTGTTCCTGAACTTACTATTGCTTACTTAAAACAAGTGCATAGTAGACTTCAAACAGTAACATCTGAATGATCTCTGTGTTTTCAATTATAAGGTGCAATCGTGAGATTGCTTTTCAATTGTCATAGGCATTGTCTATGATATACAAAAGGTTAGGTCGTGATGGCGTTGTGAAACGAAATCACCTCATCAAGGTTAGTAATCCTTGACAACGAAAGTGGGGCTGGTATTAGATTCTGGAAACAGTACTAAACATGAAAATGTAATCTAAACTTAGTGCGGAGAATATGTTATTTAATTGGAAAACACATGACAGTAAGAGATGAAATTATGAAAATCTGTCTCAATGAAAGATTGGAAGGGCTTGACTTTGTAAAAGCTGTTGAGAAACAGTTAAAAGAAGTGTGCCCTTATAACCATTCTTTAGAAGGGACTTCTGAAAGCTGTGGAATTACAGGTGAATCTATGAGATTTGCTTTGGATGCTAATGGCAAAGTTTCAGAAGTAATTGAGCGTATCGAAGACCAGGCAACAAAAAGAGAATTAGCATTAGCTAACTTCCATCTCTTAATTGAGGCTGGCAAAATTCCTGACCCAAGGAAAAGTAAATCTAGTCTGAATCAATTCGTAGCTAGTATTATGGGACAAAGAAAATCCTCAGTCCATTCTATCTCTAGCAGAGATATGCCTCCTGAGTTATTAGACATGTTATCAAAGCTTGCAGGTCATGAAGATGAGAATGAAGATCCTGATTGTGATGACGGCGAATGTTGGAAATGTTCTAAACGTGATGGCTGTAAGAAAAAGAAATAAAAGTTTTTGGTAACAACCACTGAGAGGTAACCAACCCAAAGTTAAAAAGCGAGTGCCCCTAGACTCGAGACTATCGGCAGCAACTGACAGCATAATATCCCTTGGTAAAGGATGGCTGGCACCAAGAACTTTTACCTAGTTGGACACTTAGTTCAACTAGTCGCCTATTAGATAGGGAATCTGCAACAGGCGTAATACATACAAGCGAGTATGTTAATCGTGCGGAAATAGCAGACAAAGAACGTGTGAGAAGCATGGATAAAGTTTTTATTAGATTTATGATTGCCCACCTTGAAAACCTGCGAAGGCAAGTAGAGGTTTCTTTGAAACCTAATACACAAATATATGTCGCCATCCATTCTAATTATTGCAAAGGATTATGAACTGTTAGTTGATTCTCTTATGTGTCATATTGGTTTAGACCAATCTCTGATTGTAAAGATTCGACCTGCAATTCATCCAACTGTAACCAATCATTATCAGGAACTTATTCGAAAGAATTATGTTAAACGCCTCTCTATTGTGGGCGGAGAATTTCTGTCGATTGCATTAGACTCTGGATATGAGGTGCAATTGAAATAATGTTTTAGGTTCCGAACTGGAGATAATATCAAAGGGGAGGAACCTAATCTAACTTAACATCCTATGACAAAAAAGGACCTGATTGAAAAACGAACAAACTATGAAAGCCTCATTATCAAAATGATTAATGAGATTGAAAGTGGTGCCCAAGACACTATTATTGGTATCTGTATGCGAATCACAAATAACCCACGTGATTTACTAAACTTATTTAACTATTTATTTCATTGGTACATGATGTTGAAACATAACTCTGTTATAATTTCAAGTGATGCTACCGAGTTGGGTTACAAAAATGAATTTAATTTAAGCACTGAACAAGTGCCGTTTCTTCAGCAAATTTTGATCACTGATAAATAACTTTTTGTCAATTAAACCTAAAACAAAATGACTAAGAGCCCTTCTTCAACAGCTTTTCAAATTTCATCAGCTGTTAAACTCCTTTCTAATTTGGATAAAAAAGACTTTGATGCTAAATCTCTAACTAAGATGCTTCAAAGTGCTGGTTGTCCATACATTCAAGCTGTGCAACCTGCTTTAATTGTATCAGGGTATATTGCCAAGTTTCGCCCGAAGCATGGTGTGCCTTATTATAATTTTACAGGTAAAACTGCCTACATCAATGACTTTATTGATATGGCAGCAAAAGCTCGTGGTTCTGCGACTACAGCTACGAAAAAGTCAAAGAAAAAACTTGCACTTGTTGAAATTCCAACTGAAGATCTGGTAACAGAAATTATGTTGAGAGTTGAGAAAGTGGAGGATCTTCTCATGGATGGCCCACTCAAGCAATTGTTTGGTGAATTTTGTAAAAGAACTAATTGTGAAGTATTCCAAAAGACTCCTCCACAATATGGTTTATTACCACCATCCTATCAACAAGTAAGATTTTAACATAAGAGAGAGGACGACAAGGTCGTGGTTGCGGATGTGGCTTAGGCCCTATGAGGTGGCCTAAGGAGTAGTTGTCCTCTCTTCTTAAAAATTAACAAGATGAAACAAGAAGATAAGAGCAAGAGCTCTAGCTTTGTGAAAGAAAAGCATGATCCGTTTATTTTTGAGGGAAGTAAACTTCCTAAAGAATTGCAAAACAAAAATGTACAAGAAAAAAAGCCTAAAGAAATACATGAACATTTCTTTTAGGATTACCTAACCTTATAACTGAAAACATGAATCCTTTTGACGAAATTTTGAACAAGATTTTAGATTCTCCACTACCTGTGGAGATTTTTACTGATGTGTTTACTAACTTAGGTCTTGAACCCTCTGCAGTCATCAAGCAACTTGAAGAAACTTATGATGACTGGGATAAATAATTACTATGGAAAATCCAATTTGGACTACGTTATGTGTTATTGCATTAATTTTTCTGTATAGTTTTTTAACTAATCGACCTGTACTGTATCGGCATGAACTGAAAAGAATGATTGGATTATTCCGTAGACATCCTGAATTGGATGCTATGTCAGCATGCAGACAAGTGACCCATTTAGACATACAAGCTCGTAAACTCTTTCAATTTTTGGATGAGTTGTTTGTATTGTTTGACTATAATTCCAGTGCTTTTCATTGGGATGAATTGATTGAATACAAATCCCGAGAGAAATTCTTGAAGGATGCAATGGCTTATATCAAATCTACTAAGTTACCTCCTAAAAAATCTATTATTTAATATGGATTACACTAAACTTAAATTAATAGTATGTGGACGATGATTATTGTCGGCATTATTGCTGTGATTATTTTCTTTATCTGTGTTGCTATTTGCAGTCCTGTAGAAGAAATTGGATGTGTTCCAGCTATTATTGTTCTAATTATAGGTTTTATAATTGGAATTTGGATTGATGGAACTATCGTTCAAAAGACAACTAGGTATGAAATACTTTCTTTACAAGATGTAAGTCAAGTAAAAGGTAGATTCTTCTTAGGGTCTGGAACTATTAATGGTCAGATGGTTTATACCTTCTACTATAAAAGTGGTCAAGACATTGTGGGTCAACAATTAAATTGGGGTGAGGTAACTCTTAGGGAAACTACAGATAAACCTCATTTTGATATCATTACTTACAAGCAAGGAGATACTCCTAAAGATGCTTTCGCTATTGATCATATTCCTTCGGATCAGTACATTATTTACATTCCTAAGGGCACTATCAAACAAGATTTTGTCCTTGATGCCTTATAGTGAGAACTTAACCAATTCTTACTATCTTAAGTATTCTGCCAATATTTAAGTATTTTACCGGATGGAAGTGGCAGCTTCACAAGAACAAATAAAACTTAATGAAACAGCAAGTTCACTTCCTATTACAATCGCAATGATGAGTGCACCAAGTTCGGTAATAAGCTTCGGCTGAATAATTCCGATAATTTGAAGTTTAGCTGATTATTTTTACAACCTTAGAAAACACAGAAAGATGGGTAAAATTTGGAGATTAAAGAACCAAGAAGAATTTACAAGTACAGGGCGCTGGGACGTAGCAAAAGGAATGCCAGTTGGTTGGAATTCTGAGAAGAAAATGAACTATTTATTAGGTAAAAGACTTCCTAACTCTCAATACAGCGCTTGCCGTAATAGTGAAGTAGTGGTTGTTGATAACTGGAAAATTGGTCCATTGGATTATATTCAAGATGAAGAACCGTTTGCAGTTACAGGAACACCTGAAGCTCCGCATTTTGACTTTGATCGTTTGTCTAAAGAGATTAATACTATGTTTCAGAGTAAGCTTGATAAAGCTAAGGCTGATCATACCACTC